TTTTTGGAAACTAAATCCGAAAAAACATTCCAGGTTTTCCAAAGTCAACTTTTTTTGATGCATGTGTTACATGAATAAATGTTTGCGTTTTTGGTGCCAATGTTGTCGAAACTCAATACATGCACTGTTTGTTTTTTTTAATGCATCCAATAAATTTTTTGAAATCAAATCCGGAAAAACATTCCAGGTTTTCCAAAGTCAACTTTTTTTTTGCTCAAAATATTTTTGGAAACTAAATCCGAAAAAACATTCCAGGTTTTCCAAAGTCAACTTTTTTTGATGCATGTGTTACATGAATAAATGTTTGCGTTTTTGGTGCCAATGTTGTCGAAACTCAATACATGCACTGTTTGTTTTTTTTAATGCATCCAATAAATTTTTTGAAATCAAATCCGGAAAAACATTCCAGGTTTTCCAAAGTCAACTTTTTTTTGCTCAAAATATTTTTGGAAACTAAATCCGAAAAAAACATTCCAAGTTTCCAAAGTCAACTTTTTGCTCAAAATATTTTGGAAACTATATCCGAAAAACAATCAAGATTTTTGCGCAAATGCAAAGAAAAACAAGAAAAAGCAAAGAGATGATGACTAAGTTTTTATTTCAATTTTTGTAATTTTTGCATGCTATGCAATAAAGTATCTTCCACCGTGTCTATTTTCCTTTTGAGTGTGAAACTATCCTCTTCTTTCTCCAGCGAGGAGCAACGCCAAAACACCGGTTTGGATGGTTGTATCCATGAAGCCAAAATCGGCACTTGTGTTGAAGGTAAAAATGCTGGTGCCAATGCAGGTGCCAATGCAGATGAAGGTTGCGGCTGAAGTTGCGGCGAACCTATGAAATCGGGTATGTACAGATCCAAAGTATCCAAAGTATCCAACGAATCCAAAGAATATTGTGTATCAAATGTGTCTTGGAAATACTCGTTTCTAAGCGGCGTCATAGGCGGTGTCATAGAAGGCGTAAACACTCTTTCCGGCACATTTTCCACCGGCACATCCGCGAGTGCACCAGCTGTTGCAACGTGTTCCGACGGCTTATCCAACGGCTTATCCAACGGCTTATCCAACGGCTTATCCAACGGCTTATCCAAAGTCTTTTGTAAAAGCTCCGGTTGTAGGGGCGCTAGTGATGCGTTGATGGGGTTGATGGTGTTGAACGGGTTGGAAGCAATTTGAGCAATGGGTATGATGTCATCATTCCCGGGTAGCGGCGGCATTGTAGTTCTTGTTCTTGGAGGTAGTTTGGCGACGCCTTTCTTGTTGTTTGTCACAATGTTGTCAAAGTCGTGGAATTGCCTGCGTAGGTTGTTGCTGAACTCGGTTGCTTGGTGTTGGAAGAATTGTACTAGTGCAGGCCTGGCGTTCTTTAGTGTGTCCAATCGGTCCACCCAGTCTTGAATTCTTTGACAAGTGGCTAGTAACAACGCATGCACCTTGTAAACTTGTTTCCCGTCTGCAGGACCCCAAGACACGTTCAATCTCTTGAGCAGCTTCATGAAAGAACGCACCAAAGCTTGATGTTTTCTCTTTTTCTTTGTGCCCATGTACAGCTCCTTCACCCGCTGCATGACTTCCTCAAAATCCTCTCTGCTCAAGAACAAGGGCAGAGAAACGCTGTGATCCATCTCATCATTCTGTTGAAAAGTATGCAAATCAAAGACAACATCAGCTCCAACAACAACATCATCTCCAACAACTCCAACAACAACATCATCTCCAACAGCTCCAACATCAACATCAGCTCCAACAACAATATCGGAAACATTGGAAACATTGGAAACACTAACAATATCGGAAACATTGGAAACATTGGAAACACTAACAATATCGGAAACATTGGAAACATTAACAACTTTGGAAACAGAAACGCGTTTGTGACAAGTTCTCCTCTTTTTACCCCGGTTTGCCCAAGCTTGTTTCACTTCCTTTGGGTTATGCTCTGTCAATCCTGAAGATAGGGAAGCCCGTGACGGCTTTGATTTCTTTGATTGTTTGGATTGCTTGGATTGCTTGGATTGCTTGTCAGTAGGAACTCTCAACTTGAATACATTCTCAACTTTTTCCAAAGAAACATCAACATCAACATCAACATTTGCAACCTTCTCAACATTCCCAACATTTTCCAAAGAAACATCAACATTTGCAATTGTTTCTAAAGAAACATCAACATCAACCTCAACATTTTCCAAAGAAACATCAACAACTTTCTCAACAACGGTAGCAGCCTGTTGTTCTTGCGTTCCCCAAGGTATGTCAGTGTTTGTGTGATAGTTGACTTCGTTGAAAGCTGCTCTAGTGAGATAGTTGAGTAGTAAGTCAATGTCCATGAAAGCCTTGGTTGTAGTGTAATCTTGTGTATTTTTGTTCATACTTTGAAAGTGTCTAATGTATTCGTTGATGTATTTTGCGGTGTTGTGTATAACAATTTTTGTTTGCGTATTCATGGTTGCTGGTATAGTGTGTGGATGTTGGTTGATGTTTGTGGTTGTTGGTTGTTGTTGGTTGGTTGGTGGAAAAATGGCAATGTCAAAAAAGGGTTGATGGAAAAATGGCAATGTCAAAAAAAAAATGTCTAGTGTAAAAACAAATAAAAATAAATATTTAGTTGTTATTGTGGATGTAAAAGATATATCACTCACAAACAACAACAATCTGTTAAATGTCAAAGACTTTATTAGAATTCGGTGGTTTGTTTTCACAGTTAACGGATGTGCTATGTACACCTTATTGCAAGACAAGTTCGTGTGTGCTCTGTAGTAGGCGTGTAGTGTTTGAAAATTGTGATTGTGTAAAGTGTTTTCCGGTTCGTGAGTTTTTCTACCCGGCTTCTTCTACATTGCAGAGAATTCCCGCCGAGAAGCCAGTTGATGAGGAGGCTAAGAAAGAGTCAATGCGTCGGCAGCAATTGAACTGGAAATCTGTATTGTTTTTTGTTTTTGTCATTTCTGCTTGGCATTATTCATGGGGTGTATTACATACATAATTCTCTTCTTCTTATGGGGCAGTGGTTGACTAAAATATTCCGGTTACCGTTTATGAATTAATTATCAATGTGGATTGCTCTTTTTGCCTAGTGTCGTAAAATTGTTTCAACTTGTATAAAAATATTGTGTTGAAATAAAAATGACAAGAGCTTCAATTGATGATCTAATAAATTCTTTAGAAACAGAATTTGGACTTAGTTTACAAAAAGACTTGTACGAGAATGCTTTTGATTTGTTTGATGTGTTTGATGATGAGAGTGATAAAAAGGTATTTTATTTAGAAACTCTTATTTATTTAACATTAGAATGTATCAAGCTATCATATGATGATGAAGGAAATCATTGTAAAAACACTTTACGTTTGATTTATGATAAAGACAATAATACATATGTAGCAACATATAAAAAAGGTATGTCGTCATTGTTTGACTCACCAAGTATACAAACTGAATATGATTATAATAATAATGAAGATGCCAATCAAAAAAATAGTGTTATTATAACTAATTTTTTGACTACAATGCAAACAGTTGGTAATTTGTGGAAATCTATTTATTCAAAAAAAGAAGAAAATGTAGACGCAGTAAATGAGTTAATATTAGATTTAGCTAATGAGGAGAACACAATATTTAATTGGGATTATGTCAATGAAGTGGGTAATGTGTTAGATTACTTAGCTGAGTTTGAAACAGACAAAGATGAATTAAAAGAGTTTGTAGGGGATCTACTACTACTAAAAAGAGATATTAATGCAAGAATTCAAAAGATTCGCGATACTTTACAAGAAGAATACAAGCAAACAACGCAAACAACAATACAAATCGGACTAGAGGAAGAAGAAAAAGAAGAAGAAAAAAAATCAAGTAGATTTAGTCAAGTAGGTTCAATGGCGGCAAGTGCGGCAAGTAGGGTAGGTGCAGCGGTAGGTGCAGCGGTATCAGGTATAAGTAGTATAGCAAGTACCACAGCTTCTCGTGTAATGGCATCAAATCCACCAGCAAAACCAGCAGCACCAGCAAAACCAGCAGCACCAGCAAAACCAGCAGCACCAGCAGCACCAGCAGCACCAGCAAAACCAGCAGCACCAGCAGCACCAGCAGCACCAGCTTCAATGGTACCATCATCAGCAAAACAAACAACAACAACACGTTCAGCACCAGCAGCAACACCGTCAGCATCGTCAGTACCACTAACACAAATACCAGCACCGTCAATGGTAGTACCGTCAATGGTAGTACCGTCAATGGTAGTACCATCAGCACCACCGTCTGCAACGGCATCAGCATTACAAGAAGTAATACCTGAAGAAGAAAAAGGATCTTTTGAAAACGAAGATGAAGAAGGATCATCTTCTGAAAAGGAAATATTATTACCTAAAGATGACCAAAATGTAATAGCCCATCAGTATACAATACCTGAATTGGAAGCAATAGGAAAAACGGATGATGGTATAGAAGAACTCAAAAATATAGCTATTTCAAAATATGAACATGCTATAGAAGGGTTTGAGCCTGCATCAAATCAAGCACAAGCAATAACTAAAACAACACGATGTACAACTACAACGGAAATACAAAACATGAGAAGTGCCGCACCTATTATAAAAGCTATTTTAGCGTGTCAAGAAGGTCTAAATTATATAGTACTTAAAATGAGTGTAGACGAATTAAATACGTATATAACTCGGATTAATGTTATTTACAATAAACCTGGCTATGAAATATTTAAACTAAAATTATTACAACATATAGCTAGTGTTTTACATCAGGCAGCTTTACGTTTGGCGACGGGGACCAAAAGCCAAAAAACCGATTTTGCAGAAAAACTGGAATGCACGGGTCACGCAAGTGCAAGAGTTAAAGGTATAAAGATTACTGATGAAAAGATACAGGTTCTTGAAGATTGGATTAAAACATGTCACAAAAACTATAAAGAACGTGAACAACAACAGCGTAAGTAGTTAGCTCTTGAAGATGTATATAGATGATAATACTCATTCAATATTATCTATCAATCAAGTGACATGTCATCAATTATTTGTTCAGTTCCATTTTTCCTTTCTTATAAAAAATAATTCAAAATATTTATTTGTATATATATACGTTTAGGCAACAAAGCCATGAATAATTTTTTTGCACAACTTGTAGTAAATTAAAAGAATGATTGTCAAGGAGTTGTTGTTCACTAGTAGCCGTTCCATGAACTCCAATCAGGTCCACTACTACATTCAGTACAACAGTAACACTGGCACCATTTATAGCCCCGAACCCATTGCAGCGGAATGGATTATGTATGAACTGGATGGCACAGGTGGCATCAGGGAGCCTTTGACAATGATGGAACGCGAGCTGCTGTACGGCGCCCTAATTGTGAAACAAGATGTTAGCCCTCCACGTGTGGTGTTTGCCATCACAGGCTTGCCCGAGTTTCCCATCACAGTATTCCAACGCGGTGCCAAGTTTGTGTCGGGTGTCAAATTACCCAGCGGTCAGCTGGGGTTGTTGAATCATGTACATGGCATTATGGACAACTCCTTGATCCAAGGACTGCAGGTGAATGCAACAATAGGAAGCGGGGAGGAATTGCAGGAATGGCTTCCCATTAACCGCACTCTTGCGGCGTAGTATGACCACCAACCAACCAACCGACCAACATAAACTTGTTTTTTTTACACTCTCACTCCCTTTCCCTCTCACTCTCACTCCAGAGGCTGTATACAAAAGCTTTTAATGATATGCACTCTGCGGTATTGTGTCCCCAGCAAACGTAAGAGTGCTTCCCGGTGAACTAGGGCGATTTTTTTAAAATATTCACTGGTTGGATCCAGTAACATTTTACGTGATATAAGGAGTATGTTGTGGCTGGGGCTGTGGCTTGAGCCACTTATTATTTGATTGGCATCCAAGTTAATGGCAGTCACCCCGGGTTTTTCATGGTGTTCCTCCTGACAACAGTGATTCAAGATTCCCCTAATGCATGTTTGACTTACATGCGCGTAGTATACGTTTGTATAAATTAATGTTTCTAAATTAATAATTGGATTGTAATGTCTTTTCAGGGTCCACCACCCCTTTGAGATAAGCTCGCTGGGAGCGAGTTGTATTCCTAGCATGGTTTCCACCATTTGGAGTATAGCTTGTTTAGGGGGGTGTATTTCTTTGTTGCGCAGCGCCAACACGTTCTCAAACACACTCTTATTGGGGGATTGGAACAGTATGAACGACAATTCCCGTTCAGGAGTTTCATTTGGATGAACTGTATCAAATGAAATGATGATAGTTTCCGAGTACGCTGTTTCTGTCACAAAATATTGAATGGCTTTAGGGCTTAGTAGGTACGTCACTCCTTTAAATATCCTAAGTCCTGAATTGGGGATGTGTGTTTGTAAAAAGTGGACACATTCTTCTGATGGACGGAGGATGGCCCAAGTTTGGTTGTCTTGCAGACTTTGGATGTCTACATTACCGTCGTCGCTCTCCATATATTGAATATCATTGAATTTATTGGTTAAACTTACCTTTAGTTTCCTCATGTTTTAATTCAGAAATGATATAAAAAACATGTTTTTGCCTTTATCAACTTGGTTATTAAAAATGTAAGTGTAGTAAAAAAGAAAAAGTCAAAAACATGAGCAGCAATTCTTCTTCTTATCATGGGAAACCAAGGGTGCGCAGAGGCGGCGGTTCTGTTGGAAGAAGTGGAGGCGGAGCTGTTGGAGGCGGCGGTTCTGTTGGAAGAAGTGGAGGCAGTAGTTTTGGAAGAGGAGGCGGTTTCTCTCCCAGTAGTAGTCTTGGAGCAGGACGCGGAGGTTTTGGAGGTCCTGGAGTTGGAAGAGGCGGAGGTTTTGGAGGTCCTGGAGTTGGAGCAGGACGCGGAGGTTTTGGAGTTGGAAGAGGCGGTGGGTCAGGTTGGGGTCTTGGAGGTGGTAGAGGTTATGGCAGAGGAGGATATTATGGAAGAGGAAGAGGAGGAGGTTATGGCAGAGGAGGATATCCTGGTCCTGGTTGGGGTTGGGGTGGTGATATTTGTCCAAATTGTTGGCGACGAAATTTGGATTTGTGGGGTCCAAGTTATTTGGTGGATTATTACCCAGTGGCGGCTGCTTTACCACCTTCCGGATGTGTACCAACTTGTGTTGCAGACTGTACAGTGGATAACCCTGGTCAGGGCCTGCAGTGTAACAACAGCTGTCAAGAGTTTTGCTCCAATTCTTACACAGACCCTTCTTCATGTCAGAACATGTGTTTTGGTAACTGTTATGTTCCCGGTCAAGGCACAGCCGTTGTGTGTGACAAATTTTGTCAAGGCAAGAATGAGTGCGCCGGAATGTGTAACACTCCCTTGGGCAGCGGGTTCAATTCCTGCCAACAAGTGTGTGACGCAACCTGTCAATAAAAACAAAACACACACACGCTTTTGGCTTGGTTTGAACAAGCGACCTTGTGGTTAACAGCCACACGCTCTACCAACTGAGCTACAGAAGCTTGGGGTACATTCTTCTCCCTTCCCCGCCCCGGCTCGTCTAACTAAATACGCCAGCTCGTCCAAAAACAACTTCTTTGTTATAATAAAAGTTAAATAAGTGTGTATTATGTGTTTAAAAAGCAAAAATTGAAGCCCAACAGCAGAACATTGTGAACTTGGCGGAGACTGGTTGTAACATTCAGGTGTTGGCATTAGCGGGTTGTGGTAAAACCACCACTTCTTTGGCGGTGGCGAAGCATATATACCAAACCAATGGACGCAAGACCATGTTGCTCACGTATAACAAGGACTTGCAACTGGACACCGCCAAGAGAATACGTAAGTTACAAATTTCATCCTACTGTAAGGCCTTTACTGTGCATGGCGCGTTGAGCCGTTTTAGTGGTCAAGTTGTGTATAAAGATTCCGAGGTGAAGAAAGTGTTAACTGTAGAGGGTGTGTTGATTCATCCGATTGAGTATGATACCTTTATTATTGACGAGGCTCAAGATTTGACACCTCTGCTGTATGAAGCGGTGTGTTTGTTGCTGCGCAAGGCCCAGGAGTACCGGCATGACATTCAGATTATTATTCTTGGGGATATTATGCAGCGCATCTACATGTTTAGGGATGCACGTTCTGAGTACTTACTGTACCCCAACACCCATTTCACCAAGCCCTTGGGGTTGGGTGGTGAGTTTGCGTGTGCTCGTTTGTCTGTGAATTTCCGTTGCTCCAAAAAAATATTGGAGTTTGTGAACCGGTTAATCAATCCGGAGCAGTTTCTGCACCACCCTTTGTACCGGGAGTGGTTTTTGGCAAACCATGACATTATCCGCACGGCTTGGGGGGTGGGGTTAGAGCCCTGTGCTCGTGCTATTGCTGAGGATCACCTCTATCCGCCGGTGTTTGAAATGAACCTGCCGGACAAGCTGGATGTTCGTCCTGAAAAAACAATTGAGGTTCATTTGGACAATGAAATTAAGAAGCACTGGAGTGAAAACCACAAGAATGAGGACATTTACATTGTTGCGTACTCCTATGACCACCCCAATAGCTATGTGTACAAGGCGTTGAATCAGTTGGGAAAAACGTGTGACTTTTATTACAGCAATGAGAGTGAGAGTCGTGATGAAAGGTTGCGCAAAGGCAAAATCACAGTGTCCACCATCCACAACATGAAAGGGCGTGAGGGAAGGCATGTGAAGGTGTTTGCCCCCAGCATCTGGAATGAAAGAAATATGTACAATTCTCAAAAGGAATCCAAGATTAATGAAGAAAATGAAACTCTACTATTTGACCCATCCGAGGTGTTCAATTTATTGTATGTTTCCCTTACTCGTGCTATTGCAAGCCTGTCGGTTTACTGGACCAGCGCCCGTCCCACATTTGTTCAAAACGGCACAAGTATCCAACAGCTGTTCATAACCCGCTACCAGAAGCCCAAAACTCACGCGGTGTACCAGTTGTGCCGCCACGCCTCTGACAGCAACCCCCTACTACAACAAGACGCCCTCTGCACAGTGGATTCCTATGATGGCTTAGGCGTCATGGCGGAGGATTTGTGCTGTTTTGCCACCGCCACAAGCCGTGAGTTCAGTGGGCGTGGGTACGCTATTGAGAACTATTCTTGTATCATCGGCTTAGCGGTGGAAATGGCGATTGCGGAGCGTCTGAACCTGTTGGATGTGCGCACGCTTTTACAACAAGTCCATAGCTCCATCAAACTTTGGTGTTATTGTAAAAAAGGGTGTGTCACTGTATGTGGTCTAAACTTGGAAAAGTTTGTTAATTTTCATTGTGAGTCTATGGAACGGCAAGAAACACCGGGTGCTTTACGCAATTGGGAGTATTTGTTGGAGTTGGCAAAGTATCGGCATTGCATGACGAATCCGTTAATGTTGCGTCAGTTGGTGGGCTTAGGTGAAATTAATGTCTTGCAACTGGAAGAGTGTGTGACCCGTGGCGTGGATTTGCTGTCAAGGTGTAATGTATCCAACCAATGTATTAGTTATCACAATGAGTTCAATCAGCCTGTGCTGGGTGCTGAGGTGTGTGGGGAGTGTGATTTCATGTTTGATTCATCAACTGTAATTGAGTGTAAAATCACAAAAGAAATTGTGTATGAACATATTTTACAGACTTTAATGTATAGCGCTCTTAGTGGGAGCTTTGGTTCACCTTGTTACATTATGGCACCTAATTTGAACCAGTTGGTTTGTGTCAAACCTGTACCAGGGTTGACTGCGTCAAAGCTATTGGAGCTGGTTTTGTATTATAATAAAAATTAAATGTGTTTTTTATTTTGAGACTCTCTTTCGGGTGGTGATCCTCCTTGGTTTCCTAGTACTTGGTTTCCTGCTTCTACTACTTGGTTTCCTACTACGGCTCCTACTACGGCTCCTACTACTTGGTTTCCTACTACGGGTCCTAGGTTTCCTACTACTTGGTTTCCTAGTAATGCCTCTACTACTTGGTTTCCTACTACGGCTCCTAGATTTGCTGCGTAAAGAGGCTTGAGCAAACTCATGGCAGTCCCATTTGGGTTTGCGTCCTTCATCCAGATCCTTGTTGTACAAGTACCAGCAGAGTCGGCGTTGTTTTTCACTAGTAAATGGCATAGTGTTTTATTTTTTTAAAAGGTCAACAAATTATATTATTTAGAGTGCTGCTTAAAATTTGGAAATTGTAATAACTGTGAGAAACATTGTTGCAGGTGGTGTACTTTGTGTTCCGCCTTCCAAAAGTGTTTCTGTTCCAGAGGCTGCTCCGGGAAAAGTAGGTTGTACAGCTCCATTAACTGTGGGTACTTGTACCGGCCTTTTATTGGGGTGCCCAGCTCACAAATGTCAACCGTTTGTTTCATGGTGCAAATGAGAGCATGTGAGAACTGGTGTAGCTCCACACCCAACTGGTGTAGCTGGGCATCTATAAAGTCCATGTTGTGAGCTACGATCCATCCCTTGTTCTCCAGCACAACCTGGCTTATACGTGTGTTGATCAAATCTCCCGCATCACCGGGTGTTAACCCCTGCTCAATTTGGGATGGCGTGTACTGGTTGGGGTTGTAGTGTAAACATGTGGCGCCCTGCACAAAAAAGGTCTCATCCGTCACAATCTCATGTTGGGCGTTACAGGTTAGCAGTGCCACACGAATCACCTTTTGGGTGTTAAAGGGTCCCACTCCATCTGTTTCTAAACTGATACACAAATAGTCCAACTTTTGTAATAGGGTGTCATCATAATCCGTCACCATCATTTCTTGTTTTTTTTGTGGTTGAATTTTTGAATTTTTTTAACAAATACTTTTATTTGTTGGGTTGATTACAAAAAAAAATAAATCAACATATGAATCGCCTGTCTTCTTCCTTGTTTGGGCAGTTGTTTTATTTGCGTGCAGGGGGGCTCTTTGCAACCCGTGGCTTGCCTTACGCCATTGAGAACAAGGTGTACCACGAAACCTTTACCGTGGGGCCTTTGCGCCAGTCTACTTTTGATTTTTTGTATGACCACAAACCGGAGCTCCAGCACTTTATGTTTCGCAGTATGATTGAGTTGGATTCCACCTACCGCGAGCTCTACTTGTTTCAAGCCAGTCACTGGGGCGTTCATGAGCAGCACCACTTGTGCACCCTCAAAGACGGGTTTGTGGAAAAGGTGCTGGATTTTGAGGATGTCTATCCTCTGGTGGAGGTATTGAAACGGAGCTCCCATGTTGTGCAAGATAGCAGTTGTTATTAAATAAATTTACACAAAATAGCTTGATGTGGTCAGTTGTTTCATTTGCAATCAAAAGCAATGCACCCCCGGGGATAAATAATTGCAGCACTCCCACTAAAAAATCAGAAAACCTGGTGGGCTGTTTGTTTGTTTACATAATAATTCAAAAGAATAAATAAAAGTTTTTAAGAAAAGGTGGTGATTATGTAAGAAACAAAACAAGAATGACCGAGTTGACACGACAAGTCCGGATTGGGAAGATTGAGAGTGTGGATTTTGCAATGTTCTCCCCCCAGCAAATCAAGAAGCTGTCGGTGGTGCATGTCACCGAAACCAGTCCCTACATGCGGAACTTCCCACGGGCAAACGGCGTGAATGACCTGCGTATGGGCACAACCGACCGGCGGTTCCACTGCAGCACCTGTAAGAATGACATCATCAAGTGCAGCGGGCATTTGGGGCACATTGATTTAGCAGAGCCGGTGTACCACACCGGGTTCTTTCCCATTATCATCAAAATGCTGCGCTGTGTGTGCTTCATGTGCTCCCGGCTGAAGGTGATGCCCGAAGACCTGATTGAGTTCTCAGAGATGTACGGCTCTGACAAGCTGAACACGGTGAGTAAGTTTTTAACTACCAAGTTGACGTGTGTGCACTGCCAAGGCCCCCAGCCGTTGTACAAGCGCGTGGGGTTGAACATTACGGTGTCTTACAAACCCAAGCAAGTGGAGTCCTTTGAAAGCCCGGAGGAGGCTGTGTTCTGCACCCGGCCCTTCACCCCCCGGTCCGCCCGTTCCATTCTGAAACACCTCTCGGATGAGGACTGCATGCTGCTGGGGTTAAACCCCAGCCTCACCCGGCCGGAGTGGATGGTGCTGACGGTTTTGATTGTTCCGCCGCCCATTATCCGCCCCAGCATCATGGCGTCAGACGGCTCCAAAATCCGTGGGCAGGACGACTTGACCACCAAGCTGCAAGAGATTATTAAAGTGAACAACAGCCTGCGTGTGGCAACCACGGACAAGGACCGACAAAACCTGTGGGACCAGCTGCAAGCCCATGTGGCCATGTTTGTGTACCGTGATGTGAAAGCCATGAGCATTGCGTCCAACAAGGGCACGAAAGTGAACCGGAAGCTGCGCATGATATTTGACCGGTTCAAGGGTAAGCGTGGGAGAATACGGGGCAACCTGCAGGGTAAGCGTGTCAACTACTCTGCTCGCTCCGTGGTGAGCCCTGACCCCATCATGGACATTGACCTGGTGGGGGTGCCCCAGGAGTTGGCAATGCGGCTGTCTGTGCCGGTCAAGGTGGCCCCCTTCAACCTGGAGGAGATGACCCGGTGTGTGCGCTACGGGGCGGACCACCCCAAGGGCGCGGCATGCATTGTGCTGGAAGACCAGACCGTGATTGACTTGAAGTTAATGAAGGACACCTCCCACATTAAACTGGAGCTGGGTTGGACGGTGGAACGCTTCCTGCAGAACAACGACTGGGTGATGTTCAACCGCCAGCCGTCGTTACACAAGATGTCCATCATGGCCCACAAGGTCCAGATCATCCCCGGCAAGTCATTCCGGTTGTCCCTGTGTAACACCACCCCCTACAACGCCGATTTTGATGGGGATGAAATGAATATCCATGCGCTACGAACCCTGCCGGCCACTGCGGAGTTGGAGGGCATCATGGCGGTGAAGCATCAGATTATTAGCCCCCAGAGTAACAAGCCCATTATTGGGTTAGTGATTGACTCGGTGGTGTCTGGCTACCTGATGACCCGACGTGATTCTTTTTTTACAAAGGAAGAGGCGTGTCAGATTGTGATGGGCATTCACTACCCGCAGCGCTCCTTCTTACCCGACGGCACCCCCTGTGCGCTTACCAACATCCTGGGCACTCCCCTGCCCCTGCCTGCCATCCTCAAACCGGTGCCCCTCTGGACGGGCAAGCAACTCTTCTCCCTCATCTTCCCCAAGCTGAGGGTGAGCCGGCAGGTGAATGACGCCGTGGAGCACAACTACAACAAGTTCTTGGAGGACGGGGAGGGCTATGTGCAGGTGTCCTGTGGGGAGCTCCTCTGTGGCGCGCTGTGTAAAAAAATGCTGGGCACCAGCAGCGGCGGGCTCATCCATGTCATCTACAACGACTTTGGCCCGGATGAGGCGGTGAACTTTATTTCTGACGCCCAGCGCATACTGGTGAACTACATGGTGCGCCGTGGGTTCTCTGTGGGCATCGCGGACTGTTTGATTGGGCAGGAGCCGGAGGACAACATTTCCAGGCTGTTGAAGCAAACCAAGGAGCAGGGGTTGCTGGTGTCCGCCACGGATGAGGAAGGCCAAGCCGAGGCTTTGAACACCAAGCTGTTCCAGGGCATTCTCACCAACACCTTTTCTTTGGTGCAGCCCACGCTGCAGCGACACAACGCGTTGCTGGCCATGAGCCGCTCCGGTGCAAAGGGGTCCGCCATTAACATTGCTCAAATTTGTGGCTGCGTGGGGCAGCAGTCCATCGGGGGGCGACGGGTGCAGCCCGGGCGGAATGGGCGCACTCTGTCCTCCTTCCTACCCAAGGACATTGCATCCCAGGCCCGGGGGTTTGTGGAGAACTCCTACATCACCGGCTTGAATGCGGAGGAGTACTTTTTTCATGCCATGGGCGGGCGTGAGGGCCTGGTGGACACTGCTGTGAAAACGGCGTCCACGGGTTACATCCAACGCCGGATGATGAAAGCCATGGAGTCGTTGAAAGTGGCGTATGACAACACGGTGCGTGACGCCCGCAACAAGATCATTCAGTTTGCGTACGGGGGGAACTCCTTTGACGCCGCCCGTGTGGAGCGCATCGGCATGAAGCTGTTGTCAAAAAGTAATTCTGAAATTCAAGAGAGGTACGGTGTGAACGGCGCGGCGTTACGAAACCTGGTGCTTGCGCCGTTCACTCTGGAAGAGAGCTGCAGGTTGGAGCATGAGGTGGTTGTGGAGGTGCAAGCCATTCTGGTGGGGCGTGATGTGGTGCGCGCGGGGCGTTCCAAGCTGTCCATGGAGATGACAGACACGGTGTACCTGCCGGTGAACATGCAGCGCCTGTTTGAGCGCAGTTTGGACCACTGGGGGCAGCCGGGTAGGGACTCCCAAACACACCTCCACCCCCTGTATGTGGTGGCCAAGCGGAACCAGTTGTACTCGGAGATTGTGTCCCTGTACGGTGCCAATGAGAGCGCGGTGTTGCGTGCCTACATCCGAAGTACTTTTTCCTTGCGTGACATTTACTTGGGGTCACTGGGTGTGCCGCTGTCCAAGGAGGCTTTTGACTGGATGTGTGAGGTCATTTTAAAGACATGTGTCCGTGCCCATGTGGTACCCGGTGAGATGGTGGGCGCCGTGGGTGCGTCTTCCATTGGGGAGCCCACCACCCAAATGACCCTGAACACCTTTCACTACTCGGGGGTGGCTTCCAAAGATGTGACCCTGGGCATGCCCCGGTTAAAGGAGTTAATTGATGCTGTGCCCAACATCCGCACGCCGTCCATGACCATCCGCTTCCCTTCGTACGCCACCGTGAACAAGGAGTGGGTGTCCATGTTTGTGGCGTCCTTGGAGTGCGTCCAGCTGAATCAGGTGGTGGACGACATGGAGGTGTTGGTGGAGCCGGATTACCGCACCGTGTCCCTGGAGTCCAAATATCCGGAGGACGCCTTTGCGGTGTATTGCTTCATGGAGCTGCACGGGGATGGCCGGCGGCGTGTGGGTGAACCCGTGACTCAAAGTGACAGCATTTTGCGCTACACCCTGAACAAAACGAAGCTGCAGAAGCACTGTTTACTGCCCGTGCACATTGCTCGTGCCATCCAGAACTACCTGGGTGACAAGGTGGAGGTGGTGTACGCGGATGCGGTGATGAAGGAGTGGTTCCTGCGGCTGCGGTTCAAGGGGTTGCTGCGGACGTCGGACGACCTGTATGCGGTGGCTATCAAGGAGGTGCATGACCACATGATGGAGATGTTGAAGGTGCACGGCAATGAAGCCATTTCTAGGGTGATTCTGCACGAGGAGCGTCAAAGTGTGGTGAACCCGGTGACGGGGGAGGTGGTGAACTCCCAGCAGTGGACGGTGGACACCCAGGGTTCTTGTTTCCAGGATGTGCTGGGGATGAAGGGCGTTGACTTCCGGCGCTGTGTGTCCAACGATGTGAATGAGGTGACGCATGTGCTTGGGATTGAGGCGGGTGCTCAAATGTTGAAAATGGAAATCACAAATGTGCTGTCCTTTGATGGCACGTACGTGAATGAGCACAACATCAAGCTGTTGGTGGACACCATGACCCACGAGGGGACGCTGCAGCCCATGACCCGGCACGGCATCACCAAGGTGAATGGTGGCACATTTCAACGTGCGTCGTTTGAGGAGACGATGGAGGTGTTTCTGGAGGCGGCGGCGTTTGCATCCACCGACACGGTGTCGGGTGTGACGGAGAACATTATGTTGGGCAAGCTGGCGCCGGTGGGCACGGCCGCATTTGACTTGGTGTGTCCCGCTTCCGCGTTGGGTGGGTCTTTGGGGGCGTCTGCATCGGATGTGCAGCAGTTTATCCCAAAATCAAAAAAGGTAAATGCATTGTTTTATGATAAGCAACAACAACAGGCTGTAAGTGAGAAACGAAAGCCTGCGGTATTAAATTTGACAACAACCGGCCCCATGACGGTGGCTGCCATGGACATGGATGATTCGGATGAACATGATGACCAGGATGACCTAGACGACTTGGAGTCAGTCGCTGCGCGTGATGTGGCCATGTCTGACGCGCAGCAGTTTAAAGAGGAGGAGATGCGCAGTTTGGAGGATGAGTTGTGCGGGTACATGCCCTCTTCCCCGGTGTGGCTGGCCATGACGCCAGACTATGTCCCCACTTCTCCCAAATATTATTAACATTGAAAAGACTAAAAATAATACAGGAATAACAATCATTTTTATGAATCTAGGAATCTAGGAACATAAAATCTAGGAACATAAAATCTAGGAATCTAGGAACATAAAATCTAGGAACATAAAATCTAGGAATCTGAAACATAAATCTAGGAATCTAGGAACATAAATCTAGGAATCTAGGAACACAATTTATTCGCAGCAGCATGAGTTGGTCTTTCTGGGTAGGCTGGTCTGTACCAGCTGGCCGTTGACGGTGGTGTACCCGGTGGGTGCCCTGAATGCACCTGTGAGCAAACTGGTGCACCCGGTGGTGCCTGGCAGCTGGATGTGGCCGTAGGGGCAGTTGCCACTGGTGTACAGCGCGGCTTTATTGAGTACAGGGGCTTGATTTTCGTAGCTGGCGCACTGCCCTGTGTTACTCACCCCAAAGCCACACTTGGGGCAGGTGGGTGCAGGGAATAGGGAGTAGTACGAAAAGTTGTACATGGAAGAAGGCAATTCACTGACTTCAAAGGACTTAAAGCTTGATGGACAAGACATTTTTTTTAATTACAACCCCAACATTTTATTTTTTCTGAAAGCGCTTCTTATGTTGACCAAGAGCAAATATTGTACAAAACTGTTCAACCGTCATTTGGTTAGAAAGGATGGTGTTAATTTTTAAGTTGTCGGTACTTGACAGCTCCCGGATTTCATTGAGCAGTTGCCGGATTTGAGACACCGACATCCACTCTATCCCCGCGGTCGCCTCTTTTTTGGCCAACGGGGCTCTCGGTACAGGGGTGACATCTTTTACACTTTGACGTTCCATATTTTTTGTTTACCGGAATATTATTTTTAACAAAAACTAGACACCTAACTAGAGCCGCGACCCGGGAGTCCACCCCTTTCAGCTGGAACAGCAGCATGTCTAAAGTTGCCCTGTTCTGGAGGATGGGCACAAACAGCCACACCATTTGGTTAAACAAGTGGGTGTAGTACTCTGTGAGTTCCTGTAGACTACCCTCAAACTTTTGAAATGATGTCACCCCATGTGTTTTGTACACACACGGCGCTGCAAACCATACATGGGCCGTGTTCTGAATAGGAAACCAAGTTATTTTACAGCACGCAACCTGAACTGTCTTTAAATGAGCTTGGAATACCAACTTGGAAGTCCCGTGGGTTTCAATGCTGAACTTTAACAGAGAAGCCATTTGGGGTTTTTATAAAAATGAAAAATGAGAAAGTACAAAACCTTATTTATTTACAATTATTTTAGCCCTTTCTAGTTGTTGAATTGTAGTAAAATACAACCGGCTGGGCAAAGGTGGCATGGGCTGCCGCAAAAGGGATGCATTGTACCTCAGAACACCCGCTTGGTACAAACAACCGGCTTTACATTTGTCGCAATTTTCAAGGAAGCATAACTCACTGCACTGCTCCTGGGTGCATTCCGAGGCCCGTGTTTCCAACTGCAGCACTGCCTGACTCAATTTATGGCTCAATTTATTGCTCAATTTATTGCTCAATTTATTGCTCAATTTATTGCTCAATTTATTGCTCAATTTATGGCTCAATTTATGGCTCATTTCCTTTATTGTTAATCCAATTTAAAAAACTGGTTATACGTAGCCGTGACTTCCGCCAGGTTGGGGGTGGTAAAGTCGGCCAGCGCTGTGTACGTCCTCCCGGAACTTTCCCCGGCGGCAAATCCGGCGCCGGTGGTATCAAAGGCGGCCTTTGGCGTTGTTGCAGTTGCCGTTACCGTTGCCTCTTCTGTAGTTGCTCTTATTGTTGCCGTTGCAGTTGGCGTTGGTTGAGATAAAGAAGCAGCAGTCTCCGAGTTATGTGCAGGTGGTGGAGGTGGAGGTGGAGGTGGAGGTGGTGGTGGTGGTGGAGGTGGTGGTGGTGGAGGTGGTGTCACAAAGGTAATGCCACTGTTTTTTTTGCGGCTGGGTTGTGGTGGCCCAAACACTTTATGAATCAACTCTGACGCCGGTTCGTCATTCACAACAATTGGACGCTGCTTGGCACTAATTTTTCCTTTGGGTCCCAGTGCTGTAAAGTACAGCATTTCCATAAACTGTTTCATATCCCTATTTTTTTTGCACAAGGAATGGAACATGGGTGTCAAGTACTTGGAGAACAGAACTTGGGCGTCATACGAGCGTTTGCCTTGAAACTCGGCATCCCAGTAGCCGTAGCTGGAGGGTTTGTCATTAAAGTGGTCCAAGTCCACACGCTGCATCCTCCTGCCGCCAACGGTGACACTTGCAAACCCCATGTCCGTAATTTTAACCAAGTATCCAATGTTGGGGACATAATAGTTGACGCCGTCCACTGAATACACAAAGTGGGTGGCAGAACGCAAGTGTTGCCCCCGGAAGTACATGTCGTCTGTGATGCGTACAAGCGCCACGTTTTGGTCATGAAGGTCATGGTGTTTAAATTGCACCACAGTTTGAAGGATGTACAGGGCATGCAACACCTGGAACACTACCACACCCATTTTTTCAAGGTTCCACCAACTCTTCTTGTTGGTAGCAAACTCATCCAAGTCGTAGTCAAACTTTTCCATGCACATGGACGCCCCATCTCGTGGATGGTAGTACAGCTGCCCCACATGAAGCAAGTGAGGCGTTACCGAGTTGGTCAACAAGTGTTGGATGACCGAGTTCACCAGAACCTCATTCAGTGCATTGTCCGAGTAAATACCGGTGCTGGTGATGGCAATTTGGGTGACAGACACTTCATCCTCTCTTTTACCCGCTTCATCCAGGGTGTCGTACACATCCTGGGGTTTCTCGGCAAAGTAACACTCCTTTGGGGTAAACTCCCCCTTTTTACTGCTTAGCACCGAGGTTTGGGGCTCAATGAGTTTCATGATTTGGGAGCGTGGGCCAAACTGGGTGGCAATCATCTCATCATTATCCAGTTCATACAGCTTTGCGTCAGAGCCGGAGCATAGCCTCACCCGGTCCTTTCGTCGTGGTATCCGCACCCATTTCACGCCCGTCAACTCTAACAACTTTGCCACTAACGGGTCCTGTTTGGATTCCATTTAGTGTAAAATACAGATTTATTTATTTATCGGAACATTTTTTGAAAAAATAAACGAATTTTTTTTGGGGGTGAAATTGATAGATAATGTTTGATAAATAACAAAACTTATCCGTATTTATTGTATTCATTTAATCTGTTTTCTCACCAAAGGTGTTTTCAGTGGTGTAGCACATGTACAGAAACCCGTCCTCGTCCTTGTAGCGCTCATATATCATAGACATCATCTCGCTCACCGGCGGTATGTTTTTGTGGCAAAATAGGAACAGGGCTTGTTTGTCATTCATTTGGATGCGGCGTCGAATAATGTAGGAAAAGGAGCCCACGGTGCTGTCACTGGGTACCAGGTACTTGTTCTTGTCAATGTTGGGCGCGTTGGTTGCGCCGTGGTACCTCTCCAATATAACAGGTATGCGGTTGGGGAACTTGATGAGTAAACGAGTGGCTTGCTCCTTTCTCAGGTACAGCGGGTGTTGTTTAAAACTATGAAACATTGGGTTGGGGTTTGATGTTTCATTTGTTTAAGGAAAGATAATATTTTCAACTTTTTCTACGGCTTTCACATGGCTTGGTAAAACTAGAGGGAATGGTATGGCTGAATAAAAAGAGAGCGCCCACGGGATTTTTAAAGTAAGTAAAGACACCAGTTTCACTTGTCTACCATGTAGTCCCGTCACCTTCTTGGGTGCCATGTGCTTCCAATGCCACTCAAAGTGCAGGGCGTGTTGGTATGTTGGGAAAGGTCCAAGCAGCATTACAATGGACCAAGGCCCACCTACTTTCGTGTATCTTGCACCCCCCACTAATTCCCCGTTGTGTTGCCTCAGCCGGCGCTTTAAATTATTGGTCACCCCAACATATGTTTTGTTGGATACGGACGACTGCAGACAGTAACACACATAGGAATGCATTATTTTTTATGTAACATTAATAAATTAAATGGGCTCCATTGAATCTAAAACGGCATGTACAGACGACAATGCATACTTTCTAAACAGCGACAACTTTTTGTTGAAAACGCTGCTAAAAGTGGACTCTGTGCCTAATGAGGAGCTCTATTGTTTTAAAAAAGCATTGACAATGTTTACACACAACCCTGCAACAACAACTAGAAATGATGGGCTTCAGTCTCTCCGTGCCTGTCAAGCCAACTTTTTTAGAAACCCATCCAATTTTTCGGAATCTGCAAAGATTATGGGTTTTTTTTCGCAGGCTTGGTTACGGCATTCAAAAGCAAAGGTGTACATTAACTTTCATGAGCGTGAGAACCGACTAGACATTGACACTGAAACAAACTGGTCCCGCCTACACCAAGATTTTGTGACTAACTTACAAAATTGGTATGAATCCGACAGCTTGCCTTCCACCGCTTTTTTTGCAGTTGATCAAAGACATCACGGTGTGGGGCATTCCACAATTCTGGTTTTAAAAAAAAGTGCCACCTCTTTAGTGTTTTCCTATTTGGAAGGCAGCAAGGGAATGATATTTATAGAAAGGGAGCTACTGAACCTATTCCCCGTGAACATTATTCAACGCTCCTTTACCTATCCCGTGTTGTACACGGAGTGTGTACTGTGGGAGTGTTTATTGTTTATTTGTTTACTACAACACCCTCAGCTACTGGATTCCCCGGAAATACTGGGGGAGTTGTTGTCAGTGAACCTTGATGCCAATCTCCTGCTGTTTGAGTTGTATGTGTTTTTTATTGGGTTGCGAGTTGTTCCCAAGTACGTGGATGTGATTGTTAGGGACTGTTCACACGCTGCAGAGGGGGGTGAGGAGTTGTCCACCAGGTTGAACACGGTGCGGAAGTTGCTGACAGTTTATAAAATGTTTCAAGAAAGTGGGTACTTACCAAGGATGACGGATTTGGAGTTAAAGATTAGAAATCACTACACTGCAGAGCCTTTAGAAATTTAAAAACAAATCTTTTTTTTTATTTATGACTTAAATCCTGGATTTTTTTAATAAAGACACGTTTGCTTTTGCCATCACCTTTGCTCTCACCATCACTCTCATCCTCCTCTTCCTCATCCACTGAGCAGGAGTTGGTGAGTTTCCAAAACACGGGGTGACACATTCTAAACGACGGCAGCTTGTGGTCCGCCATGTACCAAAACACCTGGTCCTCTAGAGCGGTGCTGCGGGTCTTGTTATTCAGCACCATGGCACCAAAGTTACTGGTAAGGGCATCCATGGTTTGACTAAAGGTTTGCAGGTCGGTGAAACACCCAAAGTAGTGTCTATACAACCGCTCTTTGTTGCTCAGAATGTTTTCTTTCAAACAAAAGACGTAGTCAACATTGGTGCGCAAGTCGGGTGTCAAGTCACATAGGTACTGGACGGCATTCAAAAAAAACAGTTTGCGATGCCGTCCGTTCATAAACACTTGTCTAATTTCGGTGCCTCTCAGTGCCTTTTTGTCATACATGCAATCATCCAGGATGATGAACTGGCGGTGTGCCTTTTCCTTGCCCTGTTTTTTAATGTATTTTTTTTGATAGTTAAGCAACTTTTCCACCACATGTGATTTGTAAGCCTCATGTATGAGCGGCGCTGGAATGAAGGATGATAACCCATCCGCTCCCTCCACACTGTCTTCTGTGGGGCAGCAGGCAATGCCGCAGTGTAACTGGTCCTTCATGTGGTAGCAAATGTCTTTGAGCAGTGTGCTTTTACCGGTGCCCCGTTTCCCGACAAGCAACACCACGGCGTCGGGCGCCATGGTTGTCATGTCAAATTTACGGATCTTAAGTTTCATTTTGGAGCGGTGTTTATTTAGTTGGATAGGTAAAAAAAGGTGGGTAGAAAAAAAGGCACAAACGTGTAATATGTTGAATAATATATAAAAAAACAGGCACAATGGGAGCTGGTTGTAGTAATCTAGCGCTCCTTTCCAACCCCTGCGAACTCCAGTCTTGTGTGAGCGGTGTTACCATGTTGCAACGTGATAGCGTTTCCCCCAGTGTGCAGTGGATTGTTGATTTACACTCTGACACCCATTACAACGGTGAACCTGTGTCACAGGTGTTTATCAAACTTTTTGTCAACCCGTTTCAACTTTCCATCCCACGTTTTCAAGCTAGCTTAAAGAGGTATATTATCAGCCGGTACGATAACCCGCCTTCCAAACTCACCGCAAGACTGGATTACTTTATGAGCTCCCTGTACTACGAGCTGGTGTTGTACAACTCTGTCATTGCCCCCATTGTGAGTCAACACATTTGCCCCTTTTTTTCACGTGTGTACACCGCCGGGTATGAGTGTTCGTACCAGGACTTGCTGGGGATGTTGCCGGGTGTGAAGGACCGGAGCGCACTATCTGCAGCCGTGTTGGGAACATTGACTTTGAATTTGGGGGAGGACACACGGTATGTGAGTAAACCGGGTGACGTAGAGTCCACCAAGTTCATTGAGGACCTAAAATACTGCATGATGATTTCGGAGGTGATGCAGGGGCAGTCCTTGCACTCTTGGATTTACAAGACAGGGTTGTATAGTGGCCGACAAATCTCGGAGGAGTTTTGGACCATCATTTTCCAGGTGGCGTATGCCTGTTATGTCATGGAGCTGGCGGGGGTGGTCCACAACGACTTGCATCCTGGTAACATTTTTGTTACTACACACCCCGCGGAGGTGCAGTATTGCATCCAGGTGTCACTGGTGAACCCTGTGTTTTATCAATTCAAAAGCAGGAATCAAGTCAAGGTGTTTGACTTTGACCGTGCCAACTTTGGGCAGTACGACAACCCGGTGATGACCAAGACATCCACATTCTTGGAGGGTCATTCTTACAGCACAAAGGTGATTCAAACCAAAGATTTTTTAAAACTGTTTATTAACTTGGCCCACTCCGCGTTGCATCAGTACAAGAACAAAGTCGCGCTGCTTGACCCCCTGTTACTCCTGCTCACCGCGGATGCACGCACCAAACTAGAGATCACCGCCATGTTCCAGGGGAGTGGGCACATGCAAACAGGGAAGCTGCAGTCTTTGCCGTTGGGGTTTTATAAAAAGTTGTTTCCGTTGTCCAAAATCATGACAGGACTAGCGAAGCTCGCCCGAATTAAACAGAGTAATAATGAGCCACGGTTGAAACCTAATGAACATTTTTTTGCGGTGGATGCATCTTTTTTTACAAACAGCCATGTAAAAACAAACAAGGTGCACACCACCCTGCGCGACCTGCAGTTGAACTCCCTTTCAGAAGAGCTGCGCAACTTGGAACAAGAGGAGTCCGAGAAGCGTGAGGAAATGGAGGCGGAACAGCAAGTGTTGCGGGAAAGGAAGGTGAGTGTGCAACAACTGGAATTGGAGCTGGGTGTGCAGAGGTATGACTTGAGTCAGCTGCAGACTCACGAGGGGGGTGTGTTGCTTCAAATGGTGAACTTGTTACAAAAATAAAATGTGGTAGTAACAAAACATACACAAAATGGGTGGAAGTTGTAGTGATTTAGCAGTGGCCGAAAATCCTTGCATGTTATGGAAATGTGTGAGTGCCACCAAAAAAATAGAACCACTTACTTGGTTACTCACTCTGTTACCCAAAACAACTTACCATCGTATCCCTTTGAAAACTGTTGTCATGCAAATGCTACCACACTCCAACCCATCCCAGCTACAGGCCATGACCCACTTGCTATCCGTCATGAAACGGGCATATGAGCAAAACATTTGTCCCTTTTTTGTACATATTTACGGGGTGGGGTACTGCGATGTATCCGACCTCACCCGGATGATGAAAGCAAAAAAGAGGGATGCCAATGCCAACAATGCCAAAATGGTAGTGTTTCATGAACAAGTTGCAGGTGTGCCGCTGTGGAAGTGGCTGCAAAGCGGCGCTTCACTCCAAGAAAAGGAGTTGTTTTTGTTGCAACTGTTGTACACTTGTTGTGTACTGGGGTTGTCCAATGTGTTGTACAGCTTAACCGACGAGAATGTGATGGTGGAGGAGTTGGCTGAACCTATGGACTACTCGCTACATGTGGACACCGAGGCCCTAGTGTACTACAAGTTCCAGAGCCGGTTCAAGTTGCGTGTGGTGAAATTGCACAGCTTAATGCCAGAGAGTCAGAACTTGGAGTTGGCTAAGCGGGTGATTGGTGTAGTGTACCCTAACCAGGATAACCCTGATAACCCGGATGTTGTTTTGTTCCCCGCAACGGATGCCAAGGGCATGTTTCTGGGGGTAGCAACGCGGTTGGTGAGGTTTTATGCGGGAGTTACCGTTGTGCGTGACCCGGATGAGAGCACTGCATATGGTGTCAGGCATAGTTTTTTTAGAAACGACAATGTTCCCTCTTTGACGGTAAACACTCCTATCACATACGAGCAGGATGAAAGTGTGGTTGAGGGTGTAAAAAAGGGTAGGGAATCCCTGTTTGAAGTCACTTCTATGTTGGATCATTTACAATCTAAAACCTTGGAGTTGGAGAAACAGCGTCAGAGTTTGGTTGTAAAACAAAACCGGATTCAAGCCGAATTGAATAAATTTCGTAAATAAAATTTAGTTTATAAAGCACACATTTACAAAAACAATGTATTCTACGCAGTCACTGCAGCGCCCGGCTGGACCGAATGTATTGGACGTGTACGACTCCGGGTCCGGTGGTGAAGTGGAAGCGGGGCTGTATTTTCAAGACAATTATGAAGTGGCTTCCAATTCACAAGTACTCTTTTTATCTTTGATCCTAATCTGTATTTTGGTGCTTATTGTGTGGTTGGGTTTAAAACTGACATAAACGCGCGGCTTCTAATGCGCCCAATAGTTTAGGAGTGCGTGTAATTGTAATGTCCATGTTTTTAGACACAGTAAAACACTCAATGCTAATGTTGCCTCCCCGATCCACAAACAGCGCCTCTCCTGCCACTCTGTCCCCGTTCTGGCCACTCCACCCAATGCCTCTCAACGCGTTGCGATGGGAGTACTGCCTTTTTTCCACCCCCGGGGCGTTGCTGTAGTTTTGAAGCAAAGGTACAAAATCACTGCCGTAGAACAGGACAATGTCGTAGCCCAGGTTGGCCATTTGTTCGCACAGATCAATCTCCTCCAGATGGGGGTAATGTGGTTTGAGTTCCACATGCAGCCTCATGGCTTTAATATAGAAATCGGGGTGATATGTGTGGACATGCCCCGGCACACGGTCATACCTCTCCAAGTCAAACATACTTTTTTCATACGTAAATTCCAACCCCAGATGGTGTAGAAACACTGCAAACCGGGCTTCCAACAGGCTCCTAAACCCAATGCCAAACACGGTAGTGGGTTTGGCGACAACAGTCCCGCCGCTGCTGTGAGGGATGAGTTCGTGGGTGGTAAGCTTCAACTCTGGGCTTTGTGCTTCCTCCATCACCACCTCATCAAGTTTACTCTCGGTTGTCGTGTTCCCGGATTGGCGTTGAAGCAGCAGATAGCCCCGAATGGTGTACCCGTTGGAGTTGGTCAATGTCACTGCTGGTTTGAAGTTTTGTTGAATGGTGAACATACCGGCTTTAAAGAAACGTGTGTGCGGCTTGGTTTGATCACAAATGTAGACTGGGAAGGCGATGTTGTTGTGGGTGGTTTTTTTGATGGCGTCGTTATAGGAGCCGTAGTAAATATTTTCAAACACAATAAAGTCTTCCGTTTCCCAGTTTTGAAGCTTGCGTTGGTCCAGGTTTTGTTGGAAGGACGCGCGTGTGCAGTGCAAGCCCCTAATGATTTGCAGGCCTTTAATAATGAGGTTGGTTTTGTCAAAGTTCATGCCAGGCCGGGGGTGCAGGCTGGTGATCACTTCCGCGGCACACTCCACATCCCTTTGGAACCCGTCTTCTGGCACACCACTGTACATGTCTTTCACCAAGTCTACGGTGGCGATCATGGGTTCAGTGAAAAAAATAAAGTTTATTTTGTTGAATGAAAGAAAAAAAAATATGAAAAGTTTTAAAAACAGACAGTTTTATGTGGTGCTGGACTTTGAGGCAACGTGTAAGGACGGGGATCTGATGACACCTCAAGAAATCATTCAGTTCCCGGCGGTGTTAGTGGACGGGTATAGCTTCCAGGTGTTGGACACTTTCAATACGTTTGTGAAGCCCCAGTACAGCCCGGTGTTGACTGACTTCTGTAAGACGTTGACGGGTATAACGCAGGAGGAGGTGGATAAGGGGGTGTCCTTTACCACTGCGCTGTCTCAGTACCAGGAATGGTTAAAGAACCATGGTCTGTTTAACAACTACACGGTGGTGACCTGGGGGAACTGGGATTTGATGTGTATGTTTCCGGCGCAGTGTGAGCTGTCAAGTGTAAGCGTTCCGTGGTGTCTGCGGACATGGTGTAACCTGAAGTATGTAATTAACCGTGTCATTGGCATCCACCCCAAGGTGACCTGTAAAGAGGTGGTGACCCAGTACTTCAACCTCCCCTGGCACGGCACGGTACACAACGGGTTGCATGACTCCTTGAATGTGTCTCAACTCCTGCCGTACTTTGCCAACAACGGCCAGATGCTGCCTCTCACCCATTTGACCAACCACGGCCGGAAGAGGTGGCATCACATCCAACGCTCGTTTTGGAGCAATAATAATAAATCTGTACTTTAATCAATATATTTTGCAATTTGTTTTTCAATGTAGCGCTTCACTTTAGTGGTGGGTTGGAAGAAGCACTGGTTTTGCAGCCTTCTTCCGGCGCAAAGAATGACACTTGCCACCAAATGGTCCGAGTATTTCTTAATTTCTGTGCGTGTCGGGTTTTTCAAAAGGAAGGATTGCATGCTTTGGCGGATGAGGCGTAGACAGTTTTTAAACTCACCCAAGTTTTCAAACCCCTGACATAGCACAGGGTGTCTTGAAATTTCATGTTTCATTTTTTTTTCAAACCGGTTCATGTATTTATGAGTGGCTTCCACACTGGGTTTCCTACGGTAGTGGCCCTTCCTCCAGGCGTAGCCAATGGGGCAGTTGGGTAGCTGTGTTGCTAGGCCTGGTTTATACACACAGTGACCGGGTATCCACTGCATTGCGGGATCCATTAATTAATTCAATATATTTGGTGTTTGTTTATGATATACATGGAAAAAACTGGTGGTATAATAATGGTGTTATGGTGTTACAAATCATTGAGTGCAAGGTAACCACCGGTGGAGCCCCCTCCTGTGCGATAGTTCTTGACAAATTCTTCAAACTCATTCACCCTTTCCGCCCGTTTTTCCACCACCTCCTTTTGCATGTCCGACACCACGCTGGGGACGTTTAGCTTGTTGGTGACATAGTCAGCCACCATGACCCTGAGCCGGTCTCGGTCACCGTTGCAAGACGACAGAGCCCTCACAACGCAGTCGGTGCCCATCTGGATCTTGTGTTGCACCAGTTTCAGTGTTTTTTCAGAGGGGAATGCACCCACTTCGTATTCCCGGTTGCGCTTGATGTGCTCCTCCACCGGGTCAATGAACTTGACCATGCACACATTCATTGCAGCGGCAATGTCAGAGTCGGTGCACTGACGAATAATATTTTGGGAAGCAATGCTCCTGATTTCATCCTTCATCCCCCTTTCAATGCCCTTGAGGGTTTTGCGGGTGACCTTGACCTGACGGTCGTACCCCTCACGCCAGGTTTCACCCTTTACACAGTGGCGCTGGTTGTGTGACTTGGAGCCAGCTGGGAGTCGGACACAACGTCCTGGAATGTGAATACTTTCAGACATATTTTTATTGTTAAAGCAATACTTTTTTTTTTACAATAACTCAAACTGTTCTTCATCCGGTTCTATTTTTACAACTTTTTCCATTTTTTCCACATTTTGCGTATTCTCCATTTTTTCGTTTTCCATTTTTTCCGTTTTTTCTGCCCCTTCCTTCACCTCATTTGATATAGGACAGCTAAACAAGTCATTGCCCCTTTTCAGCAGGAGATTCACCGCCAGTTGCAACAAATCATCCGACATTCGTTTAAACCTGTTTTTACTGTGTATTTATATTTTTTGTGCAATGTTTTAAAATAAATGCTGGTCGAAACCTTCCTAGTGGCTTTCATTTGCACTTCTGTGTTTATAGCTTTTATTGTGGTGGTGGTGGACTTTTACTGCGAGTGGATTAATAAGAAAGCAGCCACTGTGTTGTTGCCAGAGCTGGTGGAAACGCCCACGTACACCAGCCGCATCCTGTTCACCCGCAACTTCAGCACGTGCAGCACGGGGGTGAATGAGGTGACAGACGCCCTTCTGGACTACATTTCCAACATTGACACCGTGAGCCAGCTCAAGTACACCTCATTCTATGTGATGGACACCACTGAGGAGTTTACCGTCGCGGACAGCCATGGCATCACCGGCTTGGTGAACAAGATTTTGAATGATGACACCACAGGCGCGGTGAAGTTCCTGTCGTTTTACATTCAGAGCTCAAAGCTGTCCATCACAGAGTTGCGGAAGTGGGTGAGCGAGGTGCACAGTGACTACACTGTGAATAAGAACAATGAACTGGGGTCAAGGCGTTATTTCTTTAACCAGCTGCCTGAAACTCAAGGCCGGGGTGAGAAGAGGTTGACTCTAAAGTTTGACATGACGCCGTTTGACACCACCAAGACGCTGGACAATTTGTACGGGGAGCACATTGACCGGGTGCAAGCACGCGTGGAGCTGTTTAATGATAAGGTGTGGTATCAAAGCAAGGGGGTGCCCCACACGTTGGGCATTCTGTTGCATGGTGAGCCCGGGTGTGGCAAGACGTCGTTGATCAAGGCCATTGCCAACGACACCCACCGTCACGTGTTTAACATTAGGTTGACCGACCAAATGACCAAGGAGCAGTTGAGCAGCCTGTTTTTTGACACCAAAGTACAGGTGCGCAACAAGGATGGTAACACTGTGCAAATGATTAACATCCCGTTGAACCAACGGCTGTATGTGTTGGAGGACATTGACTGCGCCGAAAACACCGTGCTGTCGCGTGTGGAGGATAAAAGGGGGGGAGCGTTGAAGACACCCAAATCCAACCTCCCCAACTACGCGGAAGACATGTTTGGGGAAAGGGAGCTTGAGATGTTACGAGAGCAAGTGAACAAAGAAAAGGAGGAGCGTATTGATTTAGCGTTTTTATTAAACATTCTGGACGGCATTTTGGAGACGCCACAGCGTTTGATTGTGATGACCACAAACTACCCGGACAAGTTGGATGCGGCGTTGCTACGGCCTGGCAGAATTGACCTCATTTTGGAGTTCAAGAAGTGCAGCGTGGACATGCTGATCACCATGGTGGATAACTTTTACGACAATGAAGTGGATTTGACGGTGTTGGAGGATCCGGTGTTGAATGGGGTTCTAAGCCCCGCGGAGGTACAGGAGGTGTTATGCAACTACATTGATGATGACAATGGCGCGGTGCATTACATCAGGAAGTTGGCGCTGGACAAGTTGAAAACATTTTTCTTTGACACACACAATAACATCCACACTCATAACAGCCCCATTAGCGAGAAGAGGGAGATAGCAGAGCCTCCTATTTTGGCACCTTTACAAACTTCTGCGCCTTTAGAGACCTTGGCACGTTTACAGCCTTTGGCACCTTTGGCACTTTCAGAGACGTTGTCGACCTTAGAGCCTTTGGCACCTTTGGAACCTTTGGCGCCTTTAGAGCCTTTGACAACCCTGGATCGTTTTGATTGTGGGGGTTTCCTTGAAGAAAAGTGCTGTTCAAATTCAAATGGACGCACACTTCTGAGGGACCCACGGGATTATATCAATCAAACGGCACCCGAGTCTGACGCAGCACCTTCTTCCACGAAACGCCAAGAGCCGCAGTGGTTAAAATATCAGTTGTAAAAATAAAGTTTAAATGTCTTTAAAAACTTGGACTATTGTTATTATTGTTATTATATTACTGTCCATTCTAGGGGCTGTGCTGGGGTTAGCCTGCACCAGCTCACATGCCATAGACAGGGATATAGCATACAAAGCTAACACTTCTTTCCCTCCTCTATCCAAGTTTGTGTCTAAACTAAACACCATGTACATTCCATACGATAACAACCAGTTACCACTCACCGTGCCAATGACATGGGATGAGGAGGAGGGTGGTTACATGATCACCATTTCAATCGGCGGCTCCTGGATTGAGCTAGTGTTTGACTCCGGGTCCTCCCACATTTCCGCCAAGGGTATGGACTGTGTGTGGAAACAGTGTGATGACAACCTTAACTGCACCCTCACCAGCTGTCCTAAAACATCCTCCTTTGTCCCCCGGGGGCCACAGGTTTCTGTAAACAAACAAAACATTAGCTTGTTGGAGTATGGGTCTCAAAAGAGTGAGGTCACTCACCACGTGGAGACGTTTTCAATGCTGAACCTGCGCCCCAATTGCGCCGACTTTATACGGGTGGGTAACTTTACAACGGTGCAAGAGTTTTTGCAAAACCTGTACCCAGCAGGTACACCCATGTCAGAGTTTGGCCCCACGTTGTTATTCAACATTTTTTCCATTGAGGGGTCCACCACCAGCAACATTTTTGGCATTGCTCAAGACAATGAAGCCAAGAAGCAGTCGGTTTTGGACGCCTTTTTCCCTGATGACGGAAAACATGCGAGAGTGTGGTCAATTGCATGCAAGCCTTCTCATGCCCTGTTTTCTTTAGGGGCGCTGAGGTGTTACGGCACCCCCAAGTTCGTCCCATTGTTGCTACCTTCCTCTTTTAAAAAGTTTTTAACACTGTTTTACACCGTGAAACTGCGGGATATTGTTGTCGTGAATGGGGCGGGAAAAAAGAATGTCCGGTCCAATGCGTTGCCCAAGTTTGTGGTGTTGGACACGGGCACTACATTCACGTACTGTAACAACTCTCTTATCAACGGCTTGGCGAAAGCAGGCTACACCAAAGATAAATCTGGTATTGACTTGGTGCTGGGGTCTGCGTTAAACAGTGTTACTTTACACTATGACCCTCCTCAATTAAAAAACGCTTTCTCCACGGAACTCTCGGATTTGGATGTGATGTTTAACAATACACCCGTGTTGCTACTGGGGGTGGAACAAATGTTTAATTTTTATTTTGAGTACAACCTAACAGAACAAATGTTGGGCATTTGTAACATTTCCACTTTTTAGTTTGGATTCATGGACTACTACTCGTACATGGAACTCCCACTGGAACTTGTGCTGCACTTGCCGCTGGGGGAGGAGTTCACTCCCAGGCCGCCGCCTCCCACGCCGTGCATTTGTTTGGTGCTGGAGGGCGTGTCCTGGGGGGTGAGACAGTTTTGGAGCAGCTTAATCCGTTTGTGTTTTTAAAGTAGCAGGAGCATCTCCGGGTAGCCTTGTTCAATGTAAGAAAATCCAAATTTGAGGTAACAGCGCCCGGTGTCGGAGCAATCATCCAGTGTCACTGCTTTGATTTTATTTTTTCTGAGTTCGTACACCAATCTGTTTAATAAAGCTGTTGCAATGCCATGATTACGCCATTCTTCATGCACAAACAAGTGGGTCAAGTGGAAAAGACGGGAAGAAAGGAAGTGGCCTTGAAGCGTCCCCAGTTCCCGGGTGGAACACACGGAGCCGTAGTAAATTAGCGACAGTAATGTTCCATTCCGTTTTTTGGTGATCATGATTTTGTTCTTTAAAGTAAAAAGATGCAAACAATAATAGGTATAACAAAAGAGAAACATAAAACTTTGTTCACGGGCAATAAAAGAACGTTTACCAAACCAACCACTGACTTTGTATATGGTCACCAACTACTACATGAAAACATTCCAGTTGAGTACGTGGGTAAGTTGCCCAAAATAATTCATCAAACTTGGAAAGACGGCATGCTACCATCGCGCTGGTGTAAATATTTTGACAACTGGCATGAAAATCACCCTGATTTCCTACATGTGCTGTGGACTGACAATGACAACGATAACTTGGTGGAGCAGTACTACCCCGAGTTTTTAATGTACTACCAATGGTTACCCCTTATGATCCAAAAAACGGATTTGGTGCGTTTAATGTACTTGCATAGGTTTGGAGGCATTTATGCGGACTTGGACTATGAATGTTTTGATAACCTACTGCCACATTTGCCTCAAATGCACGGAGTAATGTTGGTAGAAAGCCCCCTCACTTTCACTGAAATAACTCAAAATAGTTTAATGATTTCAGAACCCGCGCACCCCTATGTGTACAATGTGTTAACTTTAATTAGTGAAATTTGTGATGATGTGATGGACTTGAAGAGCATCAAGTACCCCTTTAGCAATCTGTACAAAAATTTGTTTTTTGGGAAATTGTTGCACACATTGTCAACACTGTTTCTAACCGGGCCTTCAACACTGGATAAAACGTTTGTGAGAGCCTCCTTAATTAGTAAGAATGACTCCAACGCGGAAGTAGCAATCTTACCTCATGACATTTTTTATGAAGGCATTATTTCCAAACACCATCACAATGGTTCTTGGTTTGACGGTAAAAAGTTGTCTCAAGTATTTTTTATAGCCATTGCATTTACAGTTATTGCAATTGTATTAACCAGTGTTCTCACCACCTTTTATTCTACAAAAGCAGTGTATCTAAAAAAATACCAAAAACGTTATTCGAATTAACTTTTTGTAATTCTATAAGAAAACTAGAATGTTACACCACTATTGTGTTAAAAACAGTGGGATTGTGAATCCATTCCCACTGGCTCAAGTGGAAGCCAGAGATACGGAGCCTGTACCTGTTGAAGCCAGAGATACGGAGCCTGTACCTGTCCAACCCAGAAACATTAACGGCCCGTACTACACGCCTGTAGAGTTGGCGTTGTTGTATGGATTCCCAACTGGTCCTGGTATGGACGGCTTTTTTATTTAAAAATAACCACATCACTTCCTTTTCAATCAAGGCCAGCAGCGCCATCAGTGGACCCAAAACCGCCGTCGTTCCTGCTAGTTGCTTCAAATGCCTGTACTTCCAAGACTTGTACAGGTGGCAAGAGGGGCAAAAAAATGAGTTGACACAGCTTAATGGGTAACTTGAACAAAAGGTTCTCAATTGAGCCCTGACTCACTTCAGACAACACCACTTTGATGCTGCCGGTGTAAGTGGGGTCAATGACACCCATGGAGTTGGTCAGAATCACATCATTTTTTACTATGCTGCTACGTGGCACCACCACGCAGAAGTAACCACTTGGGGGTTGCACCGCAATGCCAGTGTCAAACATGAAAGAATTAATTGCCACCGGCTTTTCATATTCAATCAGTGTCAGATCAAATCCGGCCTCCAAAGGGCCGGCGCGTGTAGGGATAACCGCGTTTGGAGAACGTTTACAAAATTGGATCATTTTTTGATAACTACAATAAAGATATTTTTTATTTTACACAATTATGACGCAGCTTCTAAAACTTTTAGAATTAATGGATACAATAAATGACTTGAAAAAAGAGATTCTGCGCTTGGAGTTTGAAAACATTTCAGAATTGGATCCCAACCCGCTTCTCCAGAATTGGATTGAAACCTTGGACAAGGAAGCCGAACATTTGTTTACACAATTGGAAAACATGATATTATCACAGTAAAGAAAAAAAGAGGTATTTAAAACGCGAATGTCTGCTGCGCCTTCACTTCCAAATCAGGTTCAAATAATTGCTCAAAGACTCCAAAATTGTTTAGGTACTCTATTTGAAAACCTTCCCAACGTTCTCACTTTTCGTGACTTTAACCTGTTTGAGGTATTACAATCATACCGGGGGTGGGACAGTGAAGAACATGAAAATGTTGCTATTGTGTTACACGAACTAATTAAACCCACTGCCGGCTTGAACAACAGGTTGAATGTGTATGAATTATTTCAATACTCACAGAAACAAGAGTTATCTGCGAGTGAAGTAACTACTTTTGAAAACAATGTTAACACCCTATTCAACTTGGTGCCGTTGTGTGTGTCGAGTGTAAATGTGTGTGCCCCCAACACCACGCTCCCTTTATTAGCTTTAAAATTCAATGACAGGTTCAAGTTGGTGGTGGGGGACATGGGTACGTTCCAATTCACAGTGGAAGCCAAGAGCGGTCCGTACATGGCGGTGATTCGTAGTGGGAAGCTATTACAACTACAGTTGGAAGGCAAAAGGAATGAAAGTGGGGAAGTGGAGATAGTGTCAACCTTGCAGTCAATGCAAGAGTTGGGGGAAACACAAATGTTACGCCATTTGTTTGCATGCGTGTCCACTTTTTTTGGGGCAACTCAAATGGTGGTGAAAGAAAGCAATGTCACTGAAATGATTCAATTTGTGTTGAGAGATACTCAAAATTCATTTTTAGGAAACCAATTTGATTTCCAGTACCCCGTGGATGCAGATAACTCGTATGAACATGTAATTCAGAATAGTACTGTGAATACGTGTATTAATTTGCAAAAGGCTTTAAAGGGACCACCAACTCTAAGTGCTAGAGACTTTACAAAAACAAAGACAATCCCAGGCGTCACAACCCAAACTTTGTTAGAATATGTCACAAGTAGTGATGTTGTTGCAAAAAATAGGTTGTACCAGTACTTGACTACTTTAATAAAAAGTGTGCTTCAGCATGAAGCTGACAAACGGGCACGTGAGGAAGTCACCCCTGAGGATTTGTTGTTTCATGCTTTTTTGAACATGTACCAATCTCAACAAAATCTCTCATCCGATTATGTGAAATGTAAAAACTGTTCCACACTGTTACTACTAAATGTCTGCTCCACTACTGTACTTACTTTTCAAGACTTGCAAACCGTTTCTCAAATTGCGGTGCAGTACAATAAAATGCAGTACTTGTTTGATGTGACACGCAAGGGGTTGCGCAAAGTTTTGCTGCATATCCAGTTAAATTTGAGTATTTTAGAAATTTACTTGAAAACGGGTCCAGACAATGTGATTGAATCCGGTTTGGAAATAAAGATGCATCAAGGGTACAAGTTAGCTAAAAACAAGCAGCTCAAGGAGTTGCCGTTGTTTCGCGAACTCTTTATGTGCATTTCAAATTCGTTTAAAGTGTCAACCATGAGCGCATATGAAAACGACCCGGTCATCATATTCAAGCACATGTTTGGGGAGGCGCAGAACATTTTTATAAGCCCCAAATTTAAGTTTCAGTTTGTAGATTATTCGGACTACGCCAGAGACAGACAAGTCCTGCTGGACACCCCCATGAACGAGTTTTTTACTCTTTTTGACGTAAAACATGCATCTGCAGGCACTTTGAGGGAGTACTTAACCACCACTGAACAAACAAATTTTTATGAAAGTTTGATTCTATTTTTCACAGCCAGGGATCCGTATGTAAATGATTTGGGTAATTTATTATGGGACGTGTACAATGCACACAAGACTTTAACAAGTCGGGTGTTAATGTGCAATGAATGTGTTTAGATGAGACTATAAAAAAGATATATAAACGTAAAACATGCATCCTTTCATAAAAAAAAGTTGACTACAATAAAAATGAATGTCCTTGGAACTCCTTTAATTTCTTGCTCCGCTTTCACCGGTTGGAAACGGGATGGCTATTGCACAACTGAAGACGCTGATCATGGATTTCACGTGGTGTGTGCTCGTGTTACAAAAGAGTTTTTGCGGTTTACAAAAAGCCGAGGCAATGATTTGGTCACACCTACTCCTTTTTTCCCAGGCCTGAAAGAAGGAGACTTTTGGTGCCTTTGCGCTGCACGTTGGCTAGAGGCTTATCGTGCCGGCGTGGCGCCACCAATTGTGTTGGAAGCTACAAACGCCAAGGTGCTAAAAATGATTCCGTTGGAAATCTTGAAACAGAACAGGCTTTAAATTTGTTTTCAAGTGAACAGTAAACCTGAATATGAGTCTATAAAGGTTTTCATAGATCCTATACCAGCATCAATTGTCGCAAATTTTATTGTGGGTGGAGATGAACTGCCATTATTTAATGTAAATAATGGTAGCTCTGATTGGTTTGAGCCATTACACGTAGTCTGAGTGTTAGTGGGATCGCATGCGCACACGGCGTTTCTAGAAGGTGTTGAAACTGGAGTCTTTGCATCTTTACAGTATCCAGTTGGAGCACCAGCTACAATATTTTCACTCAATGATTGGGTCATCATGGGAGTTGTAATTTGATTAATAGGTAAGCACTGATTATTATAAGGGATTTTAAGAGTAGGGTCGATTTTCATTTTTTTTGGGTCGCTATTACGATTAGGATTCTGTAAATACATACAATTGTAATATTCAGCGCCAGTCCAATCAGCTGTATCAACGGTCTTGCATTTGCCGGTACCATCTGGAATGGAAAAGTTATGTAAACTATTGGTCCCATCAGTTATAGAGGTGCACATTTGAACGGTGTAAGCAATTTTTGGGCAAGTAGTTGTCCGGGATGGTGAGGAACAAGCAGTGCAAGGTAAAGTTGCACATGTAGATGGAATGGCGTTAACAGTTAAACTATATGTGGTGTCGGTATTTCTTATCGGTAGATAGTCCACGACTGTTGTTAAGGGGCCACTATATACTGAAGCTGCTCCATCTCTGGTCAAATTATAAGTAATGCTTGTAGCTTTATCTGCTGGTAACGCATTCCATGCTAGTACAATAAACACAGAATCTGCTTGTTGTGATGGACTTGAAGGGATGTTTTTTAGTGGAACAATAGAACCTAAGAAAGTTGAACCGCTGCTAGGTACAGAAGGAACTCCTGCGTTAATTAATCCCGCAGTTAAGGCATCGCTGACTACACCAATTTGTGCAAGTGCAAGGGTGGTCATGGTAGATAACTTTGTTGCTACTTGAGAGGCCTTTAAAGGTAAAAATGACACCGAGGGGACTTCACATGACGAAGTTGGTGCAGACGACACCTGAAATGTGAAAACACTTGCATTATTAAAATAATAGGATGTATATTTGGATATATAAGTTCCATCATACTGTAAAGTTTTTACAATAATTAATAGTTTAAGATTAGTACTGGCTGGGACAGGGTTCACGCTTTGATCAGGATAAATTGTGAGTTGTACCGTGTTTGCTGGGCTATTAACAAGTTGTACATCAGATACGTAGCCCGTCCAGTGATTTGATGTACTTTCATCTAATATGTTATAATAATATATTAGACTCAACATATCCGCCACACTGGTATTAAACGTTACATTTACATAAACGTTATTTGTATTTGAGGTTGTATTACTAGGAGAAGTCAATGTAAGACTACCGGTGTAGGAGGTTACATCGTTGCATATGTTTAATGCGGTGTCAAATTTCCAGTTTTCTGAATCGGGACGACAACCAGTTAATTGTGGCAAACAGGAAACAGCATTGGTAGAGCTATAGCAGTATCCATTTGAAACATTATTACATTTAGTTTTGTCTAGTGTGTAATTTTCGGGGCATGGTAATGAGGGTACAACACAGTTACTATAAGTTCCTACAGAACACTTGTTTGTACCAGTGTTGTAACAGGGACCAAGAGATCCAGTTGGGCAATTATTTGGATCTACACTTGAATTAGTCCCGCATGTGGGTATGTCTCCAGCTTGCCTGCATGTCCCAGTGTTGTTACAGACTTCTCCAGTTTGCAGTAGTTGATGATTTACTGGGCAACCGTCTGCAGTATATTCACAAGCCGGTTGCAATGTAGTGTTATCTAAAATTGTACAACTCCCATTTTTGGAATCAAAACCATAGGTAAGTCCAGTGCAAAAATTTGCACCATTTGGCCATGTATAAGGATACTGCAATCCGCTACAAACATTTTGAGGAATCATACAAGTTTGGGATGTTGAATCATACCCATGAAAATTCAAGTTTCCCCCAGCTTTCGTACAAAATGAATTTTTACAAACTACTAAACCACAGTTTTTAACCATAGCTTCATAGTCGGTGCCGGAAGATTGTATGGTATTAACGTCTACACAAGTTCCTGCTTGTGTTTGTATTTGCCCGCTAACAAGACCTGTGGTTTGGTTAATCGTCAGTTGCGCGCATGTTTCCTTTACACAACCTGGTTTTGAGTTGTTAGGTATGTAACCAGTACTACAATTACACTCATTTTTGACGGCATCCCAATTAGCGCTAGGGTCGCAATATGTTGTACAAGTGCCAGCAGTATTATTTGTTTGGTTTAAAACTTTGCCTGCGACACAGGCACATTTCAGAGGTGTGTTGGCGGTTTGCGATAATGCCCCAGTGCATAAATCCAGAGTTGTATATTGAACACAGGGTATATCATTTTTAAGTAAGTTATAGCCAAATTGGGTGTCATACTTACATATATATGTGTCCTTATCACATTTTTTATGTGATAAAACATTATATGTGGAACCAGAAGGACATTCGCAAGTGTTAGAGGTTGTATCCAATGTTGCAGTATCATTGCAAATAGGAACACAAGTTCCGTCGGTGTATAGCACCTCATTTTTTGAAGTACAGGTACTACAATCAACTCCATTGTTTTTAGAAGCTGAGTTACAAGAATCTGATGAATCATATTTACCACAAGGGACAGTATTTTTAAACAATATATAGGCATTTTGTCCATTGTCTGCACAAGTCCAAGATGCCGAAGCGTCAGCTGCAGAAGCTGCTTCCGATTTCTTTTTAATTACTAAATATACTGTACAGGAAATTGCAGCGGCTATCACAATTGCCCCCACAGTGGATCCAACAATTATTTTTTTTTGTTTGGTAAGCGGCATGTTTTAATTTACATTAAACAAATTATATTTTATGTTTGCTTTTTTATTTATTAGGAGCACCAAGTGTTACCAAGTTCGTTTGACACGGGTTTACACTTGCCATTATAGTCACTGCAACTATTTATGGTATTATCGTTTGGACAGCAACAGCCATTCACATACTTGGTGAGGGTTGCATCTGTAGTACAGCAACCTTGTTGTTGGTTTAAACCAGGGTACTGTACAATTTCTTGTTGGTAAAGGTATGCATTTAAGTTGTTTTTCTCCCACGAACCGCACACTGCATTTTGCTTACAAGAATTAGAATTTTTTAAGTCACAGTTAGTAGGAGTAGGAGAGGTATAATTAGGTAATGGACAGTTGTTAACCCCGTAATTTGTATCCCACTTGTGTTTTATGCTAGTGTTAGTTTGAGTGTCATCCAGAAACGGCGTAACATTCATAATTGCGGGATTAATAGTATTTAGGTTATACTTAATAATGAAACTTGCCAGATTGTTCACCCTTGATGTCCACTCATTTTCGCTAACAACGTTCGTTTTTACCCCGGTAACTTCAGCATAAGCCGCGTTGCATAGACCCCAATCAACTGAATCCGGACAGTTACAAGCCGCACTTTGACAATACTGATAACCTTCACACGGGATAGTAGTACTGGAACTTGGCGGTATACAACTTGTTTCTTCTTCTGACTGCATTGGATGCCTAACAGTAGTAACTGCGGACATTTTGCCACATCCTTGTCCGGCAGCTTGACAAGTGTTGTTTTCATCAATATCATAGCAATTATATATTTGCATTTGTGTTAAGTCATATTTGGTGTTGTCGGTGTTGTTAATTAAACAACTAAAATCTCTCGCACTAAGTACATCTTCAGTATTTATTGGCGAGGAACAATAGTTTTTCCCTGCTTCATATATCATAAAGTTACCCGGTTTAAAATCTCCTTCAGGTTTTATAGGGTTTATGTTATAGCAAATCTTAGAGCTGTATAGGGTTGTTGGTACTCTTACTTGTATTGGCAACGCCTCTGAAACACATTTTGAGTCTTCAACTCCAGGATCAATTCCCGACCACGCGTACGCAATTATTGTAAACAACCAAGTGTATTGGGGATCTGATGACAGAGGCTGCAGCCAGTTACCAATCGTATTTTTGTTTGCCATCAATCTTTTTGTCAAAGGTGTTGGCGTGAGTTGTTGTACATAAACTGCATAACTCACGTTCGGGTTGGTTATGGAGCAGGTACTCTCAATATCTTGTTTTTGCGTAGCAGTAACTGTGGTGTCCCATGCACTAATAAACATAGCTGTGGTGTCACTGTAACCATCTCGACAATATATACTGGTGCATGGAACAATTATATAATCATCTGAGTTTCCATTTGGTAGCGAGTTGTTCCATATATCCGTGCTGGGTACCGAAAACGCTTGAATGTTACTAATAGCGCTGTTGGCAGAATTTACAGCACCTGTTACATCGCTAGCCAAACCTAAAGCTAGCTCTCTACTCAATACAGGTGTTAAAGATTTGATGGGGGTAGGACCGTTTGGATTGACGGGCACAATGGGCACTGTGAGTTCAACTTGATAAGGCGTAACTAGTGTATACTTTAAGAAATAACTCGAATTTTCTACGCTCTGGTACACTTTAAAATCAAGATAATATATACCTTTTGTGAGTATGATTTGAAGATTCTTAAAATTTGCTGAAAATGTAAACAGGTCTGTATCAACCACAAGTGCGTCTTGCCATGTATGAGTAGGATCATCCTTCTCTGTAATTGTAAAGTCCCATATTAGAGTACTTCCTAGTAAAACGTTATTCATATCTAATTCAAATTTTCCAGAAATATTGTCAATAGTAGTAGTAACCAAAGGAGGACTGATTGTAATAGATTTCAAAGGAGTAACATCCAAACATGCCAAATTATTCCATTCCCAGTCCATATTTTCAGGCCTGCAGCCAATAACACTAGTTGATGGCACGCAAGCGTTTTCTGGGCTAAAACAGGGCGCATCCGTTGAACAGTTTGCAGTATAATTGGAATTTTCAGGGCAACCGGTTATAGAGGTCGTGCAAAGATTTCCTAGATCGTTATTACTGGGAGCTTCGCATCCATTAGCACCAGTTTTATAAGTATTAGAAATACAACCGTCCAAAATAGAGCCGTTAATTCTGAAAAGTTTGGTTTCACAACCGGCGCTAACCACGCAAACGGGGCCATTCAGGGTATATTGAACATTGCCAAAATTTGGTTGTTCACTGGAACAATTATCGCACTTTGTATGTTGACACAAACTTGAAAGAGTAGCGTCTGCCGCGATGGAGAGGTTGGCAACCTGTACGTCCATGCACTCCGTGCCATCGGTGTTTAACACGTTACCCGAAATGACTCCAGTGTCAGAGTTTACGGTTGCAATGCAATTGATGGTGGTACACCTGCTATTAACGGAGTCCCAAAAATTGTCATTAGCAAGGCATTGTTGTTCGGGGGTTAAAGGGATTACGGCAGGTGGAGGCGCGGGCTTCGGTAGACTGTATACGACACCCAGGGTTAGCGAAACTGCTAACGCAATACTACAAACGGTTAGAATAATAACATATTGTTTTTTCATGGTTTTATTGTTTTACCAACACTTTTTTTCTTCGCCAGTGCTTTAATCCCAAAAGCTCCCCCCACAATAATTCCTATAATAACAATAGCCACCGCCACAATAATGGGCCAATCCTGTTTCAAACGTTGATACACTTGTAAGTTGTTACCCGCGGCTTGAAATAGATAGTCTCCCTGAGCTTCTGCAAGTAAAGCCGCGTTTTGTTGCTGCAGAGGTGTTGGGAAGTTGGTAATGATGGCATCTCCGTTACTGTTCACGGAGAGGTGTCCTATGTAGTCTCCTACATCAGTTGCATATACATCTTTCTTTGCCGACTCATTCAGTTCTTTTTGGAAAGTAAAAGAATCCTCAGCATACACCTTTATAGGGAACTGCATCCCCGCGTCCATTACACCCTGTTGGGCATTGACCGCGGTCTGGAATTTCATAATATAAGCATCAATTGTGTCTTGTGACATTTTCTCATTCAATCCAGCTACGTCATTCACGTCTAATATAAACCCCAATATTCCAGCTGCATCTGCAAAAGATGAAATAAAGCCAAAGGCAGCTCCAAACACCGCTTTGAAAGCCAGCTTTGAGGCCTCGAATGATACCTTTTCCACCGTGCTTTTAATGAGGGTACTAGCGCTCATTTTGGCCAGTAGTTTCTCCGCTAAAGTTTTCCCCACAGTTTCTTCCAAGTTTTTGACAGCCGTTTCTCCTATTTCTTTACCTGCGTTAGTTGCAGCGGAGGTTAGTCGCGAGGTGATTGCCTTTTCAAAACCGGGTTTCAGCATTTTAGAAGAAAACCATTTAGCAACTGTAATTAGTTTTTTAAAGTTATGAAGTCCAATCATGATGCCAATGTTGGCCAGGCCGTCCCTGCTTGTGAGAGCCGATTGTATAGTACCAAGAATGTTCATAATAAAACTGGGGGAAGGGTCTGGCGTAGTGCCGTCGGAGCACACACTATTAACACATGTCTGTAATGGATCTGAACATTTAGTGGTGTCATCACAAGGCGCACCAGAGTAAGGAAGTGGGGTTTGACAGGCAACACCTGTAAAATAGTTTACACAATTGCAAACGCCCGAGTTACAAGTGCCACTAGAGATGGCATCTGTACCATTTTCCGTACTTATTGCGGTGCATGGATTGGTGGCGTCACATTTCCAGCCGGAAGGAGGAATGTTGCATGTAACCCCGGACCAACCGTTCACACACATGCAGCGATTTAACACCGCGTTGTTGTTAATAGAGGAGATATAGACGCTATCAACGCATGAACCTCTGTTAGGACCTCCGCAAGCTGTGCCAGAGTTTTTCTCACAACCGTTTTCACAGTAGTTCCCTGTTTGACCGGACAATGGGTCACAACTGCATCTACCGGAGCCTGTAATTCCGGTTTGTGTGTTTACACTAGCCTCACATTTGCCGTAAGCACCTAAATTGCCGCATGATTTTTTAGTGGCCGTATCTGGAATGCACCCTGCATTACCGGTTGGGGAGATTTCACACTGGCTGCCGCTCCAGTTGTCGGAGCACACACATGCGTTGCTAGTACATGTCCCGTGATCTCCACATCCTATTTCATTACAAGATAAGTTTTTAAAGTTGACATTCAAGTTAAAAGCGCACGAAGATAAAGAAGTGGGTGAAGTAGTCACAACTGTTCCTTTAATATTAGATGATGTTTGAGGTATAAAACACAGTGGTGGCTGTCCCGCGACAGTATCCTTATACGTATACATTGTGAATTCGAATGCGGACGTGCCGGTACATGCATTTTGGGCAAAACTCTGAACTCCGGTGGTAGGATCTGTGGTTACGCAAACAGGAATTGCAGTGCCGCCTTCTGTCGGCCCAATAATGTAGTTATAAGGTAGGGGTTCTCCCGCTTTAGGGGGCGGCGGGCACTTATCGGGATAAATCTTTCCTACACCTGCACCATCTAACGTCAAACAATAAGTTAAAGACATTTTTTTTTATAAGCAACATTATGTTGGAAAACTAAAAATTACTTTCCACAAATTTATTTCGTAGTAGAAATAAAATGTCAGCACTACAAGGTTTCGAAGAAAGTAAACAAGGAGGATCTCCTCGAGGTTATAGTTCAACAAATGTAGACGAAGCTTATGCAAAATTTGTAGATGAACAAAATATAGGAATAAAACAATTACAAAGTAAGAACACTCCGACCCGTAGCCCTGAGTCACATGTTACAACAGAATACAAAGAACCAATGTTGGCGCTTGCAATGGATCTACAACGTAAACTTGCAAAAATTCCATTAGTGTTCACTAACCCAGTTAGGGTGGAAGATGATAAAATAGAGAATGAAGCTGTTGCTACTTATTTTAATGAACTAATTGAATCCATGTCAAAAAATATACGTGATTGGAATAGTGACTTTTATAACACGGATTACAGTGTTAGGTGTTTTGATGAGTTGGTGATTAAAATGTTGGATATGGAAGTGAGTGAGGTCCAAAGCCTTTCAACCTGGTGTAGAATGAACGGTCCAACAGGTGAAACATTGAGATGCTTAAATAATTTACAAAATGTGGATTGGGGGTATGTTTTTGGGGAAAATAAGGAAACCACTCCAGGAAAACTACAGATACCGACATATGAGATCACACCTGACAATAAAATTAGTCATGTCCCCTTTCAGGTTACGACGCCGATGAGTTACAAGTACAAGGTAGTAACCGGCGCAGAAACGCCTTTAAGTGTCCTAGGCACCCAGGAAGTAGAACCTGTTACAGAAGAAAAACTAGAGTATAACCAGTGTTACCGGCAGCTAATTCTTCCAAAAAACAAGTATATCGCCGCTTTTTTAAAGGCAGATGAAAAGAAACAAGAAGTGATTCGTCAACTCATTAAACAAAAGAATGAGGAGTTACAAGGTGGAATAGAAAAGGGTGCAAGCCACAAAAAGGGTTGGAAACAACGAGACGTATTAAAATTGTTTATGTATATTTTTATACTTGCAAGCCTGGGATATGTAGCGTCAATAACGAAAGAATATTATCAACATTGTTCGTATCACTCCGGGTCAGGACCTCCCCCTGCATGCATGATTGGCTATACAGGATCAGACTTTCGCGTCTATTTACCCTCTGAAGAACAAAATTTGAAGACGAGTACTCAGTTACAAATTCCGGGTCTGTATACACCTCCTGGGTATAAAGAGACCGCCAATATTTATTCCATTAATAGTTTATCGGTTCAAGCTTCTTATGGGAAGGCGCCATCCCAGGATATTGTTACAATGATAACTAAATACCTCATTAATTTATGGACTCCTCAAAGCAACGAAGAATATGAACTTGATTTTTCAAACAGCCAATACATTGACATTGCTCTTGAAGCGATTATAGAACTTGAAAACAGTTTGCCTAATTTGTCGGTTAAAAGAGTTCAAACAAATTTGAACAAGTTAAAAAGAAGCATACCTAAGTCAAACGAGGTAATAAACAAGTCCAAAGAAAGATTGATTGGTCTTCAAACTCAAATATACATTTTGAAAACCAACCTGAATTTACATTACGAATTTTTAAATACACGGTTTACACAGACTATCGAATCCATTTCCAAGATACAAGATCATATCCTAAATGTGACCGAGAAATTTGATGACGAAATAAGAGATCTACAACTTGACCCAGCCGCATTAGCTGGAGAAATAGATACAGAATCCGCTGTTGTTGTAAAAACAACAACGAGACCTTTATCGGAAGGCGATAAAAAAGAAAGACTTGAAATCTTGATTGAAAACTACCGGGTGTTGATGCACGATATGGCGTTACCAATTTACTCTCTAGATTCAAAATTAATGTACTTTCCTAAAGAAGTACAAACAATATTATCCGACAAGATCCAGGCTATAGTTGAAAAACTGGTGAGAATATTGAAACAAATGCTTGGTTTAAAAGAACTATTAGGGCCTAATAATATATCTTACTGGAACTCTTTTACGGGCTTTCTAAGGGAAGCAGCATATGGACCAAAAAAGGCCTTATACCCCAGCGTACAAAAAATGAAAAAAGAGTTAGATGAAATTCAGAGAATCAATTTACAAGTTGTGGAACAAAATAGTGAATCTTTTGAATTATTGGCTCAAGTGTTTGATAAAATGAAGACATTGCAACGGAACTTTGCGAATGAACCATATTCGGTTGATAATGAGACCTTTTTGGTAGTCCAGACTCGGGTGTTGGGACAGTACTGCAAAAGTATGGCAATGTTTCTGCCGTCACAGATAGGTATCACTGAAGATTTATTAAAGACTATTACCCCCTACAGCCCCAATGAGATGATTAACTGGTTCCAATTTAACTACAACAAAAAAGTACAAAATATAAATGAAATGTTGTTGTTCTCAAAGCCCTCTCATGTAGCAAGTCGGGTTATCACCGGGGCCTTTATTAATCTAGCAGAAGCCGCCATTGAGTTAGGGCGCTTTAACCAAAAAGCATTGGGTCTTACATTCGCCAACACTACCGTTGCTTTCTCCGTCTTTAAACTGGCTGAGTATTATTGGTATGCGTTTAAAAAACAAAGCGAGTATGCCCAACTAGTGGGTGATTTTGCAATTATTGGTACTACTCCAACTTTTTCTTTGCCTGTTCCATATCTGTGCGACTACAAATTCCCTTATTTTGGGGATCTGACACTTATGCCCTGTTTTGGGGATCTGACAGTTAGCGAGGGTAACATATATGAATACAAAGCTCCCAAAGTTACTGTAAGTGTAAACAATCAAACTATAGAATTCCCAGAGTGGTACATAACCGGCACGAACTATACTGAACTGGAAATTTATCAAAAAATGCTGTTACATATCATTAAAAGATATTCAAACTACGAAGGCCCTTTTTCATAAATAAAAATAAAGTCTTTAACAATTAAAAAATGGAAAATTTTGTGAAAAGTATATGGAGAGAGTTACTTAAAGATTTTTACAAGTTGATGGAATCACCGGCGGAATTGAGTGAATTAAAGGAGTCGGGAGATTTTCCGGAATCCAATAATTTATTACAAAGTTTTAATGCATTTCACGAAATGTATAATATGGTGCCTCTATTTTTAGAGAAAGATTTAACACAACTTGCTTTTGTAAACAAAGTCGTCTCTTCCTACAATTTACCAACAATACTGAACTACTACTTACGCTTTGATAACTTGGACTTGGATTATATTAAAAATGATAAGGGCAAAGGCGAAAAAGTGGAAAGTTCTAAGATAGTAGTACCGGTTATACAAACAACTCCCGACAGGTTTCTAGAGATACAAGAACAAGTATTTAATAATGTGATGTTAACGTCATTAGTTGCAGCTAATGATGTAATAAGTTTTTCTAAAATGTTGGCACGATGGGTTCCAATTGAAAAAGTAGATCCCATTTTAGAGATTCTGTCCGGTCAAAAAATTATTGATCCTCCAATTGTGTGGGACGCCATCAAAAGAGTGTACTTGTGTCCGTTGGAGAACTATCATTGTTCAACAAAGTTACCCGACGTACAAAAGATCAACCATAAAAAAAGTAACTTGAGTGTTCTTTCCGCAGTAGAAGGACTGTCACAGCTGGAAGAAAACCCCTTATGCACACAAATTGAAATAACAGATTTGGCAGAGGTGAAGTTGTATATCAATTTCAATTGTTTTCAAGAAGAATGCAAGACTTCACAAGGTGATTTTTTTAAAGCCTTTACCTTATTTCGAGTACAGCACGCCTACCACTGCGTGTTTGCTCTGGAAGAACAAACTCTATCAAACTTGGAAGGTGGGGCTAAACAGGGGGAGGTGATTGAAGGTGGGGCTAAACAGGGGGAGGTGATTGAAGGTAGTGAAGATAATGATTTATTACCGGCTTACACCAACACTTGGGGTCGTCGGTTATGGGACACGGTTCCCCAACCTACACTGCTCCTAAAGGAGTCGGTTGCGTGGCTGTATCACGCGGTGTTAATGCAGGGAGGAGAAAATAAGAGATTAAGTCAGCTTATGTCCACTCATGAGTTGCCCACATTTTGGAGACAAATTGTGGCTTGGTTTGACATGTTTTCAATGGACACCAAGACAGCGGCTGTTCACAAGTGTAAGCAACTAATGTACGACCGTATTAGGATAGTGACCGACATTACATGTGATGAACTGGATCAGCCGTTTGTGCGACAACAGCTTCAGGAGTACATCCACAATTTGGATTCCAACAACACCGATAGTAATGTTGCGGTGGAGAGTATTTTAGAAAAGGTTTATGATAACACGTGTGAGAAATATAAAGAAAATATAGAGGTGGTACAGGAGCTAAAGTCGGACTTGAATGCTTTTGTAAGAACATTGCAACAGTTGCCCCTTCTTCCCCATGATGAGTATGTATCAGAGCAGGATAAGATTATGCTGCAACTGAAGAATGAGATTCAAAGTGATGTAGCAGAGGTGGAAGCAAGCGAGTTGGAGGTTTTATTGAAAGATGTGAAGTTCAAACGCCAAGTGGTGTCTTTAGATGAAAATACGATGAACCTCGCGGTGACTAGACTGTGTAAAATTCCAAACATCTCTCACCCGCGGGCGCTGCATTGTCTGCGAACGGTGCAGCAACAATCAGCCAGTTTATTTTTTCCATACAAAATGTTTATTTTAATGTCAGAAACCGCGGAGCCCATGAATGAGTTGTGGATAGAGGTGTTGCAAGAGTATGACCGCATTGCTGCTATAAGCCCCAAATTGGCGGACGCGGTGTCTTATGGAGCTATGAATTCCTATAACATTCTTCAAAAGTGGTTGCATTTGTTTTTAACCAATTTGGAGCTCAGTATTCCAATTGCTCAAACTGCTGCCCCTGTTGTGCTGGACACATTGAAATCCTGCCGGTGGGACACGGATGACAAACCCTTGATCATGTTGTTTGAAAAGATAGTCATTACAAATGGTGACTCCTTTATGGACATCCTCCGTGACTCCTTTGTTAAAATAGCTCTACAAGCCGTTCCTGTGTTACCCGGTGACGGCAAGGATGTGCTCTTAAAAATCACTGAAATGGGGGATGACGTATTACAGAAAGCGTCGGGTGGGATTGTGGTGTCCGATACCTTGCATTCATTTGAGGAGTATGAGAGTTACGTACAGGCGGCGGCAGCTTACGACCTGGAGCATGTGGAACTTTGGATGCAGTACAAGTGTTTGTTGCAGTCAATTGTAAAGGAAGGAAGGTCGCTGCAGTGGACTTGGAGTTCGTTGGTGGAAAACTATACAGAACACTATCCCCAGCGAAAGAGTGTAGTGAATGATTGGTTACTAGTGTTTGAAAAGGTTCACCCTATTGTCCATAAGTTAACCCCTGACCAGGATGTGTACAGTTTGGGACTAGACATTCTAGGCCACAATCGAGTCATTTTTCAAACTTACGCCAAAACTATACCCAACTTTGCAGAGACTCCTTTCACGGTGTTAATGGAGTGGCATAATTATTTACTTTCATAAAAATAAAAATGAATATTCCAACTCAATGTGCTGTGGTGTCGTTGGCAAAGGATTTTTTAGTTTTGACGGATACCCAAACCTGTCAAATCCCAATGCCTCAAGGAAAATGGGATGATCTACCAACAGATAGTGACAAGTCTGAATTCCTAAAGTCATTACTAATTTTTTTTAATAATGCTACCATGACATTCAATCCCTATTCGTTGCTAGTTAAATTAATGAACGATGATGTGGAGGTAACAAAGGAAAGAAACATGTTAACATTTGCACCTTCATGTGAATGGTTGAAGCTAATGTTAGAAGGAAACGTTGATTTGGAAAATGTCAAGACACCCTTCATAAACAAAGAGATAGAGCTCCTCCCCTCAAAATCAGTAAGTGATAATATGATGGAGTTGAGGAATCATGTGAACTACAAATTTAAGAAATGGACTGTGCCAAAAAATGTGTATGAAAAAAGTATTCATACCGAAACTTTAATCCTAAGTGTGATGACCACCACCTTTTTAAAGAAACTGGAGGGTGAATCAAAAATTAAAGTTTATGGTGACACATTTACATGCATTCCCTTGGAAGGAAGTGATACAAATATAAATGTTTATTTTTGTCCGCTTTTATTTCATCAAAGTCTATTGTTTTACGCAAATGATACCGAGTTTACACCCGCACCGACAACACCAATAGTAGTATCAACAGCACCGACAACGCCAATAATATCAACAACGCCAATAATATCAACAGCACCGACAACGCCAATAATATCAACAACGCCAATAATATCAACAGCACCAATATCAACAGCACCAATATCAACAGCACCAATAATACCAACATCACCTGTAGAAGAAGAAGCATTAGAAGTCTCTAAACAGAAAAGTGAGAGGCGGAGTTCATCATGGGAGCATGGATTTAATAAACGGAGTCGGTCTTGCAATATTTATATGGGGTTAGTTAAATTAGGTGTAGCGGTTTTTGGAATGTCATGGATGGCGCCTCGCGTTCAAGTGGAAGCAAACATCCCCCCAACTGTATATGCTCCTTTACTAGGTCTAGGTGTTGGTACTTATCCTATACAAAATATTTCAAGTTGTGTAAATGGTTTTAACAATCAGACTTTGTTTTCACATTTTCCAAATTTCACTAATTTACCTTTAGAAGACCAGATTTTACAATCCTGCAACCCGCCAGCTGTGGTAACAAAATATGTAAAACCAACATTTAGTACTCCAGTTGATGATATTTCTACTGAAATACTAACAAGATTCCCTCTTGTTGGGCTTAATAAAGAAAGCATCCTCAAGTTTGAAGGTGAAAAGAAGATAGTTGATGATGATGGGTTAAATGATGTAGAAGATAGATTGGACCAAATTGTGATTGATAATTTGACCAACAACCCTGATCTAATAGCGGATGAAATCACCGGGGAGTTAGAAACACTTTCAAACACAAAATTTGCAAAAATATCTGAAACCGCAGGCTTTAGATCGCAGCTGTATGCGGTGTTGGTTACAAATACATTTAACTATGGTAATAATGTCGCCACCTTGTTGCGACAAGATCGTACCGGAGAACCGCAGCAAGACATGGTATCACAGTTTAACTATATCATTAAAAATATATCCGACAGTTTTGTGGATTCTCTTTGTCACTTTATAAGATCGCAAGGTAACGAGTATATGAGTGATGATGCAGAGATATTATTTGTAAAACCTTTACAGAATATGAATCCGTTTGTAGGCGATGAAATATCAGTCCTAAACAGTCATACTTTAAAGTCGGTTTTAAAAATGAGTATTGGAACCGGATGTTCCCCCTCCCGCCAGGTAAAAAAGGATGTTACATTTAATGATGTTGTAAAAAAACTAGATCACATATTTAATGTGCACGTCATGAGGGATATGTTAAACAACAGAGTTGTTACTGCAAATAAGTGGCTTCCGTTAGGTGTTAACTTGGAGGACGATATGTTATCCCTACAAGGTATTATTCAAAACCATTCTCATGTTACCAAATCTACGTTCACAATGTTTACATCTTACGCAGAAGCTTTCAAGAATCAAAACGAAAAACCCGTGTCTTACAATTCGCTCAGTCAAGCTTTTTCTGAAAAATACGGGGACAATGTTCATATTTTGATAGATCCTATTAATATGTTGGTGAGACCCTTGCAAGAGAGTTTACAAAAACCCGGATTGACCAATTTCGACAGAATGCAGAACAATTTTACACTTGTTAATGATGTATTGAAAATTGCTAAAAGTGCATTGGACAACAAACATTACATTCCTCCTCAAATGTGGGATGCTGCAAAGGTCACTGCTCAGGGGTATTACAAAAGCTTTGGTAATTTAGTTAAAAGCAACTATACCACTAGTGAAGAAATGTCTGTTGCAGTTCAAACAAACAATACTGTGTCCACATTATTAATGAAAACATTTCATGAAAAAGCATTTGAACTATTTAAGAAAGGTGGGTACAAAGAAGAAGTTGGGGATGAAGAAGGAGAAGTTTTGGACGATGAAGAAGGAGAAGTTTCGGACGATGAAGAAGGAGAAGAAAAAGTTGGGGTAGAGGAGGAACAAGATCCACTACTTGATGAATTATTTGGTTTATTAACTCAGAATGAAGAAGGGGTTTCAGATGTTTTATGGTTGAAAATGTTAAATGTTGCTAAAATTAGGGAAAATCCAAAGTTTGCAACAAAGCTTTTGCCTTTTGCTAAAAAAGATGTATACTTTTCAATAGGTGACTGGCAAAATGCAGTGTCTAATACAATAGGGTTTAATAACACAGGGATGGCAAAAGTGGAAAGTGAGATAAATAATTTAATACGGCAAATTGCACGCAGTAAATACAAAACACCATCAGTGGAAACGCCAAGTCAGGAATATGTTCTCCTGGACTTGGCTTACAGAGCATTTAAACTTGAAAATATAGAACATTATAGTAAAAATATAACTGATGAACTAATAGACAAAACCGCAGCTAATTTAGACAAAAATACACATTTACAAAATGAAACCATCTACAAATTTGCAAGGGGTCAAGTAAATCGTTTACAGACTGAAAGAGGATTCTACAAAAGTTTGGACTTTTTATGGAATTTGGCGGTAGGTATAACTTATTTTCCTGGATATATGAAAACATTATTAGTACGAGATGTAGCGGTAAAATACTTATTATAAAGCGTTGAACCAATTTGCCTCCTATTTATGAACTTTGCGTACAACCCAAAAAACAATGATCAACACCGCTGAGAAGATCACAGACACCAACAGCCCAATAAACAATTGAAACTCTTTACTGTTGTCACTTTGTGCCACGGACGCGCCCTTTTGTTCCAACAAACTAATCACTGAATCTGGGTTGGAGGCAAATAGGGTGTCAAACTCCTTTTGCACCGTCGTTAATAAATTACTTTTGTGTATATAACTTTGAATTTCATTGTATAAAGCTTTCCGTTTGTTGTTGGCTTCAGGGGTGTTGGGCCAAAAAAATGCCAACGGCGAAGTCACGTCAATGGGCACAATTTTTTCATCAATTTCCTCATAGTCCGCAGAAGAGCCGTGAAACCCCAGTGTGTGACAAACCAATCCATTTTTTTGATACACACAGTTGTAACCAGGTTTCAAATCAGACACGTTCGCAAGGTTGCGGCTTTCACTGGGTTGCACAATAGTCCCCGGGAATGCATCACCTGCCAAGTCCGGCAACCCAGCCACAACATTGGCTTCCAACCCACAATCGTTGGAACCACGATGGAACCAAAAGTAGCCACCACCCCGTAACTGGGTAGGCTGTCCATTAAAGCCATGGAAATCACCGGATGTACCCCACTCAGTCCCCCAGCTGTTTCGTACTAACCAAAAGGGTATGTTCTTAAAAACCCCCCAACCAATTATAACCACCGCATGGGCAGTGCCGGTGCTCTGCGACTCCCCATCCCACTTGTAAATCAAACTGGTTTCAGTGGACCCCAACACGGACTTACCGTCAAACTTTTGACCCCCTCTCCCCGTGGCGCCGTAGCTGGTAATAAAGTCTTCATACACAGTGAAGCCGGTGGACACGGGGCCGTTCTGGTGAATCTCCAGCTGAATTTGTTCCACCTCGGGCGCCACCGAGTACGCATTCAGAGCTCTGAACATGACAAGCAAAGGCTGGTCCCAAGGCTCCATGCCCAATAATTGAGAACTAAATGTCTTCAACTCCTTGGTTTGCTGCTGTGACCCCAGCCGTTCCTGTTCCAACTTTTCTTTGCCGGTAACAATCAGGTCCACCAGAGTGTTCCATTCGTGCTGAGGCACAAACCCCGGGCACTGGTTCCTGTCGGGCCCCAGCAGCTCTTTGCACATGGGCAGCACATCTTGGGTTTGTTTCAAACTGGAGTCCGTGGGTTCAGAGCCCCAATTTTGAAACGTGTACCCCACACAGCTCTCCACCGGTGTGCCAGAGTCCCGCAGGTAACGCCATGCCTCGGTCAGAGAGGCGCCACCACAGGCGGCGTTGGCTTGGATGGGGCCCTCCGCAATGTTGCGTTGCACGCTGGGCAGTGTTTCATTGGTAATGAGGCACACAATCACCTTTTGAATGGACAGCTGCATGGGACCGCTCTCCTTGACCTTCTCAAACTCACACAGATCAATCTTGTTGTTGTTGTTGGTGTCCCAGAACTTGAAATAAAGTTTCATTTTTTGTTGAGCCACCGGCAGAGTGTCCCGCTCCGAAAGGGGCAAGTAAAACCCTAGCGGCGCCCCCATTTCCATGAGGGCAATGTTGGTCAGCCCCTGTGTGCGCTGTTTGGAAGTGGTTCCGTTTTTCAGTTGGTTGTATGCCTGAGTGAAGTAGGCAATCCATTCCGCCATTGAGATTTGGGGGAGGATGTCAGACACCTGGTCACACGGCTTTGTGGAGGACCAGAGGGCCTCTGGCACCACTTTACCGTACCCTGTTTTAACTTGAAAAAACAAGAGGCGGATTGTTACTTTCTTCAGCGCGAAAAGTTGGTCAGCAATGTTGTACAACTGGTTTTCGTTCTTGGCGTTAAAGGTGTGTGGGTTGTTGGAACATAAATGGACGCTGTCTAAGTCCGCCCACACCGAGGTTGCTGGAGCACAGGAGGCAATACAGAACCGGTCTTGCAGTGTGGTGACGGATGCAAAGGCCCAGCACGAGCCGCAAGTGCCCTGGGTGGTGGGTGTGGACAGGCAGCCCTGCCACTTATCACGGGCGTCAAAGGCGGGTGGCTGTGGGGGCATCTGTTTTACTCGCGCTAGTTTGGGCACAGGCACAATGTTAGTTTTGTTGAGCACAGTTGTGGAAACAGGTATCACAAAATTAAGAGTGTTCATGACAGACTTTTTATTTAGAACGTAGTAAAAAATGCTTTTGTAATGTTTTATACACCCCCAGCTGATGTCTATATTCCACAATGCTGCACTTGGAAGAACAACCGGATACGTCCACCACACACAAGTCCACTTGTAATTTTAGTATCTGCGCTTCCACATCATTCATGCACTCCATGAGCTCGTTGTCGCTGAGCTGAGCCAGGTGCTTAAACTTTCTCATGAAAATATAAAGTGAGATATCTTAGAATTTTTTAGGAGGCAATTTGGACAAACTTGGTGGTTTCATCACCGGCCGGTTATCAAATGTTTTTGTTTGTAACAAAATCTTCCTCTTGGCCTTTCGTTTCCAAACAGACAGCCTTGTCACACACCCCATAATTTGTTGGTACACAATCAATACCAGTTTAAAGCTCTGGAAGAACAGGACAAGCAGGTATTGGGGGTTGTAAAAGAGGTACGCCGCCGTTAAAAACAGAATACAGTACACTGGACACATATTCAATCAAGTTCAACCCGAGGTGTAATAATAAAGATTTTTGTGTGGAACTACTTTAAAATTATTATTTTCACCGCAAACAATGTACCGGGGATGGGGGTTGGTTGCAAAACAGATTGCAAAACGGGGGGTTGGACTTGTAGCCAACTTTGGGCCCCACTTGGTGGGCGACTTGCTATATGTTCTTCAACTCTTGGGGTTTGTGAAAACGGTGTTTACTTTTCAAAGTGGTGATTCGGTGAATAAGTTGAGACAGTTGTTGCATGGTTCTGAAAAACCTTGTATTGTTTTTGCTGGTAACAATGTGGATCCCCTTGATTTTTATTATTTCCTACGAATCCCTAATTGCATTGTCCTGGTCACCACTGATTTCATTACCGCTTTACCGGTTCAATATTTACACTACATACCCTGTGTGCTGTGGAACATGAGTTATCACGTGGATGTCCCCTGGGTGGCCCATCATTACCAAGTCATCGACAGTTGTATGCGGCATGAGCGTCAAGCTCTGCTTACACAAGGCCCCATACTGTGTGACGGCATTGACGACGTCTGCTGTGATATCAGTCTCTACGGGAGCCACTGGTTGCCGTTTGGGTTTATAGTGGTGGGGTTGCAGCATCGGTTCCGGCGGAGGCGCTACTGCGCCCAGGTCATACAACGGGTTGTGAAACAGTGGCTGTATCGTCCAGATGCGGGTTTAGGTAAAAAAATTGTGTTTCGTTTAAATAATTGTACAAAATAAAAATATGGTGTCACGTGTGACCTTGTGCTCTGATTATCAAGAGTGTGTCAACAGTTTTGTGCAACTCATCCAGTCCTCTAAAAAAGAGTTGTGGTACTCTACATTCTTGTGTAACCTCAAGTCGCCGTTGCCGGGGCATGGGCAGTTAACAATGTCCCAGCTGTTGCAAGACGCCTCCGACCGTGGTGTACAAATCAAGGTGTTGTACAACCCCGCAACATCCTACGGCAACCTGGAGTTGAAGGAAGCCTGTGAACTTTTCCCTAAAAAAAACTGTGCTATCAATGTGTGCACCGGCAGTGGGAAGCTAAAGGGGTTCCGGAAGCTGATGTCACCCCACAGCACATACACCTATCACCATCAAAAGTATATCATGGTGGACAAGGAGTGGGCAATGGTGACTGGCTGTGATGTGGACGGTGACAGGCAGCCTTGGCTCACCCTCAACTCCAAAAATTACTACTGGCTGGAGTTGGGGGTGGTGTTTAACATCCGCCAGCAACCCTTGGTGCAACGCTTTTTTGAAGAGAACTGGAAACACATCATTCCCCCGCCGCTGCCCTTAATCAATGCACACACGGAGCACAGCCTGGTGCAGTGGCTCATTATGAATGCGTCATCCTACATTCACCTGGAGCAACAGTTGTTCATTAGTAACGACAAAACCACCAACTACGTCGCAAAGGCGTTGGTAGACCGGGTGGTGCGTGCGGTACGGAACCAGGAGCAACACTTTAGGTGTTTTGTGCTTACCAATGTGCGCAATCCGGATGACTCCCCCCTGCTTGACTTTTTTATTTTGATGCTCCTAATGTGGTCTTGGCGTTGGATGGAGTTGTACGCCCAGGAGCAGGGCATCACCCTGGGTGCATTTTATGAACACATTGTGTTTTTACACTTGGAGCATGAGGGCTACCCCATCAAGGTGCACTCCAACATTGTCATCCAGGATGGGTTGAGGTGTGTGAGGTCATCAAGCAACTTGACAGACCGGTCTCTTGGCACCCTGCCCTGCGACACGGAGCTGGGTCTGGTGATCACGGACGCCGCGGAGATCCAAAGGTTACAGCAAACGCTGTGGAACAGGTATTTGTTGCAGGACCCACCCCAACCGGTTACACCTGCCGAATTTTTTGTGAGGGCGTGGAGTAACCAAGGCGTGCTACGGAATTTGATGACCCATTCCCTCCCCAACATGTTCTCAGTGGAGTACATTAGCTTTTTAATGACCATGTTGCACAACGAGCCCTTCTTTGGGAACCGTAAGAAAATAAGGTGGACAATTAAAAAAGTGAGACGATAAAAAAAAAAGAATGATTTCATTGACAAATGTGGTGATTTATTTGATAAAAAAGCAAAAGTATACACTCCTCTATTTATTTGCAAAAAAGATACTAGGTCCCCGTTGGGTGCATCCGTACTATAACCGACCTTCTTTGACAACACGGTTGATGACGTGGATACAGTCACGCAATAAGGACTACTTTTTTGATACGTGGGAGTTGTGTTAATAAAGCATAAACACGCACACATTTGTTGCACTTTCACACAATAAAAAAAACTAAAAACTAAAAACACGTACCATGTTTGCACGCCTTGGCTTTTGCCACACTATACCGCTCCAGTATGCTGTGGTACAGGGCTCTGGAAGCCTCCGTGGTGGAGATGTCATGTTTGTAGTAAGCCGCCCAGATGAGGATGATGGCACAGAATAGGTTCCGCCGGGTTTGGAGAACGTTGTTGGTGAGGCTCTCGGCGGTGAGCATCATGTAGTGTTTCTGAAAGTGTAACAGTGGGTCTTGGCTCATGCGGATGAGGGGGTCACCGTGTTTAATAAGGATATTAAGAATGAACGGCATTTGGAGAAGGAACTGTTTGTAGGCGTTGCGCTTGAGTTGCAGCTCGTCGTCTGTCTCATCCTCTGGGTAGTTGAGAGCAAACACAAGGAGGATATCAAACAGATCTGTGACAGTGACATTCACGGGATGCAGCTGGTGTCGTTTTTCTAGACACTGAAAGCTGAGTTGTTTTGCTCGCAAACACTCCTTGGTGACAATTTGTTTCTCAAACTCTTGTCGGTCCAGTTTTTCATTCACCAAGTCATGCAAAGCATAGCTCCAGGCAAACAGTTCATTGCTTTGGATGATTTGTGAAAGCTGTTTGTCACCATACCGGCTGGTGAGTACTTTCTCAAACTCCAAAAACGACTTTCGGCAGTAGATGCAGGGCAGCACTTTTTTAAAAGTTAGAAAGAACTGAGACACCTCATCAGCATGTTCTGGCTGGGCGCAGTAAGCCACGCTGTGAATCAGCCTCCATAACGGTGGTCCCCAAATAAATGTGTTCATCGTTTTATGGTTTTTATGTATGAGATACTTTTTTTTGTTTACGGTAAAGGCCTACAAGAACAATTACTGCAGCAAGGAGTCCCACCGCAAAAAAGGTTGCAATAATCCCCCAGGCGTTGGGAGAGGCGGAAGTGGTGGCGGTGGTGGGGGTAGTGGTGGGGGTAGCGGCGGTGGCGTCGGCGGAATGGGAGGCGGAATGGGAGGAGTCTTTGTTATTAAAAATGTAGTCCAGTACTTGGTCTGGGCTCATGACCGTTTTTTTAAGCCGGACGTTGACACTGTTGTGCAAATCAGTGAGCCACTGGTTCAACTTTTGTTTGGACTCGAGCGCATTTTTCAGAGAAAACATTTTCAGTTCATTGGTAAAGTTAAGCTTACAGCTTTCACATGGTAAAAGGTACTGTAGTGAAGAAAAAAAATGGGCGGCGGCTTCTTTTTGTTCCGGACTGGGGTTGTCGGGATATGTTAAAGCCACTGCGTGCATGAATTTCCAAGCGTGAGGCCCCCAAACATGTGGTGCAATGTTATTCAGACTTGGGTAAGCAGACATTTTTATTTTGTAACATTACAAATAAAAAACCCTATTCGATTATGGCTGGTTGTAACTGGGCTTTCGGTTGTGCAATTGCACTATTTGTGATTATTCTCATTTTAATTCTTGTCATTGTGGTGGGCGGTGGTGATGACAGCAAAGACAAAATTGTGATTATGCCAGGGACTCCTGCCGCTGCTGCCCCTGCTTCCTCGGTTTCTGCGCCTGTGGCCAGGCTGCGGATGGAAAACAACGGGATGAAGGAACTGAACTCCGCTGCGGAAGCGGAGCAACTCCTGAACTCCAAAACGCCCACATTGGTGCTCTTTTACGGCAACTTCTGCGGGCACTGCAAGAAGATGATGCCCGATTTTGAGCAGGCTGCCGCGGAGATTGCCCAGAAAATGGGTATCGTGGTGGCGCGGGTGGAGTCTGGGTCCATGAAGGACATGGCGGCCTGCAAGCTGCCGTCCATCACCGGCTTCCCCACCATGGTGACTAACTATGAAGGCGGGTTGAAAACTCATGTCGGCCGCATGGACAAGTCTGCTATTGTAGCTCTGATGCAAAAACCAGGGGCAGGGGCCGGACATGGCGCCCGCAACTCCTGCGGCGCTTCCAACAACGCCATGGCTATGGCTATGGCTAACTCCCATGGCGCCGATGCTGGGGCCATGGCGGCGGCCAATGGCAAGAAACCAGTGCCAGCAAAACCCGCTCGTAAGATGGTGGAGTTTCAGAGCTTTGATGACGTGTGCAATGCGCTGCAGTCGGATCAAAAAACCATTGTCATGGCGTACGCGGACTGGTGTGGCTTCTGCAAAACCATGAAACCGGATTATGAGGAGCTGCTGAAGCAAGCTCCCGCCGATGTTGTAATCGGGCGCGTAAATGCTGATAATATTAAAAATTTGAAAATCTGTGAAGGCAAACACGGCCCGGTGGATGTCATCAACGCGTACCCCACTATTTTGTTCAACAACGGCAAGGGGATTATGAAAACCATGGGGCGTCAGACTCTCAAAACACTCCTGGAAATGGTCGCGGAAAAGAAAGCGGCTTGAGATTTCAAAATAAAAAAACAATGTCAAGAATAAAAAAACCTTATTTATGTTATCTTTGCGTAATTTTGAAAAAAGTCCGGCTATTTATTCCATTTCAGTGGACAGCCGTTCCCGTCCGCCAAATGAGCCGGTCAACAAATACCACATCAATCTGAACTCCAACTTGCAGAGAGTGCGCACGGTGCAGCTGGGGTCCATCTACATACCCGCTCAAGCCATTCAAGCCATTGGAGACACTCTGAACAACAACATTTTGTACATGGAGCCCATCCCCTTTACAACCGCCGGCACAATGATCATCCAAGAAACATTGACAGTCATTGAGAACGGGAATAAAACGGTCACCGCGTTTCCGCCGGTCACTATTACTTTCCCTCCCACCTTAAACAAGATTGTGTCGGTGTCGGATCCAATGGGTGTGGGGCCCAACTCTGTGATCACCACCTTGAACCACGGGCTGTTGGCGGGCACACTGGAGTGGTCCAAAGCGGGGTTGAACATTAGCTTGGTGGGAGGCCTGTACCCAGCTTCAGCGGTGGTGCCTAGTACCACCGCGTACGGCCCACAAGTGACATTTGGGAACATTGCCATCACCGGGAACCAAACTTTTGATTTTAACACTGGGTACTTGAACACTTTGGCGACACCACCTCAGAGTGCGCGCAACACCCAACCAGGGCTGGGGGATTCCTATATTTACGCGGAACCTCCCACCCTCTCCGAACTGCTTATGATGTTGAACAACTGGCTGAACATGATCACCAACTACTCCAACCTGGCTCCCACCGGAAACACCCTCATTTTACCAATTGTGTTTGAGCTGAGTGACTCCACCAACAGTCTTGTTGTGAAAGCGGGGTCGTATGACCAGGTCATTGGCAACAAACGCTACATTGTATCTTCCACCATTCTAGGCACAGGCACATTAAACCCTCTGCTGGGCTTGGTGGGTGATGTCAATTTAGACCAGCCCCACTGCTACACACTGAGCACCCTTCCTTATGTGAAAAGAGCCGACCTGGACCATGGCACATTTTTGCAGAGCGAGTTGGAGACCATGGTGTCCGGGAAGTTGTCCCCTCTTGATTTTACTGGCTTACCGGCAGCCAGTCGCACCTTTCACTGGGCTGACACCGGTGGCGTGGACAGGGCGTTAGTCATTCTGGAGGGGAGGTACATCGGTGACCAACTTGCTTTGGAGCTGCAGACGTTAATGCAAGCAGCAACCGGCGGGGTGAACTACAGTGTTTTGTTCAACAATGGGAAGTTCACTTTTTCAAGCACCGTGAATGTTGCAATTGGTTTAAACTTTTTGTTGGGGGTGCAGTTCATGGCTTCCGCATTGGGGTTTCAGTATCAAAACTACAGTTCCTCTCCCTCCTACACCTCCCCATTCTCAATTGGCACTAGTTTCCCTGTAACCTCATTCCAACTCACTGGGGACACCATTTGCCAGAGGTTCACCCTAGCCGCCAAAAGTGTTCCCTCTGTGCTGAGTAATGCAGTGATTGGAGCGGTTGAGAACTGGAACACACTGACAGTGACCGCCGCCAAGTTTGTACCAGGCGGGTTTTACCCCAACCAAGTGCTTCAAGCCACGGTTACCGGCCCCGGGCTACCACCCTTTATAAATGATGGTGATGTGTTTACGGTGATTGTGGGAGGGACGTGGGATGGTGATGTCGCCGCTGACCCGTACATTACTATTTTAAGGACTGTGTCGGTGTTTGGAGTCAACGGCATTGGAGCACCCTCTGCGGTTTTAAATATCTATCTTACCCCCCTGCGACGAAATGTGGCCCAGTTCATGTTTGCTGGCCCCCAGGCGGCTGCGGAGTTACTGGGGTTCACCAAACAGACACTGCCCGTGAACCGGTATTTAAACCAGGTGATGAACGCGGATGAGCCTAATGTGTATTACTTGGCTAGTGGTGGGGGCATTTTTGGGCTGGGGGCAGCTAGTAGTTTCACCGGCCCATTTTTGTACAACCTGCTGGGACCGGACTACATTCTAATGCGGGTATTGAATGATTGTGACGCCAACACCAGCAACGAACACAGCTACTTGCAAAATAGTTGGAATATTTTGGCCAAAATGTACTTGCGCCCCAACTATCAACACATTTCTGAAGAAATGCTGCATGTGGCGTTTGCTGGCATGAAGCGCATCACTTCGCTGTACGTGGAGTTTATAAACCCGGATGGGTCCCTGGTGGACTTCAACGGGCGTGATCACACCTATTCTCTGCTGTTTACGGCGGAAGTTAAGTTTGCTTCCACTATTTGTATGTAAAGTTTTTTATGGGGCTTGCCTAATAAACCTGTTTTTGATATTTTAATATTTGATATTTTTGACATGAATGAATTGAAGGACTTGAATGAATTAATTTTGTTGGTATATTTACTAAGTGGCAAAGACGTGAGTGAGGAATGGCAACGTAAACTGCAGGACGACTTGCGCAGCATTGAACCAGCGCAAATTATGAAGCTTTGGCAGAGCTTGCTTCAGCTGAATGAAAACAGGTTTGTTAGTGTCCTCTTCCAGTTTGTGCAACCCAACAAACCCAGCGCCGGCGTGACAACCAAGGTGGTGTTAATCACGCGAGAGGATGACCAGCTGCTGTTGTGCAACGGCATTGGGAGTGAATCTTTTTTGTTAATGAGTGCAGAGGAGGTGGTTGATGTCCTGGACTGGTGGGTGAACCAACCTGATTGCGACATCCCTATGGCCAATGTCCACCCACTGTACCAAAAAGTGTTTCAATGGCCTTTGGGGATAAAAAGTGTTCATTTATTTACAAACACACATGAAATACAAGACAATACTAACTTACGGCTTGCACACTTCCAAACACTTTGCGAGTCTTCCAAGTGTAAAACCAAAAATGTGCCTATCGGGTTTCTGTAGGAAGACATGCTGGAGAGGGATGAGGGACAATTATTGGCGTGACGGCCACGGCATGTTCATTTTGGGAAGAGCATTCTAACTGAGCTTCCAAACTGTCCATAAAGTCCAGCTGCTCCATCGTCCTCATACAGAACCGGCTGCACACTTGATCACTGAGGCTGATAATATCACCGCACACAAAACATTCGTGGGTAGAGCTGACCGGAGACACCGAGTCATAGCCAGGCAGTTCCATTGAAGAGGTATAGTAGTCGTGTGTGTTCATACGAATTTAGGTTTATGAAATTAATTGTTTTATAAAACATTTCGGTCAAAATTGGTTGGCCACGAATTGGGTTGATAATTTTGGATGCCGAGTGTTTGTTGCATCATGATGGGTGCTTTTGTTTGATTTGGCAATTTTGACGGCGCGGGGTGGGGTTTACCTAGGATGTGACCCACTTCATGCATAACAACATATTGGTGATAGTTTTCTAGTGCTAGTTGACTGTCATTGGGGCAGTCCTCTGTCCAGCGGCAGTAGTTAATGTCAATGATCCGGTCGTCCATATTAGCCACTGAAAGTTGATCCTCTTGAAAGTCTGGGTACATGGTGCTAATCACATCATCGGGTGTTAACCGGATAAGGAAGGCCTGCTTTTTAGGTTTATTTTTAATTTGATTCACCGTTTTCAACCTTGTAAACTCAACATCCCAACCCCTAGGGTCATTCAAAATGGTTTCAACCTCGTGTTTAAACGCCGTGCCTTCCTCTTCAGGTATTCGTTTGTGTACTTGGACGTGGTAATACATTTTTTTTTAATATACACTGTTCTTAAAAAAAATGTCAGAGTTGTATGATGACGACTCTGGGGCGTCGGCGATTGTATCCAAGACCATCAAAATTAATGACTGCATGAAAGTGGGTAAGAAGTTGGGGATAAACAATGAACAAATTAATAAGCTTGTCAAGGTGAAGGACCATACCCGCACTTGGATTAAAAATGTGGAAAAAGCGGCAAAAGTTAGGAATGAATTCATGAGTCAACCGGTGGTTAACCTTGATTATCAAATCCAAGCCAAGTCTCCCACTTCCCAGGGTGTATTTCAAGTCACTACCCCGCTGCAGTACCTACCCAACTTACCAGCCAGTTACTCCTGTTCATTTTGTGGCGTGGCTTTGAACACCGCTTCCACTGCCACTGTGCAGTACCACGAACACTTGAGCTACTCCTATGTGTTGCTCTGCCGCACATGTGCGGACAAGGGGTGAGGGGAAAGCAGAAAAAAGTTTTTATAGTGATTGATATCAAAATGTCGGATACAACTAAAGCTGCAAAAATGCTCAACGAGTTTGGATCACCTTCCATTCCCCCGCCCCCGGCATCAGGGAGTTTACCCTTTTCTATTCCCTTTAATGATTCCAAACAGGGAGTTGTATACGGTTCTAAAAGCGGGTCTGGTGGGAATGCCAACGCTGACGCCGCGGTGCTCCCGGCTGAGGAGAAGGACAAGAGTAAATGGATTGTCATCAAAGAAAAGTGCACATCAGTGCTGAAGAAACAAGGTATAGCCGCGATTGTTGTATTTGTGATTGTTGCAGGGATCATGGCAGCGGTGAACCCACCCATTGTGCAAACCAAAAGCAAGAACCCGGATGAGAAACCCAAGCGCAATGCCATCAAAATATTGATCTGGGCTTCTGTTGCGGCACTTCTGGCTGTTATGATTCCATTGGGAATTGAGTACTCCAAGAAGAAAAAATCAACCGCCACCGTTTCTTCAGCACCATAAAACTTTATCATTTTTATAAATATTGAAAACCCATAACCATGCAATTTCTAGAAAAAACATTGGGCTCTAAGAACTTACCCTCGGAGATTTCCGGGTTGGTGGACTCCTACCTGGACCTCAGATCCCTGGCGAATTGGCGTGGTGTAAACAGTCAAGCGCACAAAGACGTAGAGGCGAAAGTCCGGAAAATTGCGTTTGACATGGAAGACAATTACGGCGGCAATTTCTTACAAGAGCCCGCCGGGCCTTTGCTGGGGTCGTCTTGGTTCCAGTTCATGACAAATGTGTACATGTGTGAAAGCTGTGGTAAATACGAAAGTCCTGCACGTGCGCCTCAACAACTAAACTATGATGTGGAGGAGGCGGAAGAATTGCAGTTGTGCGGCACTTGTTTTTTAAGCCTAAATGATGTATCATCTTGTGAAAAATGTCAAGTGTATACAAGTAATGGCACAGCATGTCATCACTGTGACAACTTTTTCTGCGAAGAGTGTCAAGAAGATATAATTGATATGTGTGTAGAATGTAGTGAATTGTATTGCGACGAATGTCGTTTAGATACAAACTGTGTCAATTGCACAGGAATTGCTTAAATAAATTACACATTTATCATTGTTTAAAAACAAAACACATGTTTTCATTAGTTAGCGCCTTGTCCACAAAAAATGTCCCCAAGGAGTTGTCATTACACATACAATCTTATTTAGACATTGCCTCACTGTCAAGGTGGAGAGCCACAAATAAGCAAGCATTTCTTGACGTGGAGGAATTGGCACGCCAACAACTAGGGAAAATTTCAAAAAAGAAATTCGTTTTCAAGATGCTGATACCTCCTTCAACGGCTTGGTTTACATTGATAAGTCAATTTTTTAAGTGTAGAAATTGCAATGACTTTGAATTAGTTGAAAACACAATCACACGTTTGTTTCGGGAGAAGGAGTGGTGTTCCAAGTGTTTAATGGATTATTTTAATTTAATTGACGGTATTGCTTTTTGCGAACAGTGTGGTAATTGCTGTATTATTACTTCAAGCACTTTCTCTGATACCAACCAGTGCCGGGGCTGTCGTGCATCCTATTGCGCGCTGTGTAAAAGTGACAGACTTTTGAGTTGTTTAGGGTGTAGCAAGCTGTTGTGTGACGCATGTAGCTGCTGTTCCTTCTGCCATGATTGCTTGTTTACCTGACGAATTAGCTGGTGTTGCATCAATTGTAGGGCTGATATATAGATACATGATTTATTGTTCTTGTTTATGTAAAAATATATTTGGAATTAGTGGGAGAGATTAAGAAAAAATTGAAAAAGCGCGCATGGGGAGATTCAAACTCCCACACCCTAGGGCCCACCCTGAAGATGGTGAATTAGGTTTCAAATTATTTACCAATTTATAATAAATAACTAGAGTGTATACAAATGAATCCTCCTAATGACAAAAACACAGTGTTCCCTCCTGACCCTGACAAGGCCCTTGGTTTAGTGAGTAACGGAGGCGAAGTGTTCATTGTGCTATTTATTATGCTGTATCTGGGCCTGAACATTGCCGGTTCGGTGTACTGCAGCAAGCTCCTGAAACTAGGAAAGGCCAAATCTGAACAAAAGGGGGGTGCAATCGCCAGCGTGGTCATAGGCTGGTTAATTTTTCCACTCGTGAACATCACGTCCATTATCATGTACAAGAGCATGAAGTAGTGGTAGATACATGATTTATTGTTCTTGTTTTAAGGCTACTGTAAAAATATAAAATTGCTTTTCCTAATTCTGCCTTCGAGTTTTATACCTATGTTTCCGTTAACTGTAGGAATAACAACAAGAGGTGTTTATTGTATAAATAATTAAATTGCATGTTTCTAGTGATGTTATTGGTATTTTTGATGTCAATGTTATTACAAACTCACCACATGCATTGTTTGTGTTTTTTGATGTCAATGTTGTCGAAACCGTGATTTGGTTTTTTATTGATCAAAATATTTTGGAGAATCTAAATCCGGAAAAAAGTTCAAGGTTTTCCAAAAGTTGCTTTTTTTCTGAAAAATATATTTGGAGCAATTTTTAAAAGCAAAAAGTGTTGTTTGCGTTTTTGATGTCAATGTTTTCAAAAAACTCACCACATGCATTGTTTTGCGTTTTTGATGTCAATGTTTTCAAAAAACTCACCACATGCATTGTTTTGCGTTTTTGATGTCAATGTTGTCGAAAGCGTGACAGTGATTATTTGTTGATTACACACCACATTTTACATTTTTCAACTTATGGAACAAGTATCTGAGTTTGTGAGGGTGTACACGGATGGGTCGTGTTTGAGGAACCCAGGCCCGGGTGGTTGGGCGTTTATGGTTGTGGACGGAGATATGGAGCATGAGGTGTCAGGCGGAGAATATACAACTACAAACAACCGTATGGAGTTATTAGCTGTCATTGAGGCATTGCGGTTTATAGAGGCATCACATGTCGCCATTTACACTGACAGCCTTTGGGTGTTGAATTGCGCAAAAGGAAGTTGGAAACGGAAGGCAAACTTGGACATGTGGAAAGAGTTTGATCAAGTCGCATGTAAAAAAACGATAGATTGGAATTGGGTGCGTGGTCACAACGGTGACACAAACAATGAACGAGTTGACAAATTGGCAAGAGGAAAAGCTGTTTATTACAATTCTCTATTGTTAAGGTGATATAGTAGGTAAAAAGCAAACAAAAATAAACTATATGTAATTAAATTAAAAACACAAACCGAAAGCTATGGAACTAAACCAACTACAATTGTTATATCTAATGACTGATTTGTGCAAAATGTTTCAACCTTTGTACAAGTTTCAAAACATCCCTGTAGCAATGTCCCCCGAATTGTACAACAACTTATCCTCTAAGCATAGACCCAATACCAACAAAAAGTTGAGTTACACCTTTGAGGTGCTTTCCGTGTATGTCATGCAACAAAATGCAAATGAGTTTGAAACCCATACATTGCTATATGACAATGTTGTACGGGGGTTATCAGTTTCTGTAGATGATTTGTTTGAAGTTTGGTGTGACACTTTGTATCACACAATAACACTGTCTGATTTTACACAATTGTCCAAAAAAGATGTTTTGAACTTACCAGTTAAAGATATACGACACTTGGACTTTTCAAATATTGATACCACTCTATCTAAATTGAATCAAGGATTTGAAATGTATAAACAAGTAAAAAACGTTGTAGCGGCCAATATAGTATTCTCAGAAAAATTGGTGACACTTTCCCTCAAAAAGGTGGGACAAGATAAGCTGAGCGTGTTGTCATCCTGGGATAAGAATATGCATTCAATTAGTGAACAACAAAACCGGGGCGTACGGACAGAATTTAGGAACTATGACAATAATTTGGCGGTTACACAAATTACAATTAACAAAGATATTATTCAATCTAAAATTTATAAGTTGTGCTTATTATTGTACTCGAAACAAAATTTTTTAAAAAAGTTGCAACTATTGCGGAAACCTTTAGAGCCACGAAACGGATTCCTGACTGTAGAAGCTATTCCAGAGTTTCCACTTTTAAAAACCTATGCGAGCCCTTCTTTTTACAACAACACATGCTATTTGAACAATGCAGTAATTTGCTTGTTCATGTTTCCGTGTTTGGAGTTGTTGAAAGTTTTGTACCAAAAAGAGTTTCACATGCAACATTTACTGAACACTTCGAAGAATTTATGCCTTGGTAGTCATACACAACTTTTCAAAATACAAAGAAGTTATTTGGATCCACGTAAACTAGATAGCCCCGTTACGTTGATTGACTCTGTAAATATAGCAGAGTTTGAGATGAAAGATTACTACAGACGTTGCGCTTGTGTAAGGACTTTGAGGGATTTTCACAAAGCACTCAATACATCTGGTTCAAATTTAAGTGTTGCTAGGGATGAGTTTTTAAAGTCAACTATAGAATGCCAGGCACTTTCATCCAACCCGATAGTTGGAGAGGGGGAAATGGGAGAGGGTGATTCAATAGTGGAGTTGGTACAAGATATATTTTCCTTGGAATCTATGAATGAACAAAAACAAGATATTCAATATTTCAAAAATGATAATGATACACAACCCGGGTGTGTTTCCAAGTCAATCAACTCCATTGCATTACTTTATCCCATTACTGTAAGTACAAACAACTTTGGACCTAACCACATTTACCACATTTCACAGTTACTTGTTTCCAATTCCAATGAAGAGGAAATTGGTGGTCAATTTTCGTGTAATGAGGAAAACCTGTATTCAAAAAGGGTCACCACCAAAGAATTCTCAAGAATGAGAATGATATGTTTCACATTTTCAAGAATTGATTTCTCCAACCAGTATCAATTTCTTACAAAGATTTGTCCTGATAAATCCATTACGTTCAATGATACTACCATCTATTTGAGGGCGGTATTGATTATTATGGTTGGTCATTACACATGTTGCGTGTATTGCCCTCCTAAAAAGTGTTGGCTCTCTTTTAACGGGGGTAAACAGAATGTAATTGGGACCTATGATCAGCTTCTACAGGATAGAACTTTAGTCCAAACCAATGGTAGTATTTATTTTTATTCCACAGACGCAACTGAATAAAAAAAGATACGCAAATGAGAATGTGGGTATGAAACTATTACTTATTTTTCCTGGATTGGTGTTGTTTATGGACCGAAACGTGTTGATTGTAGTAATAATAAAAAAATCATGTTACATTGTAAAAAAATGGGAGCTCGTTGTTCAAGTTTAAACGATTTTGAAAATGTGTGTGCAATAGGGAATTGTATGAAAGGTGTGAGAGGACTGCCTTCCAATTCCGCCTCCTCTTCGGATGTGTTTCTGATGGAGTTAAAATCCGGAGTAAGGTACATGGGGTCCCTGGTGTCTAATGCTATTGCCAAAGTAACTGTAACATCGGGTAGTTATAGGAATAATGTGACTCAGCTTCATACTGGGGGATTCATACATATAAACCCAAACGTGGCAATACAAAGCTTACAAAGTTTGGAGTATGAATATCTAATTTACGGCAATGTCACCAAATTATTGATTGAATACAAGGTGTGCCCTTTCTTTGTGAAAGTGTATGGCATTGCTTACAACTGTACATACGACAACATGCTGCAAATTGTGGGGCTGGACAAGTTGGACGAGTTTAAACGAAATGTGTACTGGTATTTGAATTCGGGTGAGAAGAGGCCTGCAATAGATAACCCCAGTATGGATTTATGGATGAAAAACTGGTTTTTTAAAAAACAATTTGTTGCATCTAGTTTTGATCCCAACAATAAGTTAAGTTTCAACATGATTGTGTCTGAAATTATGAGTGAACCATCAGCTGTGTCTTTTTCTAGTTTTGAATACAGTAGTAATGTGTATGAACCTAGTATGCAACCAACAATGTGGTCCTACCTCTTCCAAGTTGCGGTGGCCTGTTATGCCTTGCAATGCACCCGTACAGTTCACCAGGATTTACACCATGAGAATTTATTCATTGTGACGTTGCCCGCGGTGAAGGAGATGTACCTCACTGTGGATGATGTTACGTATGTGCTCCAAACTAAACGTCAAGTTGCAATCTATGACTTTGACCGAGCGTACTGTGAACCTTTGGGTCTAAACCCGGTTCTTCCTCTATTTGAATGGGCTTCTCAAAACTATACAATTGGGAAGTGTAAAGACTTTCTTAAATTTATGGGTTATTGTTACGATAGTGCTGTTCCAGCCGACAAGGCTAACATCTTGGGGTTGTTTTCTGAACAAAAAGAGGCGCAAGATTCTTTGCAAAACGTATGGCAGATTGGTATGTACTTGCAACAATCGGTGAACACAGCAGTGGATGATGTTTGGTTTGACCAGTTTGATGACTACCCGGTTGTTATCCAGCGTCTGGCGGTGTTGGCAAATATTGGGTTGCACCCTGTCAATTCCGTTCCTGGTGATAGTGAGTATTACACTCTCCAAAGGAACATGTTCACCTCCAAAGGTTTCTTTATCCGTCCCAACAGTTCCAGTGAACAAAACTTGATGAACAGGTTAGAGGTTGTGGGTGAAGAAATGGGTACGATTGAAACACAATTGGAGGCTAAACAATCCGAACTGGAAGTATTGGAAAGTGACAACTTGAACCTCTCGCTTGAAATTGCTAGACTAAACGCAGTATTAAATGAATAACACCCCCCAAATTCTTTTTTTGTATGTAATAATTAAAACATGGGTAATAGATGCGCTCAATTGGGTGATTATGAAAATATTTGCGACCTGATTGATTGTGTGAGTGAAAAAAGTACTACAGAGGGTAATCAGGGTGCCATTAATTCCTATTATGACTTGTGGAACTTGAAACTCAATGCCAAGTATTTTAATAAGCGGGTAAGTAGGGTACGAATTAAAATTGCAATCAACTCCGACACCTTTTACCAACCCGGTAATCGCGCTTTGCAACGCATGATTATTCAACTGTTAGGTGATAGAGTCCCCGTGGACCCCAACGCGTACGGGAGTGTTGTAAAAACATTATGGGGGTTGGAGTACGAATGTTTGGTGTATACTAACATTATAAAGCCACTGATTGCCAATAGGGTGTGCCCTTTCTTTCTAAAGCCTTATGGAGTGGGTTACAACTGCACCTATGCTAATTTGGAAAAACTAGTTAGGGTGAAAGACACCACCCGATTAACCGGACTAACAAAAATTAAACGCAACATTTATTTGTATTTAAACAATCAAGTTTTTCCTCCGGTGGAAACACCTCTGAACCTCCTTCCAGAGGAGACATTAAAAAAATACGAGAACGTGGACCCCAATGAAATGTTTAGGTTTAACCTGTTGGTAACTGAGCAGGGTAAGAACACGTTTCAGCAAACAGTGTTGGAACAAGAAATGTTAGACAATGTGTTTACTCCTTTGCAGTGGTCCTACATCTTTCAAATGGCGGTGGCTTGTTATGCTATGGAGTGTTCCCAGCTGGCACACAACGCGTTGCACATTTCGAAAGTGTTTGTACAGGATACTCCACTAGAGAAACAAAATTTGTTGATTGAGGATAATACGTATATGTTGCAATCCAATTTAAAAATTAAGGTTCAAATGTTTTCATTGTCATTTGCCTCAATGTTGGGTGGGAATGCTCACATCCGGGATTCGGTGACATTTCAGGAAAACACATTTTGTAAGGGCAAGGATTTCTTGTTTTTTCTTCAACTTTTTTACCAAAATCACACAATAGCTAGTGAAAAACTAAAAATATTGGCTCTATTTTCTAATGAAGAGGCTGTCCAGCGACAACTGGAACACGTGTGGTCGCACAGTGACAGGCTGGTTGACCCAGACACCAACTCTAATTTGACGTCCGATTGGTACTCCCAGTTTGACAGCCTTCTTGATATTATAGCCCGTATAGCTGTCCACGCCGAAATTCCGTCCGTCAAAAGCCGTTCCGTGCCGGTTAGTTTTGCTTTAAAGAAAAACATGTTTGACGCCAGAGGTAGGTTGTTAGTTAATTTGAGTAGCCGGGAAGTGGGGTTCATCCAGCAACTGCGGTTCACTAATGAAAACCTTCAGACCAAAAAGTTGGTGTTGGAGAATCTTAATAATGAAATAGAGAGTATCAAAAACGGGAACCGGGCATTGGTTACACAATTGCAGGAGTTGAGGAATGTCGTGAATGAAAAATTGGAACAGGATGAGGCTACAGAAGAGGAAACTGGAGGTAATCTGAACTTAAAACGCAAACGTAGTGAATCATCTAACGGCTCACCTCCTTTTGTTCTGTATCAGTCCCCTGGAGTGTCTCCAATCTCTTTAGTACCCCCGCCTTACAAAACTGTGAAAACAGTTCAATTTAATAAATCCAAGTAAGTTTATTGTTTATTCAAAACAAAGTTCATCATTTCTTCGGTGCCATACACTGAAATCAAGTGCAGCAGTTTATTGTAGGTGAGGGTTTTGACGGGGCACTGTTTTTCAAGTGCAAACTTGAGGCAACTTAAACTATGTGAAAACACAGCATTACACAACGTCCTTTCATCCCATGCGTATCCCCTTTTGTAAAAATATTCCAACACGGGTAAATTGTTGTATGCTGCCAATACGGCACACACCTCTTCGTCGTTCGCGTGGTGCATGTGGTCCAAAAACGTAAACACTTCCAAAAAGGGATCATTTGTGATTTGAAAGTGGTTGAACACGGTGATGTAGCAACTCTTGACTTGTTCATACATTTCGGGATGAAACATAACAAACTCGGCCAGTGGAACCTGAATTTTGGATGGTGCTTGATCACCATACACCCTCAACTCTTTGATAGCTCTACTCAAGTCATTCACGGTGTGGATAGGCCTCTCTGCCTCACTCTGAGTTTCCATGATTGGCATTGATGCAAGTATTGCGTTATGAAAGAAAAAAAGATGTTTTTGTGTTTTTGTGTGGTTAAAAAGAAACAAAAATGAATCGTGGTGAAATTGAGGAAATAGTTCATACAACTGTGCGTAAATTAAACAGTGGACCCGAGGCGTGTCTAACTAACCCGCGGGTCCTTTCCTTTTTTAATATGATGAAAGATTCTGTGAACCGTTGTTTGGGGATTGTGGCTGCTGCATCTTCCACCCCCTCTGAAATGGCGGAATCCTATCAAACCGTGTTACAGTGGCCATCCAGCCGACAGGTGGAGGAAGTGGAAAGTGTTATGAAGCGTTATCCCTCGGTCAAAGACGCGTACATGTATTCAGCGGTGTACATTGTGGAGCAGACGTATAAAAAAGAGAACCGACAGCTGAAACTTAAACTACCTTCCTTTCAACAATTTTTATTCACGTTTTATTCTCAAGTAGTGTCTTCGGAGCCGTTGCAGCGTGGTACGTATGAATCACTGCAATTCTTTGAGAAAGAAATGCTGTGTTGCCAATCCTTTTGCAATGCGCTGTATAACAGCATTCGAACGGAGCCAATAGATAGACAGCAGAGTGTGATTTTAGAACAGGTGAAGAGTCAAGTTAGTAGAGCACCTGTTACAACAAATACAAGCACCAGTAGTCAATCTCCAAGAGCACCACCTCCTAAAGTTGAACCTGAACAAAAACGTGACGCTAGTGTTGTTGCCCTGGAAAGCCACATTGCATCCGCATCCAGGTTTTCCACACGGGCTTTGTCACCCTATGACTCGGTGTCCCAAGCGGTGCGCTCGGTTGCAAAGGTCTCCACCACGTCAGGCAGTTTGACGGAAGATACCCTGAATAAACACCGCAATAAAATGGGGCAAAGAACCAGCTCCAAAGTCCACCCTGCGGCCGCTTCTGCTGCGTCTGTGAAAGCCGCTGCTGTCACCAACGACGCGTCAAACTTGGAGTCTGAATCCAAGGAGAAGCCCCCTTCAAAAAAGGAAAGTGTGAGGGTGATTGATTTGATTGAGCATCCTCAAAAACATTTGGCTGACCACGCTTCCAGTACTACTAGCACATCCTCCGATTCAGACTCGGATAATGATAGATACCGCTCTAGTAGTAGGAAAGGTCGGGATACCCGGGATTCTGGGAATGACCGCTATGGGCGTGACTACGAGAGGGAGTATTCCCGCTCACACTCGGGCCACTCTGACCATTCGGAACACTTTGAACACTTTGAACGCTCTGACCGCTCTGACCGCTCTGACCGGCCGTCCTCTCGTGATTCCAACCCAAACCGCCGCCATTGATGGTGGTGTTATTATTCCTAGTAAAACGGGAGCAGTCAATCCATACCACATTATCCAAGTGATGGCGTATAGTTAAGTTGTCAAAGTTTTGCATTTTTTTGAATAAACACTAACATTAAAATAAATGGAAGTTTGTTTCCAATTGTCACAATCTGAAGACAATCTCTGTTGTTGGGGGCGACGGCCTTCCATCCCCATTCATCTCAAATCATTTTGTTCCTCCCACTCTAGCGTCTTTTTAAGATATGTTCTCACCGCGTATTTTGTTCATCATGCCAAACTCGGCCTGTTTGTGTCCACACTAGACACCTTTTACATCTTTTTTTTTAAAGACCCATTCTATTTCATTGTGTACGCCTGGAGGGTTAAACCGTATTCACCACATGACGCGGTGAAACCCCTGCATCTCAAAAAAACGGTGAGTAGCAGCTTACTTCTGGAAACGGTGTTGGAGCTGCTGTTGGGGCTAGAGGAATTCCAGATGAGCGCCCTCCTAGTAACGCCCTTGTCTGAGATTGCGGTGCTGCCACATGTCAAAATTGCTCTACAAACGGTGAGTGTAACTAATTTGAGGTTTGACACGTCTATCCCTGCGTTTGTGTTGCCTCAAGACCAGTTTATTCCCGTGGATATCTTAAGCGCCCCGTTTGTAATGCTCTTGAACGGCTCCACCACCCCCGACCCCCGGCTGTACAACAGCGGCACCTCTAGCCTGTGGAGCACCATGACACAGAGCAAGTACTCACTCCACAAGTTGCGTTACGGGTTGTTTTTACAGCAAATAAAAACGCCCAGCCTGTTTAAAAGTGTGTATACTTCTTACAATGAAAGGGAAGATAGTAATGGGCAGTTCGTTTGTGACTTGTGACGGCAGCACTGTGGTATCCAATTTCAGCGGCATTGTGCCACGCTCATGGGACACCTCCATACGCATACTTGTTCCTGAAAACCAGATATGTTTGTTTGTCCCTAAAAACACAAAGAAATTTAAAAACAGATTGATGCGTGCGGGTGCTCCAGGGCAAGAACAAGCTCTCATCATGAAAAGCCACACCCCGGAGATGCGTATGAAAGAAAACCGTGTGTTGGGGCATCTGTATTTCTTAAGCATCGCGCCTACACCTACTTTGCAATGGGATTGAACAACAAATAAAGATTTATTTTTTTATAGTACTACATCTGTGTGTGTGCATTGTTTTCTTATGTTCGAGTTTTGGTTTCACACAATGGGCACGATGGGCTCAATCAGAAGCCAGGAGAGCTCGTTGTCACTCTTGACCGCCGTTTGCACATCCAGCTGGGAAATGCGCTTCCGGTTCACTTCCTGAGCCTTTTCGTAGCTCAACTTAAAAATGCGGTGTGCCAGGCTTTCAAAAAGCGCGGTCAACCCGGTGATGCTGTTCTGCGAAAAACGGAACTTGGGCAGATACTTCTTGGCAAACTCCTTGGTGCGGGTGGGAGGGATGGACAGGCCAGCACGGGCTGCCCACATTTGCTTCCGCTTCTCCTCCACGGATGCAACGGATGCAACCGCTGCTGCGTCCACTGCCTCCGCCGCGGGCTGCTCGCCGTTGTGGTAGCTGGCATAGTACAGGGTCAGCGCGGCACTCATGGCGTTGGAAAAGTCCTGGTACAGGCTGCTGCGGCTCAGGGAGCGCTGCAGGCACGTGGGCATGTCCTGCATCATGAGCGTGTTCTTCTTGGCGCTTTCCAAGTGACGCTTGACCGCCACCAGAAAGTGGAGGCCGAACTGGTACACAAACTTTTGCACCTGGTGAATGGCGTCCTTGCTAATGGTGGAGTCAGCGTAATGGCTCTTTAGCAACGCTCGTAGGTAGCGCCCAATGCAGGGGTTACCATCTTCCACACACTCCTCTTCCTTGGGGGTGGACCCGGGCTCCGCCGCTGTAGCGGTAGCCACAGGTGCATCCTTCTTCACTACCCGCCGTTTAGACGCCGGCTTTCCGGACGCGTCCCCATCCGCCTGTTTCCGGGTGCGCTTGGCACTGGGCTCCTTGCTTTCCTTGACCTCCTCGGTTGCGCCTGAAGCGGGAACAGAGGAAACAGCGGGAACAGCGGCAGTAGCAACAACAGCAATACTCGAGGCCTTGCGCTTAAGACCCTTGCCTTTTGAGGCCACCGGTTCAGTCACTGACACAACGGGCGCAATCACAGACGCCACGGGTGCCACAGAAGCAACGGGCGCAGGGGCGGCCTTGGTACGGCGCTTAGCACCGGTTTCGGATGCGGTGGAAGGGGTGGCGGCACTAGTAGGACGCTTGGTTGACATGATGTTTGATTTACTTGTTTTTATACCTGCTGTAGACAAAACAGATGGTATTTTTTATGCAAAATTGATAAATTTATACGCACTTTATTCGTACAGTCCATCTTCACCAAGGTTGTCACAGTGGTGTGTGAAGTAGGTTGAAATAACTCTGTGGCACGTCCAGCAGGGCTTGGCGCTGTTACTGTTTTCACAATGAATCAATAATTTTTTATGGTGTGCAATCCTGGCGTTTTCTGTCTGGCTTTTGGAGGCATGACATTCGACGCAAAGGGCTTCCAGGTTGGAAGGGTGATCACTCCCTCCAATAGCATGCGGTTTGACATGATCAACTTGAAACGTTGCAGGCAGGAGTTTTGCGCAATGTGCACACCTCCATTCTTGAGCAGCACCCACTCTTTTTTTCATACTTTCCCCCAAATGCCTCCGCTTCATACCGTCTTTTGTACTAACCCCTACCATTTTCTTACGCTTCCTGCCATTAGGCTGTTCTTAGACGCATACGGTGGAGCGGAGGGCGTCGGCGAGTAATAAGACGGCCGGTTCAACCCTTGCATTTGGTACTGGATGTATGCATTTTCTTTCAAATCACGCAGCACCTTGTTCCGCTTGTGGTGGTGCTGCGACTTTTTGACAACACAGGCAATACCCACCAGGACGGCAATAACAAACACAAGAAACGCTACCAGCATGACAATGTACAACGGCCGGTTGTCACGCCCAAGGACATACTTGAAGGTGTTTCCGGTACTTAGTCTGTTTTTTTGCGGCGGGAGCTGATTCCAGTGGTTGAAATCATAGGCAACTCCCATGAGAGCTCTCATCATATTTCGGCTCATACGTTTCATAGGCTTTATTTTTTTAGATGACTTGTCCGGTTTTTCCATACATTCAATCTCCACCTCCACTTCCACTTCTTCGTCAGTGTCCTCCTCCTCATCACAATCTTCTTCATCGTCTCCGTAATGAGCGACATGCATTGACATTGGCATTGACATATGGTAGTTCATGCCGTTCATGTTCATGCCGTTCATGTTCATGCCATTCATGTTCATGCCGTTCATGTTCATGCCGTTCATGTTGTTACCGGCGTAAAATGAGTTCATGGGATTGCAATCAGTACCGCCTTGGCACACGGGGTGCATGTTCAAGTCACAGGACTTGTTGTTGTAGCAAGGCTGTTTGGCATTCCAAGTGGGGTACATGGGATTCATGGTGCACAAGTTGGTGTTGTAAGGCGCCCTTTCCCGGGCTTTAGACTGCAGGTCTTTCAGTTCACTTATGGAGTTGTCATACATGTCCTGTAAGTTGCGCTCGTACACCACCGCGCTTTCATACTGGGTGGTGAAATCAAGGGCGCGAGCAGAGTCTGTAGTTGTAGTGTTTGCCCTGTCGCTTAGGGCCCAGCTGCCACTGTTGTTCATTTTACAATCGGATAAAGAACAGAGGGTACTTGACATTTTATATTCAAGCACAGGTTTTTTATTTACATGCCAAGGGGGAGAGGGTTAAGAAAGGTGTATATATATCACAGGGCATGCGTTTAGTAAAATATCTTTTTTAAATTGTAATTTTATGCACAATTAAATTAAAAAAATGAGTGTGACGGACATTGAAAGAGTGGCACTGGGAGAGTTTTGTAAAGTCCACCGTGTCACGGAGGACATTAAACGCGAAATGAAGTTGCAGGCCAAACAGCTGGCGGATGTTAAAAAAACGGGGATTCAAGAATTAACCGAAATGCTTCAGGAGAGCAAGTCATCCATTTACCGGTTGGAGACCCCCAATGACTGCACCGCTGAGGAGTTCCCAGTGTTTGTTAGGTTGAAACGCACGTCATCCTCCCGGTCTTTAACCCCCGAGTTGCTGGAGATGGCGGTGAACAACATCACTCGTGACATTGTGGCGGAGCTGGCTGACAAGAACTCTAGTAAACCTAAAAAAAAACGTAAGACGTCCCTTGAAGGCGGAGAGACCGCCGCTGCTGTGAGTGCGGGAAGTGCCTTGGAAACCATTGTGTCGGAAGCGGTGCTTGCTGCCATCCGGAAGACCCGCAGCTCCGAGAAACAAATTGCGGACATGACCTCCTCCTTGCCCCGGGGGGTTGATGAGTCGGTTATTGTTGATGCACCTCCCGAGATTCAGAGGTATGTCCAGGAAATAGTGGGTCTCCAGCAAAAACTAAAACGAATCAACAAGCAGTACAAGGATGAGCTCACCGCGTTGCAGCTACGAGAGCAGGAAGTCCGTCAGGAGGTAGACAACTTTTTGAAACGCGGTAATAAGGATTCCTTTAAACTGAATGTTAACGTGGATGGGGATAGAGTGCATTACTTTATCCGGCGGCGTAAAGTGGTGACCAAGAAACCCATGTCTGCCAATGAGCTCAAGGAGCATGTGCACAACACGGTGTCGGGGCTGCTCAAGACCGCCAGCAGTGTGCAAAGCGTGGAGGACTTGAGTGATGAGTTCCTCACCGCGCTGCGTCAGAGTGTGTACCAAACGCTGTTGTATCACATTCAAAACCGTGAAAAGCAAGAAGAAGAAAAAATTATGCTCCACCGTGGCCGGGGTCACTCCGAGAACCTGCAAGTGTATGAAGGCAACAACAGCAGTGAGGAGCAGGATGATCAGGAGGAATAGTTGAGAGGTTTTTTTTCTGTTTTATCGTTGTACACGCAACCGTAGGACACCAGGGCCTTCATCATCACTGTCATCACTCTCCATTTCATTTGATAATAAATGATAACATCTATTTTTTAAAAGTCGCATACTTTCTTCCTGTTTTAAACACAGGGTTTGTAGGCAGGTAATACACTGCTGCCGGTGTTCCTTATTGTCCTGGAACAACAGTGCAACCCCGCAGCCACACAGGGGCAACTCCTTTACGTTGTCGCGTGCCAGTGTTTGAATGAAATGGTCTGGCTGGGGAGTGACACTGTAGTCAATGTCTTTTCTGCACAGGGCGCACTCATTTAAGAAAAAGACACACTTGTCACAAAACCGGTGCATGCACGGGAGGGTGACGGAATTAAACAGCGGGTCATGACAGACAGAGCAGCGCAAGTCTGTTTCATTGATCCACACTTGAAGCTTGCTCTCTGCCATTTTTACAACACTTTAGTGAAAAAAAAGCGGCGCAAACAAATAAACCAAACGTAAAAAAAATAAATTTATTGAAAAATATTGGTGAAATGGAACTGCAGCTCACTGAGTACAATAGCAAGAGTTTTTGTGAGTATGGAACGACACCTTTGATTGTTGGTGAGGTAGCCCTTGGTGGTGATAGCTTGTTGGACCTGAGGTACACTGAAGAGACCCAAATTACTTTTTTCCAAGTAGCATAGATCCCAAGTCACAGATTCCGACACATTCAGGGCTTTAAAGAACCGTTCCGGGATTTCAGGGTCCCAAGGTATTTGAACCACAAATGACACAAACCGGTGATCACGGTGTTCATACGTAAACTGGAACAGATACCTCTTGGTCTGTAGAGACACCGCAATGTCTGTGTAGGTGGTGCGTGGTAGTACATCTTCTTCAAAATAGGACACTTGACCCAATGTTTCTTCTAAAAACTCTCTTGCGGCAATGTGCTCCGGTGACAAGTCTCTATTCTGACGGCCTCCACCAAAATCAGTCCATAGATGGGACCCCTTGGGCCAAGTGGGGTGATACCTTTCCTTGGCTAGCAAAAAATATAACACACCCTGTGTGGGTTCCATCATCACCGGCAATATACTCGCACCATGAACCTCTTTGGTTGGGGCATGGGTAGTTGGGGTGTGTGCGGGTTCTGTTGGTTCATCAAGAATTGGTGGTTCAACAAGAATTGGTGGTTCAACAAGAATTGGTGTTTCAAGTGCAACAATTGATGCGTTCATTTCCTCAACCATCCGTGATGATTTTTGTTAGTTTACTAAAACAAAAAAAACATTGTTACTTTACTTCTTTTATTTCACCACAAAAATATGGAAGTCATTGAAGGCGTAGTTCCCACCAATTTGTTTGACGTGTATTCCCGTTGTAATAGCAGCACCACGCGTGAGGAGTTTGCGGCGCAGATTGAGGAAATGGGAGAAGATGATACCAACGCCATGTTTGACTGGTTGAATGCTACCCTTGGACCCCATCCGTTGCAAGTTGGTCGCTTCTGGTTTTCAAACACACTGCAACGTAGCCGCTGGGAACAGCTGCAAGTGATTGAAAGCTATTACACGGATGCACTGATTGAAGACCATTTGCTTCCTTTGATCAACAAACAGGGCGCGGGCGCAAAACGGGTGTCTCTGCGTGTCCTGGACTGGCTGGTGACCAACTTTAGTAAAAAAAACAGAATAATTTACACCTTGCGCCACGATAATGGCAAAACCATCCCCTTTAACTTATATTTGCAGTACAAGTCGTCGTTAAACCGCTACAAACGCCACGTGTTTGACCCATTCCGGCGCCATAAACGGGTGTACTTTATTTTTAAACAACACATGTACTCCACCACCGTGGGGCAGCTCAATTTTATGCACTGGGCGTTTGAGCACCACATCATTGACTACGCCCAGAGTCGTATGGCGGAGATTGAAGCCGACATGACCCAGTGCATCAAAGAGAACCAAAAGGACAAGGAACACTTTAAAAAGAAAGGCAAAAAAAGGTGCAGGAAGCCGCTTTGTAAAATCACGCCACGAAAGTGTTTTGTGTACAGTATTGACGAGAATGTTGTGTTTGTGCAGTCGCCTTCAAAAAAAATAAAATTATAACCATTGTAATTAAAATATATGACAGTCTGGGTTTTTGCGGGTATTTTTTTATTGTTGCACTGTAAGTGGTTAGTACAGTTTTTTGTGGAAACACCTATGAAACAGTTGTACTTTAAAGGGCCACGAATACAGGGGTACGGCTTTTGGAATGGGTTGCCACTGAATGACATTTGTGCACAAATCACACACACCGCTAGTGAAGTGTGGACCCTAAATGTTGCGCAATGCATCATCATTACGGATCGCTATTTTGAGGCATTTTACATTGGCAGCTACAGTGTGTTATACATTTTTATGTTATATAACTTACTGGTCAGCTTCCAACAAATGTCCATGCTGCACTATCAGTATCGTCTATTTTGTCAATTACAACAAACGCAAACAACACCACGCAATTTGAAAAATAAATAATCAATCTTTATATATATTTGTTACCAATATCCACCTGAAACGCCCTTGGGTTTGATGAACGCCGTTACTAAAAGCCCACCTCCAATCCAAGTATATACAAAAGCTTTAACACCCACACCCCATGGCACTGGAATTTTGTATGGTGTACTTGCTAGGGCTGCACTAAGTGGTTTTTGCTGTCCTCCTGTGGCTTGTTTAGCACCTGTGCCAGTAGTAGCGGGAACATAATTTGCCGCTGGTGAGACAACTAATATGGGATAATTAATACCACCTTTAATTTGGCCGACGTCGAAACTGTAATCATATGTAACACCATCATCACTAGGAGGAAATTGATCAGCTAGATTCTTCCACTCCACCACACCCAAAAGAAGAAACGCACACCCAAGTGTAATTAGAATAGACTGAACCGCGGTCTTATTTTCCATTTTTCTTTTATTATGTAGCAAACAAAAAAAATTCCGATTGTTCGGTTCCTTTCAATAATAATATTTCATTCAACAGTAACTAACAATGACACTGCTTACCAGGAAGAGATCCGCGCTCCAAATATAAGCAAAAATAGTTGGTAATTTTCATATTTTTTTATTATATAAGTTAACAAATGTCCAAATGGCTTCTTTTTAATGCTTTTGTCATGAGACATCACTTCCCGTCGCAACAACCTAAGCAATTAGATCCAACTTCAACCTCCGGTAAACCCGTCCCACGTTATCTAGAGTTTAATCCTAGTTGGTTCTACTATCCATAATACACTAATAAATTCCTTTTATTGGACTTTTGGAGCGCTCAGGGACAGACACAATGCGGCGAAAGTATTTGGGAGCGCTTGTTCCATATGGAGTGTTGTCCATGTAGTTGTCGTACACGCTCGCAAACGGTTGGTTGCGGTATAGGGCGTACTCCGCCATGGCCTGACTAGGGAACGCTTGCTCTGTGTACCGCGGGCTGTCAGTGACAAATACCCCGTACTTCATGGGGTTGTTGGCCATGCGTCTTAGTACGTACACCATTTTTTTAACAGGCATGCTTTTGGGAGGTTGTGCTAGAAATTGTACTTGCCTCAACACCAGGAGCCACAGTGGGTTAGAAGTATTGAGGTTGCGGTCGTATTGTAGAATTTCCATCAGAAAGTATAAAGAATCACGTAACATAACTTGATCATTTGTCAATGGGGTGAAGGGGTTGGCATTGGTTTCCACCAAGTACCAATACAGTTCACGTGCATTAAAGTAGTTGGGAGAAAGAATTAGTTTTACCAACAAACTGTACAGCGGTCCTTGTGGATGTGGATCTTGCTCCAACACTGAATACTCATTATTTAGAGCGGACATAGTGGCGGTTTTATTGTATGCAGTATACTTTTCACAAATAAAAAAATCATTTTTCCAAAATCTTGGGAACCCAAAAGCCTGCAAGATGTCGATCAAGGATATGTTGTTTCAACTTTCAGAGACGCGGAACGAAAACGAGGACTTGAAATTGGAATGTCAGCAACTTCAAAAACAGAACACGGAGTTAATACAGCAACAAACCTGGTTTGTCAACCAAATCACGGTGTTGCAGCAGAGGGATTGCAAAGAGTTGAGGGACCAAAACACAGAGTTGATTCAACAACAAAAGTGGTTCACCGAGCAACTGAATTTAACTCAACAACAATACGGAGAGTCGTTTCAAAATTATTTGTATTGCTGCTCTGAGTTGGCGCAAGCTCAAGACTTTATTAAATCACTTGTCCAAAATCAAGCCGTGAGATTGGTTGAACCTCCTCAGCGCAAACACTGTGTAGAGACAGCCTTTATGATGCTGGAGGATGTGGCAAGTCACCGTCTACAAACCCAGTTCTTGGAACACTTGTTCAAAAAACAACACTCTGAAATGATTCAAAGAGCTGAAGTTCAGCGTGGTAGAATGGAATCACTGGGGGGTCAACTTAAAAACCAAGTGGCAAAAGAAGTCAAGAGTCATCAAGCCACAAAAAAAGAGATGCTAGTTTTGATAAACAAGATCCAGTGTCAGCAACAAGAGATTGAGGACGCAAAGCAAAAGCACAAAAGTTTGAAAAAACAGCTGGAAGGTGCTGCTCAAGAAAGACAGCAAAAAGATGCAGAGTTGGAGGTCCTTTCTGGGCGCATTACCAACCAAAAGAAGAACATACATGAGCTGCAACAGAATGCTATCAGTATGGTTGAGAAACTAGCGGATGCCAATGTTTACATCAAAGTTGCAAAAAATGATATGGAACTGGCAACCCATCTGTCCAACGAACTGAGCAGCAAGTGTGTGAGCATGCAAGAAGGCCATCAAGTTGTGATTGCAAAGTTAAAGGATGTTGAAGCGCAGTTGGAAGTTCAAAAAACAAACAATGTCAAGTTGGTGCAACGTGCAGTGGAACAGCAAAAAACCATTCGGAATCTATCCAAAAAAGTTACGCTTCAGTTTAGTGTTGACAAGGAAACCACGGAACAAGTTATTAGTGAAAGCTACCAAGACTTGCAAAAGTTTTTTGAAGAAAAACAATCCCATTCCGACCACGTATTGGCTCTAGTGGCTTACGCCCTTACCCATTTGAAATATGTGTTGGAAAAGTTTCACGGCGAACTACCTGATCAAGGCGCTAATGATGAAACCTGGAACCGCAAAGAGTTCCTGTCCCAACTGATCAACCATTTAACCCGCGTTTTCTTAATCATCCCTATCCCTATTATGCTTAAACATGTGGACCGGCTGTCTGACTTGGCAACACAGCACGGCATCAACATCAAAATATTGCACATGTTGTATCAGTACCTACCCAAGACTGCAGAGGAAGCAATTTCGTGCCGGCAGAACGTGGTGATGGAAAATTTCCCGGAATTTAGTTCATTTTTTGTGAAGGATCATGTGGCTCAAGGTGAGTCCGTTTGTATATCAGTTCATGGGTTTATGATGTTGCTTGGCATTAGTAAATAAAAAAACATATTTATGTAGCAAATTGGCTGTAAAAGAGTTTGGACGTGTATAAAAAGCCCTAACCATTTTTGGCTGTGTTTGTGGCCGTAGCACCAGTAGCGGGTATGGCGCAAGTAACGTAGCCATCCCCTTGGCATTTTGTGTTGTAATCGGGATTATCATTGAGAGGGCTAGTTGAGTCCCAACAATACGGGTCAGAGCTCGCGGGAACACACATCTCAACAGTTAGTGGATTCTGACTTTGATCAACAAGGTACTCACATTTGTGAAGAAAACCCAAAAAATATCGATTTACCATTTTGTCCATTGTCATACAAACTTCATCCGCTTCCTGACATACACCGGGAATCATTCCCAAACCGGTGCAAATACCTCCAGATGGAATTCTGGCCATACACTCACTTGAATCCGGCATACGCATACAATTTCCTAAACACTCACAATCGGGGCCGCCAGTAAGGCTGTCGGTTTGACAAGACATATTTGAGGCAAGACACGGGTAACTTGAATTATTAGTACAGGGTGTCGCACGCATACATGCATTTTGACAAACTCCACACACTGGGTTCGTAATATGATCACAAATACAAGCGTTAGAGGTGTAGGCGTCAGAATCCGGTTTGGTAGGGTCTGGCTTACAATCAGTATTCCACTGTTGATTCAAATCATCCACTTGAAAAGGATAGTAATCTTTAGTTGTATCATTATTAATCCCATTAACGCATGCACAACTACCTTGTAAAGCATCCCAATATCCCGAATTGCTTTGAATTGAATATGCTGCATCTGAGTATTTACCGGTGCATGGATCCGCCATACATGTTGATTCTATTATTTCATTACCCATAAAATTTAAAAACTTGCCCATTCCGGGAACAAACCCTGACTTCTGTGGCAGTAGGTTGGTAGATGAGATTAATGTTCCACCGGTGTACGTTAAAAGGGCCAAGTCTGCTTTATAGTCGTCGCACAGTTCCTTACTTTCTGGATCAGGTTGTAAAGTAATAACACTGTTGGGTATAGTGTAAGGATCACACACCGCAGAAATGTTACGTTTATACGTATCATCGCACTTCCCAAAATCACTTATATTCATTAAAGTAGTTATCCCTACAAACTTGTTATTAGAGTCAAAACAACCTGGTACTGATGACACACTGTTTGCCCCAGAACACGCACAATTAGTGAATGGCTGAGGAATGGTGGGAGCACCCGTTGCGAGAACACTGTCTAAGCGTTGTAATATAACCAAGTCACCAGAATCAGTTTTATCCCCTAGTAAGAAAGTTTTGTTAGTAGGGTAATTTAAGTACCTTTTGTCGTTATACAGAGAACTTGAAAATGAAGCGCCCGCAGGCCGGTTCCACGTTGGGTTGTACAAAAGAAAGTTATCCAAGTTGTCTACTCGTTTTGTGAAATTCAACCAAGGTTGTAGCACCCATGTCTTGCTGTCATTAGTCACATTTTGGATAGTAGTATTAGCATCCGCCCCTACAATAGAACCAGCTGCGTTGGTGGTCAAAGAAGTCACAGGTGTGTATACCGATTGATTCAGTGTGTGCGCGGTCAGTTGACCCTCTTTCCCGCTTCCCGAGGCTTCCATTAAAAACTTGGTGTCCGCTGTTGCGGAAGTTGTCAACAAGTCCAAATTTGAAGACAAAGACAGGTATTGACCTGCAATTGAACTGGGTGAAACAATTTTGAAAGAGTACATTACACCGGGGATAGAGTTCAGCATATACCCGGGATCGTCTGTTAACGTACGTCCCCAACTGCCATTATTACATGGATCTAATACACATACCGTCGGGTCATTTACGTCATATGTAAATCCTTTGTTGCTGAGTGCCTCAGTCCCGTCGCACTGGCATACAACGTTGTGTAAAGCTCCATGTGTAGTGCATTCCATGGCAGTATTAATACCCTTTGTTGGATCATAGCACGCTAAGGGGTCAATGTTGGTATCGGGTGACCAAGGCTGACCGCATAATGGATTAGTTGCGTCATTACAGTTTACTAACAACCTTTGTAACGATTTGCTGGCTTCAGTTAATTCACTATTGTTACAAGCCAGCATAATATTACACTCGGGTCCCCCCATGACAAGGGGCCATTTGCAAGCGCAATTCCACCCGGTGCTTGTCCATGTTGCAATTCCGCCTTTTGCATCACACCCGGTTTTTTCGGGGAGACAGTAGTAACCTTGGGGAACGTCTTGGATTTGAGCACTGTCTAGTGTTACAGTGGAATAGTTGCTCACAAAGGTGCAGGTCATTTGTTCACCGCTTAGCGTGTCTGTGCACACATTGCAATCTGTGTTGGTGAGACAAGTTTTTAAATTGGAGAAATCTGCGACTTGCACAGTTTTGGTTGAGTCGTTAGCATCAGTGCCTGCAGTGGTCGGAAATTTAGAAATACAATTTTGGGTCTGCGGGCTGCACACTTTTTTAGTAGAGTCATACGGATTTTGTAGGCAAACCGCGGGTTTGGTGACACTGTTGGGAGGACTGCACTTGGTCTGACAATCTTGCGTTGTGTCGCATGTAGTTAAACTATCAGGCGAAATTTGTTTGCCAGTGCATGTTGTGCCATCAGGTAACTGTTGACCGGGGCTACACCAGGAGTAGCAGTTGTTGATTGCAGGGTCCACAGTGGGAGGCTGCACAATGGGTATCACATCCGGGAAAGGACTGACAGACGGTGGCAAGCTAGCAGGTTTTTCGGTATCATATATTTTACATATCCATACCGACAAAGCACCTGTACCTGCAAGTAAAATTAATGCCAACACGATAACAATAATCCAATATTTGGTTGTAAATTCCATGCGCGTTTTTATTTTGACAAAACAAATAAAACTTTTGTCACTGTTGAACCATAAATCAATGAACTTCCAAAACATCACAGTGGTCGCCCGTCCTGCAGGTTGGATTGCAGCAGCAGCAAATACTGAGTCACCAGCACGCTATCAGGCAAAACGGGCTCCTAATAACCGGGAGTATCCCGCATCTAAAAGGCCTGCAACCAACCCCTCTTCTGGTGTACCCGTCTCTTGTGCTGGACCAGCTTCACCACCTCGGTTCAGCGATGTGACTGTGCAATGCAAGCTGTGCGGTAACCCGGCGGTGACTCGCGTATCCCGGTCTGAGAAGAATCCCGGGAGAAGTTATTGGGCCTGTCCCAACAACTACTGCAGCAACAAGTTCATTGACTGGGTAAAGGTGTTTCAAGAAAAGGAGCTGCCTGGATTGCCTGGTGCCATCACCAAGGATACCATGGACGCATTCCTCCAAGTCTCGTCAGAGCAAGTGGTGAACATCCGTTCTTTTAAACAGAGGTCACCCGAATGGCTGCAAGCCCGTGTGGGGAGGCTCACAGCATCCAACTTTGGGTCCGCCGCGGGGTTTAACCCTTACCAATCCCCAAAACAGTTGTTACAAGAACTCTTGTGGGGGTCCTTTGAAGGCAACCGGGCCACCCGTTGGGGTACAATTATGGAAGATGTGGCTAAAATGGACTATATCAAGCACATGTATGACCAGCATTTCATGACGGCGCGACGAATTGGGGAGTTGCGTAAGAACCATGACGTCACTCCTTTTGAGTGTAAAGTTTGGGAGTGCGGTCTCACTGTGTTTGAGGATGCTCCTTTTTTGGCGGGCAGCCCTGATGGCATTGTGCACACCAACACCTTTGATGGCAAAGAAATTCGTATTTTATTGGAAATCAAGTGCCCGGGTCCCGACCCTAAAGAACCGTACGCCAATCAACCGGCATATAAAGAGTCAAAACATGCCGACATCCCAGCGGGCATTCCGCCGTACTACTACTGTCAAATTCAGGGGTTAATGGCCATATTTAAGTTGAGATACTCTGACTTTGTGGTGAAAACCGTGGCTGCATTGCCTGAAGCCTGTCAAGCCACCTTGGACGCTGGCGACACCTGGAACCCGTTGTTGAGTGAATGTGTCCCTTCCAGGTTGCATGTTACCCGTTATGAGTTTAACCCGTCGTTCTGGGAAAGCGTGTTGTTTCCGAGGCTTCAACACTTTTACTACAACCTGTATGTTCCGGCGCTTGCTCTTCAAAAGGAAAACCGGTTGAAGCCGGGTGAAATTGAGGAGGTGATTGACCTGGACTTGTAAAAAAAGAATAAAAAAACATGTTTAATTTTTTCTAAGTAGTAAGTAAGAAAACGTAAATGATTCGTGTCGAACCAACCAAAGTGGAGAGCTTACTTGTAGCAACTCATCTGTTTAATTACAATAAGTTTTCGGTGGAAGACAAAAAAATGCTGCAAGATGCAGTGTCTTTATACACTTCCAAATTACATGATGACACCATTTTGACAAGACTGAATCCGTTGTTAAACTTATCCTGGTATACCCAGCACACTATGTTTTTTGTTTATGAAACTGATTTATACTTTAAGAATATACTGCTGCTGTTGGAGTATTTGCCCCACCAGTTCACAAGTGTGCACACAATTAGTGAAAAAACGTACAAGGTGTTCACAGATGAGGCAATGATGAAGGAATACAGGTTAAAGTTTCCTAACATTAGAGGCCCCGGATTTTCTAAACTAGTTAGAGAGTGGTATTTGGATCCTAATTCCGCCGATGTGCTGGTATTCCCCTTGCATGAATCCACCGCCTCCACCGTAGACTCCTCCTCCTCGCTTGCTGTTCACGCCGTGCTGGGGGCAGTGTTTAAACCTAAAGATCAGGGGAATTTAAAAACAATTTACATCAATTCACACGGATATGATATCTATTTTATGGATTATGTGCAGTCAATTATAACTGAAGTTGTTCAAAAAGCGGTCCCTGAAGTTAGAGTAACGTCTTTGATTTTAAAGTGTCCACCATTACAAAGCAATGTCAGTAACTGTGTCCAGTGGCAAATGCTGTTCTTTGTCCTGTTTTTAATGAATCCACACGGCTTTGAGGATACTATGAACTCTTTGCAATCCTCTGATCCGAGTAAGGAGAACATGAACATTATTTTATTTCAACTTTTTATGTTCTTTGTGCTCATGTCTTTCAATGATGCAATTCCTACACGAATTTACTATGAAAAAAAACCTCCGAAAAGAGTAGAGGACACGAATGAGTGGCTTCAGAGTGACACCTTGGTCCGTTCTTCTCTGTATCCCATTTTCCCCATTCATGACTGTGAGGCGCAAGATTCAACATACTGCGCCTCTGTTCCGGACTGCTATTTCTGTGAAACTAAACGGCGATGTGTACACCAAAATATGGTGAAAACAAAGGAACCCTGTGAGTTGTTAACTGCAAAGGATGTAGTTGAAAAATTGTTAGAATATCATCGGTATTTTGTGGAACGTGGGTTGTTACCCATGCAAATGGAAGATTTAAGACCTGAAATGTACATGTTGAGTACACACTTTACCGAGTTGAACACACTGGAGGAAGCAGTTGATAAAAACATACTGGAGGAATTAAAATCGGAAGAGGATTATTATATAGAACCCACAACTGATGATGAGTCTCAAGTTGATTACGCCAATCTCTTTAATACCCCCCCTCCTTTAAGCCCATCCTCTGATTCTTCTAATTCCTTTGAATTTAATAACATATTACCAAGTCCGTCTGCATCGGCTTCTTCTTACAGCCCATTAAGTCCTTCACTCGTATCTTCTTTATCTTCTTTATCTCCTCCTGCATTTCCTGTATCTCCTCCAGCATCTCCTGTATCTTCTTTATCTCTTTTATCTTCTTTATCTCCTTCACGTTTGAGCCCAGAAGTGACCAGGGAGAGCTCTGAGAGTGATTCTATTGTACTACCGCCTTTAAGTTCGCTACCAAGGTACAATAGCGCCTTTGCAACTTTATCAGAGTCATATAATCCTTTATTACAATTCAACGTGAAAAGGAAGTTGGAACTATCTGGTAGCGACACTGAAGAGGAAGATGATAATTATAAAAAGCGGCGTTCTATACAACAACAAAACTGGTCATTGTAATTAATCATTATAGTGGGTTGGTTAACTAGTGTAAAACTGTGACAATAAATAGCGGTTCCACTTGTGTTGATGTCTCAAATGTAACTCATGCATCATGGGATCTTCCCTAACCATTGCAGTCTCCCGTTGTAAAGAGGAAGGTGTGCCAGATCTGGGATAGAAATCATCCTTCAACATATCCGGGTAGTACTCACAAAAAAAGAGAAAGAATAGGAAAATACCGTCGCTATGAAACAGCTGCAACAACTTCCGTACATATGCATTGAACAACCTTGAAAGCCCGTACTGCGGGTTTGTCAAAAGTACACGAAACTGGTGTAACACTTTAAAATAAGAAATCATTTCCTTCCTTGTCCTGCGTGGATGAACTATAAACTCTCTAATAAATCCCAAAAATACAAAACGTGTTTCAATCATAAACCTCATATCCTCCGATTCCTGATCCGCATCTTCTTCAAGAGTACGTTCCAAGATATGCAGGCGTCCAGAATCCAGGATAACATTTAATTCTTCAGAGAAGTTGACATGGGGTTGCGCCGGTATGAAATCACTTGAAAATGCGCGGTGAACAGGTTGCGCAATGGCTGTGACATCCAAAGAATTCAAGAACCGCTGAACCATGGCTGCGGCTTCAATGTTTTTGGTGTTAATTATCCATTGACTAACACTTAAGCCTGACCATGAAATATCATCACCTTCTACCATATTTTTTTTTGATTCGAAAAGTTTATTTACAATTTGTAACTTGAAAAAAAATAAAACAAACGATAACAGATGCAAGCAAGCATGTTTGTGTAAAATAGGAAAATAATTTTGTTTAAAAATCAGGTGTTTAACGTTAAACATGTCAATTTGTAGGTATGAAAAGTGTACAAAACGTGCAAGTTTTGGGGAGGTGATGAGGATGCCAATGTATTGTAAAACACACAAGACCGTAACTATGTTTGATGTAAGACATGACGAGTGTCAAGTGCCTACGTGTAGGCAACGTGCAACCTTTGGGTGGAATGGCACTAAAAAAGCAACTCATTGCGTTTCCCATAAATCAGTGGGTATGAATGATGTTCGTCACCCGTCATGTCGTTTGTGCCACCGGCGTCCTAGTTACGCCAAAAAGTGTAGCAGTTCAGCAACCCATTGCCACTTGCATAAAACAGGTGACATGAGAAATGTGAAACATAAATTATGTGAAAGCTGTGACACTTATGCCACCTATGGTTTCGTAAAAAACCGGCCTACGCATTGCCTGCAGCACAAACAGGAGAACATGAGAAATGTAAAGGCGACAGTGTGTCGGGAGTGCAGCACACTTAAACCCCGGTTTGGTAACCACTTAGTTGGTCGTCAGTACTGTAAAAGTCATCACAATCCTTCCCAGCACTGGGAGGTAAGTACTTGTAGGGAATTGTTATGTAAAAACATTGCCACTCACTCTTTGAAAGGCAAGTTACCTTTTACGTATTGTGAGTCTCATTCACCCACTGAGTTCACCTCTTATTTTGAACAACCCTGTGTGTCTTGTGGTCTCCCTTGTTTGTGTGACACATCCGGATTGTGTTTGTTAGCCTGCAGCCGGCGGTCTGCTCATCACGGGAAGTACTCGGAGCACGCCCTTCACCAGTTGTTTGTTCAAAACAATCTGGTATTCACTTACGATCAGCAACCCGGAACTGGTTGCACCAAAAAAAGACCAGACTTTGTGTTCACCACTTTATTTGGTGTTGTTATTGTGGAGAATGACGAACACCAACACCGAGATTACCCGGCAGAGTGTGAGCTTGCACGCATGCAAGAGCTGCACCTTGCTTTTGGAGAATCCACCCACTTTGTGAGGTTCAACCCAGACTATAGTGAAACGCAAACCGACGCGTTAGATGATCGGCATAAAACACTGCTAGCAAAGCTTATGCTTATTTTGGAACAACCTGATCACTTCTTTTCCACCCATTTTGGGTTAACCGTGCAATACATGTACTATGATTGATAAAACATTTTATAAAAAAAAAGGTACCAATTTTTCATTTATTGATTCCAATGTTGAAACGTAAAACAACACATGACGAAATATCAGAAAGCAAAGAGGAGGTCTTCACCAAAAAAGTGGCTATGTTTGGTACTGGTAATGGTAATGTTACTGGTTCTGTTGTCTCTCGGCTCCCTAGTGCTGGGGGTAGGTCTGGGATATCATCGTCACCTTTGCCAGAAAACATGCTGTGGAAAATTGTGTTCCCCAGTCCGAACACATTTAAGAACATGATTAAAATTGTGGCGGGTGTGCTGTGTGAAGCCAACATTCAACTGATTAAAAGTGAGGACTTTGAGGGTTTGTTAATTGAGTCCTTGCACACGTCCCATGTGTGTTTAATAATCGCCTCGTACTCTCAGAGCATCCAGTGTTCCAAAAATTTGAACGTGGAAGGTGAAAAGTTCAAGTTAAAAACCGACATCCTTAAAAGAATGTTGGATGAATTGGATGGCAATACGGTGTTGGAGATGTACCGTGAAGTGGACAGCGCCGACATTATTTTGCGCCAAGAGAACGACTTTGGGTTACGTTCCCAGATTTACACCATTCACACCCTGGCGGAGGTGGATAAGAGTCACAACATCAAGGACATAGATTCAGCTATTGGGGTGGACTTGTGTGTTCTGACTATGAAATCATTTTGTAAAACAAGTAAGGACTTGGGTGCGAATCATGTGCAAATTTTGGTTAAAAAATGGGAGAACAAGGGTATGGAGCACATGTGTCTAACTCTGGATTCCGACAGCACCAGTGCGTCTATGAAGTATGAGTTCTACTGTGTGATTAAACGTGATACGGTTGCAATTTCTGGCAATGTGTCTGAAAACTATTGCATTAGGGCGGTGACGGATGGGTCTATTGGTTCATTTGAGGGCAAGGAAAACGCGGAGGTGGTGTTTAACCACAAATTTTCGTGTGAGTATTTGAATTGTGTGTTGCGTAACATGGAGCGTGACACCATTCACATGTCGCTGTCACAAAACAGCCCTTTAATTATAAAGTATTCCCTGGGAGATGATAAGAGTGACATTAAAGTGGTGGTGTCCCCCATGATAAGTACTGAAACCGATTAAATATGTAAATGCAATAATAAAAATCATGTCACATTCAATCCAATCCATTTCCGTCCGTCCTCAGATGTTTAAGAACGCGCTGGTGTACTACTACATGCCCGGCTGTCCTTATTGTAAGGAGTTTGAGCCGGTGTTTTTGGAGTTGCTGCATCTAACCCGTAAAGCCAAGTCTTTGTTACTGCTAGCGGTTGACATTACCGAACATGAAAGGTTGAATATCCCTGTAAAAACGGTGCCTACTATTTACTATTTTGACGGCTTGGGGGCTCCGCACAAACTCGAAGCTAGTTCACGTGAACAACGCAGCCTGTACAGTGTGGCTTCTTTCCTTATCAAGGAGCATATGCATGACTACTACCGCAAGAAGGGCATTCAGAGCTGGGATGAGGGTGAACAATAAAAAACCCAATGTGTCTATATTTATCTAAATTCAGAGTAAATCTTTACGGTGTAAGGATGGTCCCTTCCGTCGACATGAACCTTTTCACCACTGTTTAGCCAGTGTCTGTTGTAGGACACCTCAATAGCAACGCTGTTGGTGTCGGTGACCCTGTAGTCATACCTGTTACTGCGGTACTCCTGTTTCCTTGCAAACAGGGGCATAGTCTTATCTTTGGTGTCCTCATGAGTGGACACCACATACCCTACCCGCTGCCACGGCCCGGGCAAGCCGCGGGTGTAGATTTGGGGCAGCACCGCCTCTGGCCAGCCGCCGTTGTCAAGTTGGGAGTTTTCAAGGGAAGGTGCTTCTATGCCGCAGCCGTACATGCCGTTGCACACCACTCGTCTTGGTGGCAAGAATGGTGGTAGAATGTAGGGTGTGTTTTGCGGTTTAATGGGAGCTGCTGGCGCGACTTGAGGTGCCGGAGACCATTCGCATACATTAGGAAAAATAAAGGGTGTGTAATCCATTTTTTATTTACAACCGAAACATTTAAAACACAGACGGGCTAAACACGGCTCCCGGTACTCCCTCCGCTATTTGCAGTTTCTTTTGTTTGTTTTTTTTGCAAATCACAATAATCCCAATGCCAATGCCTATGAAAATAAAAGCGACAAGAACAACAAGTAAAATTCGGTTGGTAGACATGCCTGATTTTGTTTTGGTAATGACTTCAGCCGCGGCGGGAACAGGGCCTGTTTGCTGCGCCAAACGCTGATGCTGAGGAGGAGGAGGCTGCATTTGTTGCTGCTGGGGAGACATACGACGATTTTGTTGTTGCTGCATTTGTTGTTGCTGTTGTTGCTGCTGCTGATGCATTTGTTGTTGTTGATGAGGATGCTGCTGCTGCTGCTGATGCATTTGTTGTTGTTGATGAGGATGCTGCTGTTGCTGCTGCTGTTGTTGTTGCTGCTGCTGTTGTTGATGCTGCTGCTGTTGCTGTTGCTGCTGCTGTCGCTGTTGTTGTTGCTGTTGTTGCTGCATTTGTTGCTGCTGTTGTTGTTGCTGAAAATGAGAATGCTGTTGTTGTTGATGTTGCTGGGGTTGTTGTTGTTGAGGATGCGGATAGTCGTATTGCGGTGCTTGTCTCTCAAAGTGTTCAACATTGGGCGAGCCACCAAGAGATGTTGCTCCTGAGGACATGTCTCCCATTAAACGTGAGTTGTGAACATTTTGGAACTGCTGCTGCATCTGAGGCTGCCTGTCGTCCCCTGCGGAACCACGAAGCATCATATCCGTGTGGGGCATATGCCCGAACTGCACTCCCGGTTGTTGGGGCTTCAGTGCATAGCCCCCATCGGGTTGATTGTTTTGCAAATGCTGTGGAAAAGCGGCATCCAATGGCGTCATGTTTTACTTTATTTAAGAATACAAAAATTCACTTTATAAAAAACTACTAAACGTAAAAACGCTCTTGGTTGAAATGAAGCTTGTGTGGGGTTTCTTTTTATGTTAAACGGCTTAGCTTGCGTTCATGTAGTTATAAAAACATGTATATATTTTGCAAAAAAGTGTTTGTCTCTTTGAAACTACAGAAACATGACACTTGATGCAACTCGGGGTATAACCGATTACAAAAACATTGTGTTGTATGAAAAATTTTGTACTTACTGCGGAGAAAGTGGACATAATGCAGACACATGTGGGGTACACAAGGTAGTGTTGTGTAAATACTGGAATAAAAAAGGGTGCCTCAACATTTCCTGCCCATTTGCTCACGGCACCTGGGAACTCCGTTACCCCAAGAAGTCACATTGTGCAAAAGTGTTTGAAATTGCTCCCAAAACCTACGTAGTGAGGGGTTGCGGTGAAAAGAACACACACACCTTTGAAAACTGCCCTAAACAGGGACTCATTTGGCCACCACCCAGAACTGAAAGTAAAAAATATAATGAATAAACAATAAAGAAAAAATGGCCAACCTAATTCCTTCGTATCATTTGTTTAACTACGACACCATGAGCATGGCTGACAAATATAGTTTGCACCGTGCAATGCTGTTGTTTACCACTCCATTAAGACATGAATCACTCACAAACATGGGAACTCAGTTCTCTTTACGGGAACAATTCAGAGAATTCGCAAGTATAAACTCCTATTTATTAGTAACTTACGTAATTGACCTACTCCCTACAATTGTGCCACAAAATGTAGACGTTGCCAATGTGCGCGTATACAATAAACGTTTGTACCAATGCCTCTCTGACCGGTTTTTGTCACCAGAGTTCATACAAGATTTTTTAGATTGGTGGAATGACGACGGACCAAACTCCCCGTCTACCACCATTTGGCCTTTTAGTGTTAGAACCGAAAATGAAAACCGAAGTTACCACGCGGTTCTCTTGGTTTTGCAGCGCACTGAAAATTATAACTTGAATATGATTTATGCGGATTCTCACGGGGACCAACGGGAGAAGATATTTGAGACCATTATATTCAAAGCGCTACAAAACGAACTGTTTGGGCAGCTAACCGAAATTAATATCATTGAAAACAATAGTTGTGTAATGCAAAATTCAGAACAAGGTGGTAACTGTGTCATGTGGCATCTACTCTTTATTGTGTTACTTGTTCAAAACTTGAGCACCATTTCAGAACCAGCGCTTCTGTTTAGCGCTTTAAGTAAAAAGGCTGATGTGAACATTGTTTTGTTTGAGCTGTACTTATTTTTTTACGCCATCTCCATTGAGTCGGGATTTATCACTAAAATTGTGTTTCAACCCACCAATTATACATTGACAGACGAAGAAACGGATGAAAGGTTAGGGTATGATAATGATATTAAGAATTTATTGGAAAGAAATTTTAGGCTGGAAAATTGCTCGGCGCTTAACTACAATGAATGTAAATCCAACGTTCACTGTGTACTCTGTGAAGGCGAAGAAGATTGTATGAACCGTGGGGTTGTACATTTTAATGACCAAGGAGAGTGTGAGAAACCCTATGATGTGTTTGATGTCATTAAACAGCTGTTAACTATTAGAAGGCGCTTTGTGGAACACCGTAAACTGCCCAATTCCACGATTCCTAATGTTGATAAAGTAGAGACACACTTTTCAGAGCATGGCATGAGATAAACTCAAGTGGCTAATGGGTGTATACTTTCGAATACGTTTCATTTTTTTATCCCACTGTTTATATTTTTGCCTACCCCCTTTTATACCCATTTGCAACTTTTTCGCTTTGTTTTTATCACTAATCTTTTTGGCAACAAAAGCAATAACTGCAATGACTGCAATGACTCCGGCCGCAATGCCGACATACATAATAATTTTTCCAATGTCTGCAATGGTATCCGGTATAATTCGAGCAAGTTTTAAAGCACCATTTACAATGCCAGTAACAAAAACTCCCACGGAGTTTAATGCGTCCCCAATTATATCAAATACGTCGGGCGCTATCCATTCAACGGCTACATTAGGGGAAGATAATACGCCTGCATCAGTAGTACAATTGCATGAGGTTGCCGAATAAGTGTTTACTAAGGCGGTGGTTGCCTTCACATCTGGTGGTACTTTTGCGGTTGTATTTGGGATGTAGGTTGGACATGCGCTGCTATTACACGGGCTTTGAACAGCAGAATTGATAACTTTTGTAGCATCCATAAAATTACAATTTCCCTGTGTAATATTTTTATCAAGCATAGTTTGTTGACCATTGTATGTAGCGTAGCATCCTGTACGAGCTGAACACAGAGCATTTGCTCCAATACCAGTTAAAGCCGCCAATATTGTATATTTGGCTATTTTTCCCCATTCAATTGGATTAGCTTTTGCTATGTTGTCTGTTACTTTTGCCACATCGTCCTTAGCAGCGGTTGACGCCTTTGCCGCTGCTTGAAGACTTTCTTTTTGACCGCTTTTTTTACCTTCGCTTTTAGCTTTTTCTACAGTTGTTTTACTTGGATGGATCTCAGGATCATCAAGGGCACCTTGAATTTGAGAAGCTATCTTTGGATCACTTTCTGCTAAATTGTCTACAGCTTTTGTTAAATCGTCAACATTTGTGATTAGTTCATCGTTAATTTTGAGACCTTCTCCATCAATCTTTACCTCACTAGAATCTAACCCCAATTTGTCAGCAAGTACGGCCTCGCTACTAGCCCCCAAAGTCTTAACGTCTTCCATGTCACTCGACAGTGTTTCTTTTGTAAATTCAGAGAAATCTATTGGCATTAGTATATGTATGTTTATTAATTATCAATATAAAAATTAGTCACAAGTATACTGCATTGGCCAAAACTTAAAAGTACAATTTTGGTTGCAACATTCCATATCATGTACACAAGCAACATCGGGGGCTTTACAAATTTGTAGTTCACAGCTATCACCGTAAAAATTTTGTTGACACGCACACGTGTATGCTTTAGGACCATCTCCCGTCCCTGTCGCGGTGCAAGTTCCGTTGACCCCGCAAGGATTAAAAACGCACGGATTGGAACATGCGGAGCGCAATGGGTTGGCATCAGTTTCAAACGGTTCAAGTGGTGATTTGCAAATACATCCACCTGTGCATAGCTTTGATGTGTTGTCGCACATTCCTAAAGCACACTCTGAACTGTCGCGGCAGTCAAATGTGCGTGTGCGATCTTTAACAGCACAATAGAAGTCAGTTGATGTTTGTTGAATACACTTCGTATCTTGAGGACCTCCTGAACCAATAACACTACCACATGATGTGGGGACGGTTGGATCACAACTTTTATTCGTAAAGATATAGCAAGCTTTATCCGCACTATTACACACCACTGCACTATTACCTGAACAATCGTCATCAGTTCCACACTTAACTTGTAAAGGAGAGGTGACACCTCCAGGGTTACAAGGATCCCTTTGACACGTGGGTAATCCATTGTTGGTGTTCCAAGAATAAAAAGTATTTCCTAATGAATTTGTTCCACAGACGCACTGTTGAGTCTCAACATTGTAATAACTGTTAGTGCCTTCCACAAAACAAGGATCAGGAATACACTGCCAAATATTACTAGAGTCAATAGCTGCCACCATAGACCCGGCTGCCACTAATGGTACCTTATTCCCTCTATCGTCTAGTTGAAACCCATTACAAGCACAAGAACCCCCTTGTGGCAAATTTACATCATTTACAACAGCCCCATCCAATGCGCCGTTGTAAAGCCGTCTTTGTTCGCCATTGAGTGCGGTGCACAAGTCTGTAGATAGAGGGTCTTTGCAGTCATAAGCGGAAGCGTCTGGAGAACACCGGCATGTTCCTGTAGAGCAAACACTTGATATACCGCAAAACTGGCCTTTACTTTCATCACAATCGGTAGCTTGAGTAGATAATTGACATGCTTTTGTAACGGGATTCGATAAAGACGTTATGACTGGGATTTCGCTACAAAACCCTTTACCGCATGGGTTAGTAGTATCATTCATGCAAGGTTTTGGATCTATATCAAAAGAGCATGTACAAATTGGAGCTTGTAAGGTAGTGGAACACTTTGATTGTAGTATATTTGTCTGATTTGATAATGGAAAAATGTCATCGTGGTTTGTAAAAGACCGTTGCACTTGTTGTAGAGTTAACCCCCCTTCAACGCACACCGGCGGACGTTTGCACGAGTTGTTTACACCATTCCATGCAATAGCACCTAATGTTTTTTCCACTCCAACAGCTTTTGGACAAGACGTGTCTGTAACATAATTACAAACCCCATTTATACAAGAAAACCCGGTAGGACAAGGAGTGGACGTTGAGCATTTGGGTGCACATATTCCAGCGTCAGTGCATGCTGATGTAGCTGGACAAGTTGTAGTTGTGCCAGTGGTGGAACAGCTAGTAGGTGCGGTTGGATATCCTACATTTCTCAAGTCTTGTAAACTTAAATACTGTCCATTCCATTGCCCGTAAATGTCCAAGTAACTAAATGTGAACGGTGTACTTGCACCATCTGTGCATGGATTTCCTGGAGTTCCATCACCCTTCCAATTATCAGGACAGCGTTGCATGTTAAGAGGTAGCATTTCTGGGAAAGGGGGCCAGACTCGTTGAAGTAGGGGGTCATTGGTATTTCCGCTTCCACGAACCACCTGAGTCACGGCGGCATCCTGACTTGCATTGTAAGACATTTGCGCGGTACACATATTGCTGAACTTCTGAACTTTGCACTTTGGATCTGCTAAGGGTGACACATTATATTCAATATATTGTGAAGATGTAGTAGAATTGGGATCAGTTTTGGTAAAATCGCTTATTGAAGGCGCGACACATGGAATGGTTGATGCATCGGATGACACCATTTGATTGGGGTAGGAATCACAAAGTTTCCAATCCGAATCTGATGTTGGTAATGTTAAACAACTACTGGTATCACTTTTATAAGACAACACTCTAACAATACTTTCACCTGACACTTGAGGTTCTAGTGTCCCGCAGCCGATGGGGACGTCACAGTCGCTGCCTTCAGTGTTTTGAGTAAAAAGCCCCAGTTCTGGGTATTTACACTCACACAGCCACTGTGATCCATTGCCCACATTGGCGAGGACGGTGGTGGAAGTGTATGGGTTGCATGCGTTAACATAAGACGGCAGGCAGTACGACCCGGGTTTGGACACTTGCAACACCTGGATGTCACAATTGGTGAGGTCATTGTTAGCATGGGTGTACTCTGTGCCACAGTCGCACCAATAGTCTTGACAATTTGCGGGTGCGTTTGGGTCTGTGCATTGTTTTTGTGTGCCTCTCCCGCTGCACATACCATTTGCTTTTCTAAACAAGTGAATGTCCTTTGGGGGGTTCAATAGTTTAGTGGTTGGGTCCAGCAGCTGATTGTTGGTATTGTTAACCGTCACACATTCTAGTGCATTAGTGTCTTTTCCGTTATCAATACATGAGTTGCAGTCCAATTGCCTGGTGCATGTCATTAAGCCTTTGTATCCTAATGTCCCTGGCAGGCACACTTGTTTGATAGCGGGTTTGATCTTGGGTAGCTGTCCCGGTGAATACGAGGGGACCCAACTTGTTCTTTTTGCAGGTGGATCAAAGGTGCTCATTTTCTTTGTCATTAGTGGCAAACACGCAAGTGTAATTACCACCGCAACAAATACGCAAATAACTGAAATTCCAACAGCATTAATGTTTACCATTTTAAATTTATATATATTTTTTTATTATTTACATTCAAAGTTTGGACAAATATATATGGAGCCACAACATGTTTTCATTGGCTGGAAAAAGTGATATTTCTTGAATTTCAGAGGCGGTGGGGCTCACGCCGTAGTTTCTGACGTATTCATTACAAAACAATTTAATATCTCGGTTGTTGTAGTGTTCCAAATCATACGGGTTTTCAAAGTTTCCTGCAATCTGGCGCCGTAAAGGGGGTAAAATCAATATCTTTTTTTGTCTTCTAAATGCTGCTGTCTTTTTCATGAGAGTAACAATGTTCATTGTAGTTTATTGATTTTTATTTAAAAAGGCAACACAAAAAATAAAATTACTTTCTGTTTCTGCCGTAAATATGTTCACCGGCTTCATCAATAATGACTTGTAGCTGTTGTTGTTTGTCCAGGAAGCTGGTGTGAAGAGTAGAGTCGGGTGTGAGTAGGTTGGTGTTGTCCAGGTAGGCTAGCCGCCGCTCCGCAATGGTCATCATGGTGATGAGGGGCTGGATGTTGGGGGCGTAGTTAGTGAGCACAATAATCAAGGACTTTTTTTCGTGTGCAATTTGATCCAAAAAGTGACGAACCAGCAAATAATCCTGTTTGTCAAAGCAGTTATATTTTTGAATGTACTCTAAGAACTGGGTTGTCTTGACTTCCTCTGTTTCCAACAGCACCATTTGTCTAACAAGGGTAAACAATTCTTCTTTTTCATTCTCTTCAAAAATGTCAATCTCCATGACATCCTCCTCCTGCTTGAACTTCACCGACTTGGTGTTGGACACAATTGGCACAATTTTGTGGTGTGATTTTTTGGAGGACAACTTCCTTTCTTCTTTGTTATTATTTGACGCTCTTGAGTTGGAAGAATTCTCCCTTTTTCTTTGTTGTTTCTTCAACTGCATTAGTAATAACAGGTTTTCTTGGTTCCTTTTCTCACTAGTGTCTGATCTTTCGGATTTGATGGAGCCGGAGGCCTCCGAGCTGCGTGAATTAGACCTCTGAGAACCTTTGGACTGCACTGAGCCTTCTTCCTCTGAGTTTACCGAGACTACGGATCTTGATGAAGCAACTGAACCTTCATTTTCTGACTCTGGGTTATCTTCTTCCACCACGCTAATGGTGTTGTATGTGTCATCCACTTCTTCGGTGATAAGATTGCCGTTTTCGGAGCTATCAATCATGCTGGAGAGATTGTCCAGGAAACTGTTTTTGAAGTTGGGGATTTCAAAGGATGAGGGCTGTTGAAAGGCAATAAACAAAGGATGTGAGTTCATTTTATTTAGGATGAATAGTAGTATAAAAACAACAAACTTATTATTTGTAAATAAACGTAAGGTTATATAGAGTTTACGCAGTCACAATTTCTGCAATTGCAACACCCTTGGGTTTGTTTGCATCCGCTGCCACAATTTTGCCGTTCGTGTCTGTGTCCGGCTTGGGCATGTCAGTTTCTTTCTCTTTGGACGCCTTTTTAGGGAGGCGAATCCCCATTGCCGCAAATCGGGGGTCTTCCGATTCCACTGCAGCACTCACTTGAGACTGTATGATTGGCCCGTTAGCTGCATTAAGCTGTGCCGTTATCTGTTGAACCTGAGGAGGCACTGCACGCTGCGTTGGCCTCGGCGCAGCCTGCTGTTGACCCGCACCCTGTTGATTATGTCGCGGCCCCTGTTGAGGGACGCCTTGTTGAGGATGCTGCTGTTGATGAACTTGACCGTGAGCCTGCGACAACGGGGGGGTGCGCTGCTGATTTGATTGCTGCGGTGGCTGTTGTTGCTGTTGCGGCTGATTTGATTGCTGCTGTTGATTTGATTGCTGAGGTGGCTGTTGTTGCTGCTGATTTGATTGCTGCTGTTGATTTGATTGCTGCGGTGGCTGTTGTTGCTGTTGATTTGATTGCTGAACAGGTACAGGACCGTTACTAATAGCGTTATTACCTTTCGTTTCAGAAGCATTAAAGTATTGTTCCCATTGAATATTTTCTTGGTCTTCATGCGCTTCTTTTAGTTGTTTGTTCTTCTTTTTCTTGGTGATCAAATACCTGGCGGCGAACACCGTCACTACAATAACAATGATACAAAGAGCAAGTATTTTACCCCAATGTTTCTTAAAAAAGATGGAGATGTTATCTTTCTGGTTGTTGACGGACACTGTATCAACTGACTTGGCTCCACCGGAAAGTGCTAGGGTGGGTGGCGGCGCCGCGACAGAGGGGACGACAAAGGCATGTTGAACCGCCTGTGCCTGTACCTGTGCCTGTGGTGCTGAAGCGGAAGCGGTAGGGGTTGGTAAATTGGTTTGCCTCATATTTTGTAACATTGCATGAAACTGGTCATGAAGGTTGGATGTTGCGGCGGGGTTCATGTCACTTCTTACTGTATTTTGTTTTCTTGGCAACATACTATTGAAAGATTTGATTATTTGGTTAGGTTTCAAACGTAAAATAATTTTAAAAATATTGGTTTTTAGTATTTATTTCATTCAATACTTTTTGTAAAATCCATGGAAGTAAAGGAAGATCAGAGCAGTATTATTACTAAAAACTTTGTCGAGGATGGTATTGGCTACATTGAACTTTTGGGTGTGTTTGGTGACGACTTGACCGTGGTGAATGCGGCTCGTGTGTCTTTACAAAAAGAAAGCACGGTTTTAAATGATCAAGACCGCCGGCTAATTCGTTACCTGGCATCTCATGAGCATCTTTCCCCGTTTTACCACCCACAACTGCGGTTTCGCATCAAAATGCCTATATTTGTGGCCAGAGAATGGTACCGTCACACTATAGGGTTTGCCAGGAATGAAGTATCTCGTCGGTACGTCTCCACTGAACCCGAGTGTTGGATCCCTGGAAGCTTGCGGGAGAAATCTCAGTCTATTAAACAGGGGTCTGGAGTTGAGGAGGTTGATAAAAGTGATTCTTTGAGACTACAGATTCAAAGTTTTGTGGAACAAGGAACACAACTTTATAGTCAATTGTTAGAAGACAATGTTGCACCGGAGTTGGCACGAACCATACTACCTCAAAGTATGTACACTGAGTTTATTGAAACTGGCAGCCTATATGCTTACATTCGTCTTGTGAACTTGCGTACCTCCAGTGACGCCCAAGCCGAAATTCGTTCTTATGCAACCTTGATTCATGGTTTTTTGTATCAAAACTTTCCGGCAAGTTTTGTAGCGTTTTTTTAGAGAGACACTAGTTCTTTCAAAATAAAGAGAACGTTGCACGTTTCAAAATAAAATAATAATTGTATTTTTTTGTGCTATCCTTTGTAAATAGAATGGAACCCCCGCCGACATCTCTAAAGTCTTGTTTGAAAAAAAATTGCATGACTGCCCCAGTAATATTGTCACCAGAAATAATGCCATCTCCCATTCTAACCTCCCACGCTAGCAATAATAATATCACCAACGGTACTAACAAAAAAAACATTGACACCAACTCAATTCTGTTTATTGTAATTGTTGTTGGACTGGTGTTTGGAGCCATCCTCATCTTTTTGCTCTTCCGTTTGCGGAGAATGGAACTTCAGTTGCAGCAAACCGCCAAAAACTTTAACTTACAAACAGTGAGGGAAATGATTTCTCAAGAGATCCAAGACACGGTGGAAAGTTTGGAGATAGAGGACATTGAAACAACTCCAGAACCGTATTCGCGCGTTTTAATGAACTCCAAACCCTCCTCCTCCGCCGTCGCTTCTACAAATGTTGACGAACCCGTTATGGGGTTGCCGGACATGGGCATTCAAGCAGCCCGTTTCATTATTCCAAATGTAGAAAATTTTGGAGAACTGTTTTTTAGTTTTGTAGAGACTCCGGGGTTGAACCATAGCCATTCCAATGATGATCACGACATTGTGGAGGTAATAGAAGAAACCCACTTTCATTTACGACCTCCTTCCCCTGCTTTGAACAATGCTAAAAATGTTCAGCGGGTGGTAGAATTAGAAGAAGAAGAAGTTGAGCAAGAGGTAGAAAAAGAAGTGGAAAAAGAGCAAAAAGTTGAGCAAGAGGTAGAAAAAGAAGTAGAAAAAGAAGTGGAAAAAGAGCAAAAAGTTGAGCAAGAGGTAGAAAAAGAAGTTGAACAAGAGATTGAACAAGAGATTGAACAAGAGATTGAACAAGAGATTGAACAAGAGGTTGAACAAGAGGTTGAACAAGAGGTTGAACAAGAGCAAGAAGTTGAACAAGAAGTAGTACAAGAGCAAGAAGTTGAACAAGAAGTAGTACAAGAGCAAGAAGTTGAACAAGAAGTAGTACAAGAGCAAGAAGTTGAACAAGAAGTAGTACAAGAGCAAGAAGTTGAACAAGAAGAAGTACAAGAGGAGGTAGAGCAAGAAAATGATCAAGAGGTAGAAGTTGAAACAAAGCAAGAAGAAGTACAAGCGTCAGAAGCCTTACAATCTGTACAAGTTGAGCAAGAAGCCGTACAAGTTGTGCAAGCCGAATTAGTGGAGGAAAGACAGGTGCGTGATGATTCAGTGGAAGAGTTAACTTCAATAATTGGAAATTTAAAGTTGGATGACCCAGCAGAGGTGAAACCTGTCAGTAAACGCTCACGTAAAAATTTGCAGAAATCGGAAGACGAGTCTGAAAATATAGAAGAAACTGTTCGTAAAAAAATACGCCGAAACACGCCAAGGAAAAAAAAAGTGGATGACTCCATTGATTTGAATGATTTATAAACATTTATTTATTGTTTTTACAAGTTCGATAAAGCACTTGAGCATGACATGTCACTAGATACGCAGCCGTCATGGAACTCGCCTGCTTTAGTCATTCCATCCTTGTAGTAGCAATTCTGATACCCCGTGCCGCAGTAAGAGCTGTTGAAATTGGTAGGTGGCAGCTCAGTAAACATGGACAGGCTGTTGGGTTTAATGTTAGACAGGCTGGAAGTGACCTGCTGGTTGTAGCTGGTCAAACCGTTACTGTTTAGGCTGATAATACCGTTGTTAATTTTTTGAGGGGCAATGGGCAAATGGGTCAACGGACGGAAACGCTCCGGGTTGGCAAGATCAAAAGACATGGGGTTTTCGCCTGTCATAAACCCATGAGCTGGAGCGGGCATGTTACGCAGTTGGAAAGTCGCATTTTGGCCGTAGTTCCAGCTAGCTGAGGAAGGGCATGCATTAATCTGCCCCTGTAAATCATTAAAACTTGGAAAGGAGTTAAAACATGCACCATTTGGCCCCACACAGGAAGCACATTTATTTTTGGAGATTGTGGATGACATATTTTCTTTTTTACAACAACACAATAAAATATTCTTTATTCATTTCACACCATTAACCATGGCAACAATGAAACCAAGTTATCAACCCCGCATCACCCGGGGTTACACTTATTGGGTAAACCTGGATAATGTGCTCCACGCAATTGTTGCAATTCAAAAGTGGTGGAAACATTGGATCCAACTCAAACCCCAAAACACTCATGACTACATCACCTTAGAACCTGTGGAGCCACCAATATTCCTACACGTAAGTGACACCCGGTTTGTCACTGCATTTTCGGCCTCTACCCTGGCCAACTGCTTTGAAGCATCGGGCGACTTTAAACATCCTCACAGCCGGACGCCATTTAATGTTGTGGAAATACGGCGCCTAGATGCTATAACTAACCAGGAGTTTAAACTGTGTGAAAATTATAACTCCATTATATACCGTCATCAACAGGAACGGGAGCAGTCACTGTTACAAGAATTTTTAGTAAACGAATTAGAAACACAATTCCAAAACTGCATAAACAGTTGTATTAGCACACTTTCGGATAATCAATGGGACCAAGAAATTGGAGCTCAAACCACTCTCTTTTTTTCCGCCTTCTATTCCTTGTATGAAGTCAACATGGAGATGGCCTCGTTTAAAATGAGGAGATACATTATTAGAATAAGAGAGTTCATTGTGGAGCAATACGCTCTTCCATTTCAAGAAAACAGGACACCTAGAGTCCAAATTAGATTCATCCTTCTATTACAGTTCATCATAAATATTTATACTTATTTTTTATTAACCACCAAAAAACTGGTTAACATTGTGGGGTTGGCTTGGGGAGCGTCTGCACCGGACCCAAACTTCTTATTTTGACCACGCCCCCTTCCACGCCCACGTCCCCTCGCAGACACAGACGCCGACTTGGTTAGCCTTGAAAAAAAGTCCTTGTCTATTTGCACCGGGTTCAATGTCCCAGCGTTTGCATTTACAACACCACTTAACTTGGTGTTGGTGTTGTTGGTGTTGGTGTTGTTGTCGGGAACAGAGGGGACGGGCGGCGTTACAGTTGCAGGGCAAAGAGGCATATTCTCATCTTCATCACTAGTAACGTTCAGTGCTTCCACTGTAAGAGGCGCATCCTCCCGGGGCTCCAACTTTTGCACTTCCTTCATAGGACGTCTCAACCCCCTGAGGACATGACCCGTACTCAACACCGTTTCCTCCTTTTGCACCACTTGTGGACTGGAAGCATTGAACTCCACTTTCTTGTGTTTTTCTTGAATAATCAAGGGGTACATGATAAAAGGGGGAGTAATGACTGTCATTTGAATGGTGGTGAAAGACGCCCGGAACTCGTCTATGCTGTAGAACCCTCCAAACCGGGACAGCGTCAAAAAAGGCGGCGCGGGTTGGGAGCCTGCTATTTTAGCGTGAAACACCGTGTGCATCATGTCTTCAAATAACACAATTCTCTCCCACAGGTCATGGTGACGCCCCTCTCGGTGCATGTACGCCAAAGCGCACTCAACCGAGCACACATTACCATAGATGACATAGGACCTTTTTTGTTCATCATAGTGGTGTGGTAAAGGGATGGGGGTGGTTGAAAACGGGAAGGTGTCGTACCAGCAAGCAATTTCAGTGTTTGCAGACCACTCTGTTAACTTGGTTCCCTTCAGGGTCATCACATTTCCATGTAACTTCAGGGAAGTGAATGTCGTGTTTTGATCACTCACTAGAGTTGAATGCGCAGAACAACAAGACTCCTCCTCAATTTCCAACCTGTTGCTCTCATGTAAAAACAAAGACACACTTGCATCCAGTTTCTTCCGGTTGGAATACACCTCAATAGGCCCTGGGACTGGCAACACTGGCACCATCTCCTTGTTCTCTTCTGTCATTGTATTAGTTTTAAGAAATGCATTTTAAATTGTCTTCATATTTGTATAAAACATATTTGCAATGGACGACATTACAATTGTGCAGCGCCCGGGCAATGCGATTATGGGCTCCACCAAAAAACAAAGGTGTGTAAGTGGGAAACCGTTGCTCAGCACCACCCAAGGCACCCTGTTAAACGGTGAGTACTGCATCCCTAAAACAAGTCTTCCCAAGATGTGGAAAAAGGAACCCTGGTTTAAACAGTTGACAGTCACGCCTAATGTTCCCACAATTGGCAAAGTGAAAGCGGCCCCCTTTCCAGTTTTTAATGAGACCGAGGACTACTTAAAAATACCCAAGTTTTTGGGGTTAAAGTGGCTAGGCTATCCCGACAGAGATGAAAGATCCATGGGTGAACCTATTACCAACAGCTTCAAGGGGGCGCTGAGCACTAGCGCGGAACGCCCACAACAAAACGCTCATGACTTGTGTGTGAGACAACTGTGTGACACCGGCGGGTCTTTACTCATACTGCCATGCGGCTTTGGTAAAACCGTGGTCAGCTTGGCGGTGGCTGCCAGTTTGAAACGAAAAACACTAGTCATTGTGGCGGCGGTGGAGTTGTCAAGACAGTGGGTTGAACGCATTACCCAGTTCTTGGGGTGTGAAGTGGGGTATATACAAGGCGACAACTTTGATGTGGATAAAAACATTGTAGTTGCAATGCTGCAAACTCTATTGCGCCGCAAACCCGATTTGAGTATGTTTGGGACATGTATTGTGGATGAAGCCCATCACATAGCCGCCCGCTCATTCTCCCAAGTCATGCCACTAGTTACGTCCCGCTACATTTTGGCACTCTCGGCAACCCCCAACCGTAAAGACGGCCTCAAAAAATTGTTGCTCTGGACACTGGGAGATGTGGGGTTTGAGGCAAAACGGGATGCCGGTGATGGCCCCAACGCCATGCGCTGCATTGTGACCGAGGGCAATCAACGGGTACTCATGTACAAAAACGGGGAGCCCGCGAGAAGCAAGATGATTACCTGGTTGACTCAAGATAAGAAAAGGAATGCATTCATTATACACATGCTAAACATGGTGTTACACAAAAACAATGGCCGCAAGGTGTTGATGCTGACCGACAGACGAGAGCAAGCCGAGGAACTGCGGGGTTGCATTTCAGGGTTTTGGGGCTGTGGGTTGATGCTGGGGGGAATGAAACAAGTGGAAATTGCACAACAAAAAGAGTGTCAAGTACTACTGTCAACTTACCATTACTGCAGTGAAGGGTTTGATTTACCGAGACTGGACACCCTCTTTCTATTGTCACCGCGGTCCGACATTGAACAAAGTGTGGGACGGGTGCTTAGGCAGCACCCAGACAAACAAAAGCCACTGATTATTGATTTTGTGGACAAATTTTCTGTATTTGAGACTCAGAGTGAAAAAAGAGTGCACTACTATGATAAGTTAGGGTGTTGCATCAAAACATATGATCAAAATAATTTGGTAAAAAAATAAATTATGAGTGTAGTAAATAAAAAGTAAAGATGTCTTGTCCAACTGGAAGTTATTGTAACTACTGGCAGTGTCCATCAACTTGCCAAGGAACCAATTTACCTTGTTCTAATCCTGGAATGATGTATTCATGTGCGTATGATACATGCGTTGAAGATCCCAATGGTATGTATTCAAGCTGCTGTGAAGCCAACTGTGCGAAAGCCAACCCCACCCTGTGCTGTAACAGCAACACAGGCGCCTGCGGGCAGTTCCCGGGTTCCTGTCCATCAGGTTGGAACTCGGTTTCCAATTGCAGCACATGCGCTGCGCCTAGCACATTAGTTTATTGCTGTGATGATAATAATGGAGGGGTTTGCAGCACTGCTGAAAACTATTGCCCGTCACCCCTACGCCCGGTGGATACATGCAATGAATGCCGGGTGCCCAATGTATACGTCGACTGCTGTGATCCTATCAGTGGGTTGTGTTCTCAACATTTTAACACCTGCCCGGTAGGTACACACCTGGTAAATAATTGTAGCAATTGCTTTGTCCCACCTGTCATGGTTAGTTGTTGCAATCCTCTGAACGGCGTGTGCGGACGGTATGAAAATATCTGTCCTTTAGACTACAATCAAATATCAAATTGCAATGAGTGCAAAGCACCCGTTAAAGTAAGCTGTTGCAATGAAAACAACGGCATATGCGCCCAATATTGGAACAATTGCCCAGCAGGAACCACTTCAGTTGAGGATTGCGGTGAGTGTCATTACCCCATCCAAGTGAACTGCTGTAATATTTTTGATGGGACGTGTGGATCGTATACCAATAACTGCCCTCCCAATTCCGGGCCAGTGTCAAACTGCAGTGAATGCCATCTACCCAAGAAGATTAGTTGCTGTAATGAACTGAACGGGTCATGCAATCAATACATGGACACTGTTTGTCCCTCAGGAACAACTTTAGTTGAGGATTGCGGTGAATGCCACCCTCCTATCCAAGTTAATTGCTGTAATATTTTTGACGGAACATGTGGACCGTATACCAATAACTGCCCTCCGAATTCCGGGCCGGTGTCAAACTGCAGTGAATGCCATCTACCCAAGAAGATTAGTTGCTGCAATGAGCTGAACGGATCATGCAATCAATACATGGATACTGTTTGTCCAGCAGGAACAACTTCAGTTGAGGATTGCGGCGAATGTCATCCTCCTATCAAAGTGAATTGCTGTAATATTTTTGACGGAAGTTGCGGATCGTATACCAACAATTGTCCTCCCAATTCCGGGCCGGTTTCAAAATGCTCCGAATGCCATCCCCCCAAGAAGATTAGTTGTTGTAATGAGCTGAACGGCACATGCAATCAATATATGGATACTGTTTGTCCCGCCGGAACAACTTCAGTTGAGGATTGTGGAGAATGCCATCTTCCTATCAAAGTGAATTGCTGTAATATTTTTGACGGAAGTTGCGGATCGTATACCAATAACTGCCCTCCGAATTCCGGGCCGGTTGCACTTTGCACCGAATGCCATCTCCCCAAGAAGATTAGTTGCTGCAATGAGCTGAACGGCACATGCAATCAATTCATGGATACTGTTTGTCCCGCCGGAACAACTTCGGTTGATGATTGTGGAGAATGCCATCCTCCTATCAAAGTAAACTGCTGCAACATTTTTGACGGAAGTTGCGGATCGTATACCAATAACTGCCCTGAAAAGAGCGGACCGGTGGCAAAATGCACCGAATGCCATCTTCCTAAAATGGTAAGTTGTTGTGATGAGGTAAAAGGCACATGCAATCAATACATGGATTCGGTTTGTCCCGCCGGCACAACTTTAGTAGAAGATTGTGGTGAATGCCATCTTCCGTTTCAAGTTAATTGCTGCGATGTTTTTAATGGGAAATGTGGAACTTATACCAATAATTGCCCTGCAAATACCGGACCGGTGGCAAAATGTTCCGAGTGCCATCCTCCTTACGTGAGCTGTTGCAATTTCAGCACTGGAAAATGCACTAACAACACATCCACTTGTGATGCAAATTCAACTGTTGTGAAGGATTGTAATTCTTGTAAGCCTAACCCGGTATGCTGTTCAGCAGAGTATGCGTGCACTAACAACACACCTACTTGCGCTTCGGGTTCAACTGTTGTGAAGGATTGTAATTCTTGTAAAAAGCCACCACCGCCTAACCCGATATGCTGTTCAGCAGAGTATGCGTGCACTAACAACACACCTACTTGCGCTTCGGGTTCAACTGTTGTGACGGATTGTAAATATTGTGTTAAACCAAAGCCTAACCCGTTATGCTGTTCAGCAGAGTATGCGTGCACTAACAACACACCTACTTGCGCTTCGGGTTCAACTGTTGTGACGGATTGTAAATATTGTGTTAAACCAAAGCCTAACCCGTTATGCTGTTCAGCAGAGTA